ATTACAAATAAAAAAGTTAAAACAGATCCATCTTTATGATAAAAATAAGAACTTTTACTTTTATATTTTGAAACAAAAGTTCTATCATGGTTTGTAGTTAAATAATATCCAAGAAAAGGATTTTCTTTAGATAAATTTTCAAAATCTAGATCATTAATTTTGTTTAAAATATTTAAAACTTTACTATCTTCTCTATTATTTTTAAATATTGTATCTAAATCAAAAGAAATAGTATTATGATTTTCATATAAAGGACAATGATGTTTATCTAAACATTTTATAGATTCATCATAGTTCATGATTTCATCTATAATTAAATCCAATTCAATTTGTTCAAAAAAATTGTTAATAATAGTATGATGAAAAGGATAATTAAAATGAATAATTTTCATTTAGGATCTTTTTCTCCATAAAAATTTCTATCATTCCATAATTGAACATAATCATTGATTCCAACCATACCAAAATCAGAAACGTTTACACTATGCCAAGCACATTTATGTTGAGCAATTACACTGCCATTATCTAATACATATGATCTATTTTTATTATTGTGAAATGGAGTTAATTGTTGAAATGTTCCTTCGGAAACTTTATTAATTTGTAATCCGTATTTTAAATAACATAATCCAAAAACTCCAGGTCCAGTTGGAGCACACGTTCCATCACCATAAAATTTTGTTTTACAATTTTTTACAACAGTTTCTATACATTTTTCTATCACTATATTCTTTTTTTTAGTATAATATAATGCTGGTTGCAATCCAAATTTTGGGCGATTTGGTTGTGTGCTGCCATGATCGTAAAAACATATAAAATCAAATTCTGAATAATTATCTACTCTAGAAAGCATCCTGATTGTACTATCAACATACCAACCACCCTTAATATAAGTTATACAATACCTTGCTAGATCTGATTTAGATGTATATGCTTTTAAATTATCATATGCCCATAAAACTTCTCTATCAAAATAATCGGATATAAAACTCCTGATCATTTTATTGTTGTATAAAGTATATTCACATTCTGGATAATTGTATTTTACGGTTCCAGTTGAATATTCAAGAAATTTAGAAAGTTTTTGATTATCTTGAGATGATACAAAAATTTGAGTGACGCAATCCATTTTATTCTAATTCAACATTCATGGAAAAAATAATTCTAGATTTTTTAGATTGATTTGGTTCAGTATAATGCATTATATTTGAAGGGAAAATTAGCATCGTTCCTTCTGTTACTTTTTCAGAATGATTTAAAAAATTTCCTCTCAACGTATCTTGATAAGGACTAATAAATTGAGTTGATGTGTGTTCTTTTTCATCATACTCCAAGAAACAAATTACAGAAAGTCCATTCATTCCATGAATATGTGGTCCATGATACATGTTTTCTTTTTGCTCTTGAAACCAAGCATCTAATATATTTGCTTTTTTATCTGGATATTTTTCACTACCAAAAACTTCGTAAATTAAGTGAAGTTCTTCATTAAAAATTTCTGTTATTTTTTCAATAAAATTTTGATATGAATCGGAATAATTTTCTTTATTATAAGAACTTAAAACATTTCCTCTTCTCAATACTTTATCTTGATATTCATTAAGAATCTTTAATAAATTATTCTTCTTTTCTTCCCAATTTGATAACTTTGAAATAGTAAAAAATGGAATAGAAAATACTGGTTTAACAAAAATTTCATTATTTGAAAATTTTTTTGCAACTAATTCAGTATAATTTATTTTTTGTTCTATGTTTCCTAAAGGTTTTGAATAATCTTCCTCTTCTTTTTTATTAAATGTAAATCCTATCTGTTTCATAAATTTTAAAATTAATTTTTTTGTTTAAATTCTTTTTCAAGTTCTTTTGCAAGTTTCATAGCCCTTCTCCACATCATGTATTTTACAATAGGATTTGTTGGATTGTAAAACAACCACCACTTTGCTTTTTCATATTCCACTCTTGCAAGTTGAGTCACCATGTAAAATCCTTTTGCAACTGATTGATCAGTAATAATCAAATAAGCAACACAAAAGAATATAATAAAATATATGTAAGATGCACTCATTTTCTTATAGTTTTAAGATATTCTAGCACATGCTCACGAACTTCCATAAGTTCGTTGTAACATTTCTGATTATGAGCACACTGGCGAAGTTCAGAATCTGGTTTGTGAACACTTTCTACAAACAAATCCAATCCGCGATTCCATTTTTGATCCTGTGTTTCATTTTCGTACATTTGATTTAATTACCAAAGGGCAAGAAGGAACAACTTGTTTCAGTTCCAAAAGAATTTCTGTTTTTTGTTGAGGACTTAATAACTTAACGTTTACTAATCTGTTTGCGATCATAACAATTTCCGAACAAGATAGAATTGTTGTGATAAACAGAGTCGCCATAAGTTTGCCCTGCGATAAAATTATTTATTGAGAAAATCCAGAACCCTTTACCTTTTCTTTGGTTTTCTTTTTGTCTTTTACAATTACATAATTCAAAAAATCTGGAATTTGATTGTTCTGGAACCAATACTTCTGAACATCTTCCCAGTGTTCAAAAAATTGGTTTTTACCACTTTTCAGGACAACTTCATAAGTGTGTCTATCATAAAGATCATCAGATGTGCAAGTGAACATTTGAGTCATAGAAATTCATCCAAACTAGAAACCGATGCACCTTTTGCGGACTTTTCAATGTACCTTTTTGCGGAGTTATAGTTGTTGCAAGTATGCACTTGTTGCCCTTTATAAACAATAATAAACTTCTTTCCCCAAGGAAGTGCTGCCCACATTCCGTCCTTGGTTACATAACCATTTGGATCTCCTGGATTAGGATCCAAAAGAGTTTCGTTCTGAATGTTATTCATTTTTACAATATTTTAGAGCAATTGAAAATCTATGATAATTTTTAAAACTTGTTGCTTTGTGTAATATACTACCATCAAAAAGAACCATCCTATTTGGAATTGGAGGAACCCCATATATTGTTCTATTTAAATAGAATTGAGTTTCTCCCCCATCATCAAGATTCCAATTTTCATTTATATAATACAAACAAGTATATAATTGAGATACATTTTCTGGAGTATCTATATGAAATCTTGGATTTTCTCCAGGAGCAAAGCAATTAACATACATTCTTTGTAAATCAAGATTTTTTAGAACAGAAAATTGAAAACGACATTTACTATCAATTAAATTTAAAATTTTATTATTTAAATTGTTGGATGGAAATATTTGATGTGTCATTCCAGTAACATATTTTAAAATATTTTCTCCAGAAGGAATGGCACTGTAATCATCAACCTCACCGTAATTATACGATGCATTTTTACAATAATTACTTACATTTTGAAAATCATCATTATTTAAAAAATTGTCTATTACTTCAATATCAAGATTCATCAGAACTTAACATTCACACCAACCACTTTTGCCTTGGGGTTGCGGGCAATCGCAGTTTCACGGGCATCTTGGGGATTGGATGCCTGAACTTCTTCGTTAAACACTTTACCAGCAACGTAGAGTTGAACAACGTACTTCATTTAAAAGACTCCTTTGTGAATTGAATAGTTGAATGAAAATCAGCGGCGAATGGTGCTCACCGCAACATCACCTTTTACGAAAATGGTGTCAACCACATTCTGTACGGCACGTGCGGTGTTCGTAGATGCCTTATCAAAGGTGGGGCAGATCACCAGTCCATAGGATTTGGTGTATGCCTCCAGATCGCCCGCCTGGAGGGCACCAGAGCGGATTCCAGCAGCATCCTGGGGGTGTAGGCGCAGAGTACGCCCAACCGTCTGTCCGATGCCCACAACATCCATAGAGCGCATGAATACTACTGCCTCCAGAGCAGAGATGTTGATGCCTTCTGCCAGAATGCTGTGGTGCAGAACCACAAACTTCTTGTCGGCATCCTTACCCCAGCGATTGAGAGTGTCAAAGAACACCTCACGGTTTACAATCTTACCATCAATAAAAGCACCGTGCTTGGAAGTAATGTGCATCACAGAGTAACCCTGCTCTGCCAGTTGATCTGCAAAATCAGTTTCGGAAAGCAAACCAACAATATGTTTGGTTGCCTTGGCACAGATCAGAATCTTATTGACAGGATGATCTGCAATCGTTTGCAGAAGATACTCACAATCACGCTGGGCAATATCCTCACCCTTGATAGAAAGGCGCATCTCCTTCATCATCACCTTGGGAGGAATGATGTAACCACCCTGCACAAGATCAGGAGCAGGAACCTTGGCAATAATCTGCCCATAAACATCAGTATCGTTCATGCCAGGTTTGCCAACCACAGAAGAATACTTGGGAGTTGCAGTAAAGAAGTAGCAACGCTTTGCTTCGGAAGCAAAATACTCTGTGGCAGGAAAGAAATTACGCTTGACAGAGTTGTGTGCCTCGTCAAAGTAAATGGTGTCCACAGTAATACCTGCACATTGCAGTTGCTGCAGAGAGTTGTAGGTAGTAAAGATCAGTTTGTGACCTTCTACCTGCTCACACCAGGCACGAATAATGTTAGGGCGAGTGCTGCTGAAGTGATGAGTTTCACCCGTATGAACGTGCATCACATGAGCGTTAGTGATAAACTCAAGATACTCACTTGACAACTGCTCTGCCAGGAGGATGCGGGGCGAAACCACTACGATGGTTTGAGTAGTATCAGAAAGGAACTGCTCAATCGCATCAAAAATACCAACGTTGGTTTTACCACCGCCAGTAGGGAAAACACAGATGCCCTTGGCAACCTGCCGCAGAGCATCAAGAGCAATTTGTTGATGGGGGCGAAGTTGGAACAAGGTCTCCGTTGCGTATGGGACTATTATAGCAGAAAGGGGTCCTCACGGGGACCCCTTGTGCCACTAGAAAAACTGTTCCACTCCCACTGGTTCCCCAAAGGAATAATCATATGTAAGAGCATCATGGCACACATAATGTGGATGATCAATAGGCACTCCAACTCTCTCACACATTTCTTTATGATTATCTTCCATTAACTCAACTGCATACAACATGTTGTTAAGAACATGATCTTCAGAGTGATACTTAATCAATTCATTCTTAAGTGCAAGAATAAAATTGCCAGAACCAGCAGAATTGTCCAGAAACTTTGAATTTGGATTTTTTCGTTTTTCAAGATCAATCATCTGAACCATTTCTTTACATATTTCCATGGGTGTGAATACTTCTTGAGTTTCGGCAATTCTTTCATCCGAACGCTCAATATTAGATCCAGTATTCTTATTGTGCTGATTCTTCGTGCCCATTACCATATCGTTTTGTATAAATCGTGATCAATTTAGTTTTGCCAAGATGAGGAATTCCATTTGTAGTTTCCATAGAAGTATTACGGAAACTATTATCCCCATTTTGCCCAAGAGAAATGATTCGCTTCAAAATTTCTTCTTTAGTTGTATTCACATCAGGGCGAACACGGATATAGTTGTGACTTGATGATTTCTCATAATCGGTCCATACTTTACCATTCTCATTTTTTTCACCAGGAAGATACACTTTACCAGAAACACCAGCACCATCACCACCAACAAAAATATCAGCATCATATCGGTGCTCATATTTCAGAAACTCAATATGGGGATGTTCCTTATAAGTAGGATCTAGATCTCTTTGTTTTTCTCCAATTTTCCATTCTTGAATACATGCATCAATACTTGCAGCAAAATCATTATCTGCACAATCTTGGGTTGATACCAGTTCAAGATCACGATTAATTTTATTAAAATTGGCAGAACCTTGTTTCATAGATTTAGGTAGAATTAAAATAATCTGCCCATTTTTTGCCCGAACACGTTCAGCAGCATTATTCAAGAAATTAAGTGCTAATCTACCACCTTTACCAAAAGGTGGATTACCAATCACAACATTAAAATCCATATTATTGTATTCATCCTCTGTAATATATTTAACACACTCTGGAAGATGCCCGAGTCCAATACACATATCATAATCTTTATCGGTGTAAATATTTGTAAATCCAAGATTTGATAATGTGACACAAAAATGACCCCAAGCGTCCATAGGAACATAAATCATAGCATCTTTGGGAAGATTTTTCAATCGTTCGACAATTTCATAAACAAGATGCAATTTAGGAGCTCTAGTTGCTTCTGGATTTTTTTCTTTAATTTTTTTAGCATGAGATTCTGGCGTAAATCCATAAACTTTTTCTTGCTCACGAAAAGTATCACTCATGGCAATAATTTTCTCTCGTAAATAAGATACATGTTCAGAATAAGTTTTTATATAAAGAGGGGCCTCAACTACTTCAGGAGATCCACCAAGAGAATTTTTTCTACATCCAGAAGAATATAAAGAATGACGAATATAATGATCCGAAAGATCTGGATGAACTTTCAGAATTACATCATATTCACGTTTTTCTGCCCATTTAGAATAATCTGAACGATTATATCTCCCTTTATTATCAAAGGTTTCGTCATCTTTAGTTTGCCCAACAAAAGCGGAAACAGGACGACGTCCAAGTTCAATAAGTTCTTTTATTGCTGGTTGTTGGATAATATAAATTAAATTATAATCTTCTTCATCAATTGCTGCACGATAAAAAGGATCTACTTGTTCTTGAATAGCAGTCAAAAGTCCGTTGGTCATGGATGAATTGGAAGTTATGCAAGTATTATACAGCAAAAAAGGGCTCTGTGTAGAGCCCTTATACCAGTTCTTAAAGTGTCACAGTCTCATCTTCAAACCTAACAAAGGTATTCTAATCAGATTTGAGCATTATGTCAAGTCCTAGTACATATCATGCCATGTAGTTCCATCGTACATTTGATGTTGTTTAGTTGTTTTATTGAATATAAATGCACCTTCAACTGTAGCAAGACCAACTCTTTCTGCAGAAGTTATGGATGGTGGTAATATAAATCTAAATCTATCTAAAGTTGTTGTTGCAATTCCAACATTAGTCTGATAATTAACTTCTATTGTGGTATTATTACCAGCATTACTAAAATCTAAAATAGATCTTGCAATAGTAGTTCCAAGACCAACAACTGTAGTAGAATTTGGATCAAATATTTGTAAAGATTTTCCAGATTGATATTGATAATTGGAATCTGTGGGGTCATGATTAATGTTAATCGTAACATTGCGATTTAAATTAATAGAACCATCTGTTAGGTATAATGAGTTATTATTCAAAATAATTCCAGATGCACTAGTTACACCAGATCCAATAATAATACCTTTAGTTAAAATGTTATTATGGGTATATAATGAAGTAAGAGGTAAAGAAGAAGATGTTCCTATACCAACAAAATTGTCAAAAGATTCTTGTGTACCAACAAATAATTTACTATAAGAACTGTTTAATTTTATACTAGAAGCAACACTTACATCAGAAAATGTAGTAAGACCAACAGTTGAAGTAATATTTAAAGTGTAAACCGTAGTAATTCCAGTAACATTTAAATTTGTTGTTTGTATATTAGATGCATCTATTCTAATAATGTTTGCAGTTTTTGAATCAATATTACCAGTAATTACATCTGATCCACTAATTGTTGAAGCTGCTCCAGCAGATCCCTTTACAACTAATTGATATCCATTATTAATAGTTAAACCTGCACCAACTATAACATCATTAACAAAAAATGTTGAACCTGTGAATTTTATAGGATCTAATACATTTATTGAAGATACACCAACAGATTTTGCTATAGTTTTAAGATCAATAATATTTTGTGTGGAAACGTCAGTATTTGCTACTAAATTATTAGTTTCTAATCTTGTACATGATATAATTCCAACATTAAAATTATAATTTGATGGAAAATTAATTGAAGGATTGCCAGTTACGGTTAAATCTCCTTTAATTTTTAGGTTTCCACCAACAAATGAATTTCCAGTTACTGTTGAAGTACCAACAATTTCTACGGTTTCTAATGGATTTGTTATTCCAATTCCCAACTTACCATTGTAAGTTAAAGACATTAAATCATTATCTTTATATTTCCAAATATGATCACCAGTATTAATTCCAGAATTTCCAGAGTGTAATTTATTTACAATTGATCCTGGTCCTTGATTTAAAATCGTTAGATTTCTATCTTCTAATTCATTAAATTGAATATTTCCTGCTGTTGATCCAGATTTTAAAACTATTGATGGTGTATCTGAAGAACTTCTGGTTCTTACCAATAATGTAATATCACTATCATCGGAAATTAAATCTAATGCATTTTCTGGATTAGTGGTTCCTATGCCAACTTTTTTAGTAATATTATTAACAAAGAAAGTTCCTGCTGAAATATTATTAGTTACTGTTAATCCACCACCAACTACTAAATTATCATTGACCTGAACAAAATTAGAATTTGATTGTAAAATCAAATCACCAGAAACAGTATCTATTGTACTTGTGGAAGCAACGGCAATTCTTATATTATTAATATGTGCATTTTCAAAAGAATAATTTAAGGATCCAAGATAACCAGATTTATCAGAAGTTGGAACTATACCAGTTGATACGGAAGTAATTCCAGTTAATTCAGTTGTTCCATCAACTTTTAAATTATTAACAACTTTTATTATATTAGAATCAGATTTTAATTTTAAATCTCCTGATTTTGTTGCAATTGTATTATCATCATCTACTCCTGCACCTATTCTTATATTTCCAACATGAGATTCTGAAAATGCAAGACTAGAAGATCCAAGATAAGCACCTAAATCGGAATCAGGTAATAATCCTTCTGCAACTGTAGCAATTCCACTTAAATATGATTGCCCATCAACATTCAATGTTTCGGATACACTAAGTTTATCATTAACTGTTACTGTACCGCCAGTTGAATTTAGAGATAGATTTCCACTTCTTGTGTTAATTTCATTTGCAGAAACTCCAAGATTTAAATTGCCAACATGTAAAGAACTGAAAGATTTTGCGGATGATCCTAAAGTTGCTCCTCCATCAGAACCTGGTAGTAAACTAGTCCCAACTGTAGCAATTCCACTTAAATATGATTGCCCATCAACATTCAAAGATTCATTAATATCTACCTTATCATCAATTTCTACAGTACCATCAGTAGAGTTTAAGCGAAGATTTCCACTCTTGGTATCAATTTCATTTACTCCACTAACACCTATACGAATATTGTCAATATGAGCTTCAGAAAATGTATTTGATGAATTTCCAATATAAGCACCGTTAGAATCTGGAAGAATACCAACTCCAATTGTAGTAATTCCAGTTAAATAAGAATCACCATCAACGTTAAGAGACTGATTAATATCTACGTTGTCATCAATTTCTACAGTACCACCAGTAGAGTTTAAAAGAAGATTTCCAGTTCTTGTGTCGATTACATTTACATCAGTTACTCCTATGCGTATATCATCAATATGCGCTCCAGCAAAACGAAGTGATGCGGATCCAATAGTAGAAGTAGTATTTGTGCTTGGTATTAAATCAGAACCAACTCTCAAATTATTTGCAATTGTTGCAATTCCACTAATTTCTACATTTCTACCTATACTTAAATCTTGAGAAACCGTAACTTTTCTGGTTAAAGAATCTAAAGATAAATTACCAGATCTTGTACTTATAATTCCAGCAGCACTTGGTAAACCAATTTGAAGTTCATCAATGTGTGCTTCAGAAAATGCTTTTATTGTACTTCCTATTGAAACCGAATTGTTTGAACTTGGTAATAAACTATTTCCAACAGTCGCAATTCCACTCAAATAAGAATCACCATCTACATTAAGAGATTGATTAATATCTACATTATCATCAATTTCTACAGTACCACCAGTAGAATTTAAAACTAAATTACCAGATCTAGTATCAATTTGATTTACATTACCTACTCCTAAACGAATGTTATTGATGTGTGCTTCGGTAAATCTTTTATCTGAAGATCCAAGATAAGCACCATCAGAATCTGGAAGAAGACCAGTTCCAACTGTGGTAATTCCCGTTAGATATACGTTACCATCAACATTCAAAGATTCATTAATATCTACATTATCATCAATTTCTACAGTACCACCAGTAGAATCTAAAAGAAGATTTCCACTTCTTGTATCAATTTCTCCGTTTGATGATGAACCTATTCTGATATTATTAATATGTGCTTCTGTAAAACTTTTATCTGAAGATCCAAGATAAGCACCATCAGAATCTGGAAGAAGACCAGTTCCAACTGTGGCAATTCCAGATAAAATTGCAGATCCATCAATATTTAAATTTCCATCCACATCAAGATTATCTTGAACATTGACAGTTCCACCTGTTGAATCTAAAACTAAATCACCACTTCCTGTATCAATTTTATTAGTGGCCGATACACCTAAACGAATATCATCAATATAAGCTTCAGTAAATCTTCTATCTGAAGAACCAAGATAAGCACCATTGGAATCTGGAACAAGACCAGTTTCAACTGTAGCAATACCTGATAAAATTGCTGATCCAGTAACAGATAAATTATCTTGAACTAAAACAGTTTTTGAATTTGCTCCTAATTTTAAATCTCCAGAAGAAGTTGTTAAAGTATTTGTTTCTTCATTTAACTTAACATTTCCAGAATTTAAAGATGTAATTTTAGCGTTTGAAGTTACTTCAAGACTTATAGTCTTAATAGATGATGCTGTTGTTACTCCAGTTTGAGAATAAGAAGAATCTAATGTAGTTGTTGTGATAATTCCAGAATTAATTCTGGTTATTTCATTTGTAGCAGTTGGTGTTCCTGATGTTATTTTAGTAACTGTTAAATTATTAAGATATGAAGTTGAATTAACTCTTAAATTATTCGTTGTTGTAAATCCAGTAGCAAAAAAGTTGGTCGAAGTTACTAAACCTGCTGTAATTATTCCAGTTGGTAAAGAAATGTTATTAGACCATGCAAGGCCATTAGATCCATTAGCAACTAAAAATTGTCCTGCAGATCCGCTATTATTTGCAATGTAGATTCCAGAACCACCAGAAAACTTTAATGATCCTGTAGAAGAAATTTCTAAAGTTGATGATACTGTTGAAATTCCAGAAAAATTTAAATTTCTTACAGTTATTCCTTTAGTTACTAATCCATGAATATTAAAAGTTGAAATTCCAGAAATAGTAGCTCCAGAAGAAACAACTACATCTCTAATTGTTGCTATTCCTGTAGGAAGATTTATTTGAGATGGTAATCTTGCATTATTTAATGTTCCAGAAGATATGTTAGATGCATTTATTTCTGTAATTCCGCCACCAGGACCAGAAAATTGACCAGCTGTTATAATTCCAGTTGCTTTTATGGAACCAAATGAATTAATTCCAACACCACCCGAAGGAATAATTGCTGGATCTACTGTATCTGGATTTCTTCCAACTGTAAAAATGTATGGCAATGAAGCATCAGTTGTTCCTATACCAACTGATCCTTTTGAATATATACTTACATATGCTGCTGATGGATCAACATCTACCCATTGGGATGTTGGAATATTAGTTAATGTCGACCCATCCCCATAAAATTTTACAGCACTTACAATACCAGAAGAAGCAGTTAAAGTTATACTATTTCCAACACTTATTTTATTAAATGTTCCTACTCCAGTGACATTTAAATTTTTTGCTGTTGTAAGACCAGATATTGAAGCATCACCGTATAAATCTAAAGTATATCTTGGAATTGTTGTTCCAATGCCAACCAGTCCATTTGAGTTGATGAAAAAATTATCTTCATCAACTTGGACGCCATTCCTAAAACTAAATGACTTATTATAATTGGGCATCGTTTATACTTTTTTAGTTATTTATCCAATAGAGATTGTAATCTATCAACTTTATCATTAAGTTCTTTAATTGCTTCAATAAGTAAAGGAACAATTTTTTCATACTTAACAAGGAGAATATTTTCCCCATTGAATTCTCTTTCAATAACTGCTTCTGGAAGAACTTTTTGAACTTCTTGAGCAGAAACACCTACACATGTATCGGATTCATTAAATCCAAGAGAAACTGCTTTTTCATTCCAAGTATAAGTAAATCCACTTAAAGATAAAACTTTATCTAAAGCATTACTTAATTTTTCTTTATTTTCTTTTAATTTATCATCAGATGAAGATCCAAAAAATGCAACAATATCACCTTTACAACGCAATTCTGGAGATCCTCCTCCTTGGAATGTTAAAAGATCACCAGAAGTTGTTAAGTTGACTCCTGTTTGATAAGGTATAGCACCAACTGTGCTTCCTACAATGTTAGTTGCTGTGGTTGCAGTTTTAGCATTTCCATTTAATCCACCATCTGCTTTTATTGAACCAGTAAAAGTTGATGTTCCACTAACAAATAATGTAGTTTTTACTGTTAATGCTGTACCAACGTTTACAGTTTTTCCTACATAAAGATCATCTTGTATTCCAGCTCCACCAAAAACAACTAAAGATCCCGAATCAAAACTAGTTGATGGTGTTTTCTTTAATGAGGATCCAATAGTAGCATGGGTTGTTGTGCTGTTTTGACCAGTTACAGTTAAATTAGTTGTTGTTGTTGTAGCTTTACAATCTAAATTCCCTTGAATAGTTGTATCACCTTCATCAGTAGTAACTTTGAATTTTTCTTGTCCAGCACTATTTTGAATAGAAAAAGATTTATTTAAAGATTTTATTACGACATTGTTTGTAAATGTTGTTAAACCAACAACATAAACTTTATCATTACTGGCATCATTTCCTATGTTTATTTGAGTGTTTGCACTATCAAGAATTAACGGTCCACTTGAAGTTGATAAAATATTGTCATTTAAGACCAATGAATCAATATATGCAGCAGAAAATACTTTTTCAGATTCTCCAAGAGAAACTCCTTGAGTAGTTTTTGGAAGAATATTATTTCCAAGATTCACTTTATTGGTGAATGAAGATATACCAGTTACGTCAAGATTTCTTCCAATTATAAAATCAAAATTAGTTTCTACTGCATTACTTGATGCATTTATAACTAAATTTTGTCCAACTCCAGGACTAAGACTTTTTGATGAGATTGAGTTATTATCAATAAAAATTTCATCTATGTGTGCTTCAGACCAACCAAGAGCATCAGTTCCCAAAGAAGAACCTTCATCAGTTTTTGGAGATATATTTGATCCAAAATATGCAAGAGCTTCAAACGTTGAGACTCCAACAAATTTGGAACCTTGAGTTACTTCAAAACCTCTTAAAACATTAACTTTTGAATTATTTGCATCTAATTTTAAAGTACCAGATTTTGTAGAAATTAAGTTATCATCATCATTAGTAGAACCATCTGTTCCATATGCAATTTGAATGTTTCCGATATGAGCATCAGAGAATGGTAAATCCGTAGTTCCTATATAAGCACCTAAAGATTCATCAGGTACAATACTTACGTCAATTTGAACAGATTTTCTAAATCTGGAAGTTTCATCTACGTTAAGTGTTCCATTAACATCTAAATCATCGTCAACTTCTGTTGTACCAGAATCAGAATTTAAAATTAAATTTTTACTATTTTTAGTTGTTATTTGATTTTTATCATTAGTTGTTGAAATTTTAATATCACCTATCCACGCTTGACCAAATTGTTTTTCTTCATTTCCAATATAAGAAGCATAATTAGTAGCAGGAAGTAATCCAGAAGCGACTGTAGTCAATCCAGCAAGATAAGTTGTACTATCAACATTAAGTGTTTGATTAACATCAAGTTTATCATCAATTTCAACAGTTCCAAAAGCTGAATCTAAAACTAAGGCACCAGTTCTGGTATCAATTTTATTTACCGCAGAAACTGCTATTCTAATATCATCAATATGAGCCTCAGTAAAACGCTTTCCAACAGTTCCAATTCCACATGCTAATTGTGTTGTTGGGAATATTCCGTTTGTAAAAGATGTAAGTCCAGCAAGAATTGCATTACCATCAACATTTAAATTATTGTTAACATCTAAATTATCATCAACTTCTACAGTTCCATTTGCAGAATCTAAATATAAGTTACCAGTTATAGATTTTATTGTTCTATCATTTTGGTCAGTATTAGTTCCTGTAGCAATTCCAATTTCACCAATCCATGCTTCGCTAAATGGTAAAGATACAGTTCCTAAATAAGCACCTTCATCTTGGTGAGGGACTAATCCAGTTGCGACAGTGGTAAGACCAGCAAGATAAGTTCTACCATCAACATTAAGTGTTTCATTAACATCAAGTTTATCATCAATTTCAACTGTTCCGAAATTTGAATCTAGAGTAAGAGATCCAGCTCTAGTATCAATTATTGCTTGACCAGAAACACCTATTCTAATGTTATCAATCCATGCTTCACTAAATCTTCTATTTTCAAGACCAATTCCACATCCTTCTGTAATTGAAGGAACTATTCCATTAGTTACTGTTACAATTCCAGTAAATATTGAACTTTCATCAACAGTTAATTTTGCATTGACACTAACTTGGTTTGTAGAAGCATCTAATAAAAGGTCTCCACTTGCAGTATCAATTTTAGTTGTTTCTGTATAACCTATTCTTATTTCATCAATATGAGCTTCTTTAAACTTTTTAGTTAGACTTCCAAGTGCTGCATTATTAGAAGCTGTTGTTGTGCTTGGTAAAATATCAGAATCAAAAACCGCAGTATCATTAAATACAACCCCCTCAACAACTTTAAGGGTGTTATTAACGACTAAATCATCATCAATTTCAGTTTTTCCTCCAGCAGAATTTAAAATCAAGTTTCCAGATCTTGTGCTTATTTTTGCAGTTCCACCAACACCGATGTTTATTTCGGCAATATGTGCTTCTTTAAATGAGGTTGTTGCCGAACCGATATAAGAATTTTCATCACTATCTGGAAGAATTCCAGTATCAATTTGAAGATTTCCTTGTATACGAGAATTACCTTTAACTAATAAAGTTTGTCCAACTTCTAAATTGTCAGTAATTGATGTTATTCCTGAAGAAGAATTTAGAATAAGATTTCCAGTTAAACCTCTAATAGTTCTATCTTGATCTTCAGTTCCTCCAGGAACACCTTCGGTGGCAATTCCAACACCTGCAATCCAAGCAGATGCCCAAGGTTTATCTGATTGACCAATGTAAGCACTTTCTATTGTTTCTGGAATTAATCCAGAATTAAATACAACAGGACCCTCAAATATAGTATTTCCATAAACTCTAAAGTTTTGACCTACGTTTAAATTCTTAAGAATTCCAACTCCACCTCTAACAACAAGTGCTCCATTATTAATTGCGGTTGATTGCTCAAGATTATTGAATTTAACTAAACCAGAAGTTACTAATAGTGCATTAATTTTAATTTGCTCACTATTGAAAATTACATTCTCACTAAAGTTGACTGGTCCATCAAATTGTGATAGAATTTGTTTAGATTTACCACCTTCAACAACGATACGTTCTCTAACAATAATTTCATCAAATAATGCACTTAAACGTGTTGGATCTTGCCCAGTAACTGTTGCAACTGGAATATCAAAACTCTTTTCTTCTCCAGATTGTGCAGAATATTTTGTATTGCCAATAAAGAAATCACCAGCACTATTCATTCCAGTATAAAGTGCAGACCCACCGGATCTTTCTTGTGCTTGAGCAAGAAAATCTTCTCTTTCAGATAAAGTTTTGACTTGAATTTGAGGCAAACCAGTTGAATAGTTACCAGGTCCATACCCAAGATATTCAAATGTATGTCCAGATGCTCTTAAAATAGATGGTCTACGAAGTTCAATTGGAATTGGTTTTATTTTCTTAATTAATGCCCCAGTGCCGTGAGTATCTTTTGTAGTACCAAAGTATCCTCTAATAGCAGTAATTTTATTATTGCCAGATCCACTTAAAGTACTGCTGGAAATTCTCATGATTTCGCTATCAATCATAATATAACTACCGAGATCAAATCTAGTAGTAGTAGAAATTCCAGCATTTGGAATAGAAATTGCAAATGTTGCAGTTCCAGAAGATTCTGTAGCACTTATATTTTCACTAAGAATAGCATATTCTTTATCATAGAAGTGATGACCTCTAGATCCTATATTTTCATTTGCTGCATTTGAAATAATATCATTTGAGTTTATACCATATTTTAATATTCTAACTGCATTATTAAAACTAGTGTTTGTTAGTGCAGTAAATGTATTAACTCCAACGACTTCTCTAACAATATAATCTCCAAGATTATTAGATGCTGAAAAACTATCAGCAACAACTTTAAACTTGTTACCAACAACTAATCCATGCCCAAGACCAAATGTAAATGTAGTAATTCCAGTTACTGAAGAATATTGTGTTGTAGAAGTTACAGTTGATGGACCAACTTGTATTGCAAATTGACCAGGTACAATTTTTGGATCACCTGCTGTTTTAGCTACTGCAATTTCAGTTGTAGATAATACACTTTGAATTCTTAATAAGTTATCTGATGCAGTTCCAATTCCAGTAAACTGAATAACATTATTAACTGGAGTTGTTATTGACGCAGATGATAAAGTTATTGTAGATGGACTAAATCCTTCTACTCTTAAAGTTTGACCAGAAATATATCCACAACCATTATCAGTAATTTGCAAACTTGTTATTGTTCCACCGGAAACAACTACAGTTGCAGTTGCACCATTCCAAGTGGTATCTGTATTTGTAAGTCTGACATTATAATATGTTCCATTTGTGAAACCAGAACCAGAACTTAAAGCAGAATACCCAACAATTCCACCAAGTCCATGCTCTCTATTAAAAGTTATATTAGAAATTCCACTAACAGGATCAGTTGCAGAAGAAACAACCATTCCTTCTCCAAAAGTTTTAATTAAAGTATCTAATGATTCTCGGGTAATACTCTTTTTAAGATCATTAGTTACAACATCGCCTAATGGAGATGATTTTGCAAAAGAGAATGCTGCTTTTGGATTGTCATCTACATTATCTCTATCTTGTTGAGGATATAAATCAACTACACTTTGACTATACTTATATTCAGTAAAATGATTTGGTACAGGAAGATCACCTTTTAAAACATAAGCATGATAGATACCATCCTGTGCATTAAAGATGTAGGGACTAATTGTTTCTACTCTATAGACATAAAGATTAGATTGTAAATCATTTCTTTCAATTCTTGGCCAATCTCTAGTTTTTTCTGTTGGTGCAGTAAATGTTCCAACATTATGCTCTATACCAAAAATATCAGTTGTTGAATATGTGAAGTTTTTATGATCAACTATTGATGCTACTCTAAAATCTCCATTATATCCTTTGTTATCTAATCCAGTTGTATTTGTGCTTGACTTTACATTTTTGATGAATATTCTGTCACCAGCATTTAATTTGTGTGGTTTTTCTGTTCTTACAGAAACAACATCACCAGATTCTGAACATACACTAATAAATCTGTAATTTCTCTTATAATCAAAATTGTTTAATCCAATATTAGATAAAGTAAATTCTGATGTTTCAAGAGCACCAGTTTTATTTGATTCTTGAATTACAAATCCTTCGGAAGGAGCTTTTGCATTTGGTGCTTCTTTTGGAATAACTATTCTAAGTTTATAAAGACGTTCATCAAGGCTTCTACTATCTGGTATTCTAGAAACATATGTTGCTTCTGTTCTCGGTTCATTATCAAATCCAGCAGTTCCTAAACTTACAATATTTGGATAAATTGTATTTGCTGGATCTAAATGAACAAACCAGTTTGAATTATTTGGATCATATTGAAGTGGTGACCCAACATCACCACTTTCTTTATCAATTACTCTACTTATAACTTTAAGATTTGCGCCACCACTAACATTAATTGCAACACCATTGATAGCATTTGTAAGTGAAGTTGCTACTTTTAATTCTGTTGTTTGGAATCCAGATCCTCTTATGGCATAATAAACTGTTCCTTGTTGAATATTATCTGGAAGTTCTCCAGTATCACTAACAAAAACAATTTTTTCACCAGTTTGTAATTTATGTATAGATGATGTTAATAAAGTATCATATTTTGGAGCAACCGCATAAGTTCCTATTGTGTATTCTTTTTGATAACTACTTGATCCATCAATCCATAATGAAGATGGACTGATTGCATTATCAGACATCAAAATTTTTCCACTCGTAACAGTTTGTTCTACGCCTGGAAGAGTCAGATAAAGTTTTTCGTCTTTTCTAGCACCAATTTTAGCACCAGAAACTACAGAAGGTGGTGGGTTGTCTAACGTTTTAAATCCAAAAAGATACAGATGACTTGAAATTCCAACAGAAGTAGTCAATCCAATATCAATTGTCATCCAATCAGTTGTTTGCTCAAATGCAGTAACTGCTTTTGGTGTTATAATTGAAGTAATATAACCGTAATTATCTTTTGTAAATGCCTCCTTTTTAAATCCATCTGCTAATAATGAAAATTGACCAAAGTTTGAGTTTGAGTTAGTGATAGATTGGTCACCACCAGAAAATGCTACGAAATGAGCATTAAATCCGATTGCGAAAACAGAAACAACCTGAATAATTGCATCATTTGAACATTTAATGTGAGAGGTTTCCCATCCTTGACGATAAACTGCATCTGCATCAAGGTGATAAACTGTAGCACTATTAGTTGAAGCAGATTCTGAAGATAATTTACTACCAATTGATCTTGTAATTGGTATTCCTAGATAAGTTTTACTGAATGGATCATATTTTACAAATGCACGGTCATCTTTTTGAAGTGAAATTGCAGTAAACTGTGCAACAACCATAGAACGGAAACCAGATGCCTTGCTTCCATCTGTGTGCATTCCGTTCAATCCCCAGACAGAACGTAATGAACAGTTAAAGATGTATGGTGAAGCACCTCTAACAGTATCAGTATCAATAACAACGTTTGCCGATCCACCAGGATCTGCAGGAAGATCATTTCTAACAGACTGTAGTAAATAAGTAAATGTTGTTGGTGTAGGGACTGATTGTACTACTGTCGAAATATTATAATCAAATACATTAACTCCTCTTATTTTAATTGGCGTATCTACAGTAAGACCATGTGGAGTTGATGTGGTAACATTTACTATTGCGTTTGGAGTTGCTCTATCTCCAGAATAAATGTCTGTGATTAAAACAGGGTCTGTTCCAAAAGCACCAACAATTTCCCATTCACTTCTTTGCTTGGAAAATCCTTCTGGTAATAGTGGGAATTTTTGTCCAGATGGAACTTCTCTTCCAGATCCTTCGTTAAATGCATTTGATAACTTGGCATAATACATATCCAAGTCAGTTATATCATATCCAGAAGGAATATTTACACCATCAACATATTCAAAACAAGTTAATTTGTGGTGAGAAAATGTTGGGATTGCCTGATTTCCAGAATTAGCACTGAATACCTGATGATCTGTATAAACTGTCTCTGCAGGATTGGCATCAAAGAAAGTAAAATTCCAGAAGAAACAATTACCAGTTACTCTAAAAATAGCAGAATTTGGTACATCAACATCTGTTGGATTTGGAATATATTTTGGTCTTATTTTTGTTTTTCTTAAATCTAAACCAATGATTGAAGTTCCTCTTGGAAGAATAACTCCGCCATTAACACTATTAAATTTATAAAGAACGTTATCTTCTTGAGTTAAATCAAAATTAGTTTGTAAATCTAATTTAAAAGTTTCTGAAGCTGGTGTTCTAGTGACTCCAGAAGGAGAAATTGATTCGGCAAGAGCTACTCCTGCCTCTCTAATTCCAAATCCAGGTCTATTATCTATTAAATGTTCTCCTGGAAAAACAAGAATTGTTGTTCTATCATTTCTATCGTTATTTTCGCCAGGTATAAATGAGAATCTAGCTGATTCTAAAAGTGCCCTTTGAATTGTTTTGAATGGTTTTGCTAAAGAATTACCCTGATTGGTAATGCTATCTGTTGCATCTAAATCGTTTGAATTGACATATAGAATTCTACCTTCATAATTCTTGATAAAATTCTCTAGCTTATTAAGAGGCATCGGAGTATATGAACCAATATATTTCTATGTTTTATTTAGTTCAGTAAATCCTCTTCATCAAAAACATAATAGTCTTCATCTGGCATATCTTCAGGATTCTCTAACTCAATTGGAAACAAACAAGGATGTACTTGTTCATCTATCAAATAAAATGAACTTTTGTATAAATCTTCTGGTTCAAATGACCTTTGTTTATCTGCTTCTCTACAAAGATCTTGATCGTATAAATGCCCGTCTGGTAGTTCATCAAAAGTAAATGGAACATGATTGATGAAATACATTTTCACAATCATACTGCCATTATTATACCAACAGTATGCGTGATCAATACGATAAGACATAGGATTTACTCCCATATCTTATATTTATTTTATGCCCCCAGTCAGATTTGAACTGACAAGCCTCGTAGGCGGTTGATTTTGAGTCAACTGTGTTTACCGTTTCACCACAGGGGCAAGGTGCTGGTTGCGAGGATCGAACTCGCCTGTATCCGATTATGAGTCGGGTGCTTTCACCAGATAGCTAAACCAGCATAAAAACCAAATCTCATGATTTGGTTATTTTTATCATGAACCTTCTTCATGATCAGTATGTATCCTGGTCAAATCATCTTCTTTTGGTTCGTTATAATCATAAATTTTGTAAGGCATCAATAGAAAATTACTTTTTTCACCCTCTACAAGAAACTGGTGTCCTTGTTCAACTTGAGAAAAAATGTTGTCAAAATCTTTTTGAAGTTCTTCTACTGTGATAGTTTTCATATCTTAAAATGGGTTAGAATATACAAGAGTGTCTTCGTTTAATTGAGAGCGTACCACATCCAATACATTCATGAATTGTTCTACTGTTTCACACTCTACAATTTTTTCACCACCTTCGCTAGAATATAAGTAAAATTTACGAGCAAGAGTATCAACAACACATCGTGTGAGATACTCTTCAGTGTCGGAAGGCATGTGGGAATTTTATTTGATTACCCCCATATTATACGCCCTTGATAATCGGATGTCAAGAGGTGTGTACCAGTTCATCAACTGGTAAACAGAGTATATCTAGACTTTGATGCATTGAAATTTTTAGTAATATCAGATTCACTTAATGCTTTAGCGTATAATCTTATTACTGATATTTTTCCAGGGAAATATTGATTGATGTATGCATTATTGCAAAAACCAACTCTCATAACACTTCCAGTTTTAGGTGTAGTAATGTATAATGATGTTGTTCCGATACCAACTGTATTAGTAGAAGATTCAAGAACACCATTTATGTACAACTTAGACCCCTTATTTTGCTCTCTAACTCCAACAACATGATACCAATAATCAACTTGAATTTCTGAGGTACTGTCTAAACTTCCTGATCCTCTTGATCCAAAATTAATCACAGCTTTATCTGCTTCTGGTTCATAAACTTGCAGTCCAATTCCTGCAGTTGATGCTACTCCAACAATACTTGCGCCTCCAGTAATAATATCAGAAGATAGGTAAGAAGTATTAGTTATCTTTATCCATGCTTCCATACTAAATGAAGCATCTCCAAACAAATCAGAAGTCCCACATTCATCAATTCCTTCTCCACTATTTAAAACGTAAGATTTGGGTAAATCAAAATATTTTCCAGTAATTCCATATTGATTAAACCAAATTGAAGGACCATCTAACGAATCATAAGTTGGTCCTTGATCACCAACAGACACTAAAGATCCATCACTACCTAAATTGTCTATTTTTGTGACTAAAGTTACTCCAGTTTGACTATTAGTTTTTGTTTTAATACTATATCCTCTACCAGCATCAAAATAAACTAACAACTTATCTAATGCAATTTCTTCTTGTATATTGGTAAGATTACTAATTGTTGTTTTTAATGCATTTGCTGCAAATTCACTGAAAGTAAAGTTAGATAATGACCATAAAGAAAATTCTGCAGAAGATTTAGAAGTCTTAATTGTATTAACTGATGCTATATTAGAATCTCTTTCTTTTCTTAAATTGTCTATTTCTGTGGCAATATCAGAAATGGAATTTGCAATTGCCACACATGGTGAAGATATATCCGTTATTGATATAAAATGTCCTATTTCCTGTCCTCCATTTTCTTCTCCAGCATTAGAATATGCTACATCTGCAAATCCCTTTCCATAAGTATCATAATCTAATTGTTCTTCCGAAAGTTGATAAACATTTTCTTCTTCAAGATACTCCATATTTTTGTATCTTTTAGCAAAAATTGTATCTGAATAAACTGTAGATCCTATACCACAAGAAACACAATTAATTAATAATGTGTTTGAATTTTCAACAAACGGTTTAAGATCACAGTTTGAAGAAACTGCAGTATTAAAAAGTTCTACTATTTGTAATTTTTTAATGTTTATTTGATTATTTAAAAATTCTATTTTTTTATCGTAAGGAACGCAAAGAGTAGCATAGTTATTAATTTGCTCTGCTTTTTTATTAAAAGCTTGTAATTGTTTTTGTTCTGCGGTTAGTGATGAAACTTCTTCATAAGTACGGATTTTAGACCAAGTTCCATCGGGGTTTTGGGTTATTGTATCCTCATAGTATGTGCCAATCTTTGCCGATACATCTATCAATTCAGTTGGAGTTAATTCACTCAATTTTTTATTGAGCTCATCAACAACCATAGTAAGATTAAAATCTGTTTCGGGCATCTTATAATAAGTCTAATCTATATTATATGTATTTAATTTAAATATAAACATCTTGATATCTTATTGCATAAAAATTAGAATTTCCTGCAGAAACTTGCTTGGCATTAGTAATTGAAGTTATTTGTGTTGGTAAATAAATTTTTTGATTAGCACTATTACCAAGACCTAATATATTATCATTATTATTACCCCAAACCCATACGGTTCCATCAGTTTTTATTGCTATTGTATTGTATAATCCACAATGAACTTGCCTCCAATTTATATCAGTTTCAATTTGAACTAATGTTGAAGAATCACTTATTTCGCTACCAACACCTAATTGACCATAAAAATTTGAACCACATGCCCACATAGTTCCATCTGTTTTGATTGCTACAGTATGCTCTGCTCCACAAGAAACTTGTCTCCAAATATCAGATCCAACTTGAGAAAAATTAGTGTTTGCTGAATTTGTTGTTGTACCATTTCCCAATTGACCGTTATTATTTTTTCCACAAGTGTATAAATTTCCACTTGTGGAAATAGCAGCAACATGAGATTCTCCCGCAGAAACTTGTTTCCACGTTCCTGAAATTGCTGTGGGAGTTGATTTTGAATCCGTATTTCCAATTCCAAGTTGCCCTTTATCATTTATTCCCCAAGAAAGTAATATATTATTAAATGTTAATCCAAATGTAAATGATTTTCCGCAAGAAATATATATCCAATTTTTAGATTGTGTAACTTCTCTCATTGGCGTAAGATAAGAATCTCCTGCTCCATCTCCAAGTTCTCCATTATTTCCAGTTCCCCATAAGTACATATGTCCTTCAGTGGTAATTGCTCCCATATGAGTATGACCACAACTAATATCTTTCCAAGTATATTGTGAAAATATTTGTATCGGATTGCTTTGATAAGATCCTGTAGATCCATTTCCTAATTTTCCATTTTGTTCATTTCCACAAGTCCATAATGAACCATTAGATAAAAGAATAGACATAAAATCAAATCCAGCAGATACTTTTTTTACGTCAAAATTATTTTTATATAATTTTGTAGGGGAAGATCTATTATTAGTATCATCAAGTGCTAATTGACCATAAGTGTTATATCCCCAAGAAAACATATCTCCTAGACTAAAAAAATCAATTGGAACAAAAACTTCGTCAAAAAAATAATAAAGAGTAGAATTAGGTAATTTAAATCTATAATTTACTGGCATTTTTAAATATAGTTATATGTTCTAATTGCACCATATGCAAAAGGATGTGCTGAAATTTGTTTCCAATTATATGAACTAGATTGTATAACTGGTGCTGAAATACCATTCAATGATGACGTACTAACTTGTTTATCGTTATTATTACCCCAAGCCCAAAGAGATCCATCAACCATTATTCCAACTGTAAAATCGTAACCACAAGAAATATATTTCCAATATCCTCCATTATTTACCAATGTAAAACTAGACTGACTGTCATAATTATTTGTACCTAAAGCACCGTATCCATTATAACCTCTAGAATATAATTTTCCGTCTTGTGATATTGCTGCAACATGTCTAACTCCAACAGAAACAAACTTCCATTTAATGCTGGATACAAATTTTGTTGGTTCATAATAGCTAGAAGTAGAAGATCCCATTACGTATCCATCATTATCTCCCCAAAACCATAAACTTCCATCTGTTTTCAAACCATAAGCAGAAATACTATTAATATCTATCATTTTCCAATCAGTATCAGTTCCTACTTGAGTTGGAATTTTTCTTTGTGCTGATGTAGAATTTGAATTCATACCTAAAAGATAATTATAATTTGTTCCCCAAGACCATAATGTCCCATCATTTTTGATTGCAAGACTAACTAGATTACTAGCAGAAACAGATTTCCAATCATATGAAGAAGTTATTTGAATTGGCGCATTTTTATTAGTTGTATTATTTTGCCCCAATTGATATTCAGAATTTCTTCCCCAACCCCATAAAGATCCATCATTTTTTATTGCTAGAGTATGCTCCGAACCACATGATACACATTTCCAATTACTAAAAGTTCCATTAGTATTCCCAACTATAGATGCTATATTATCATTTGTTAAACCATAAATTGAAGTATTGTTTCCTACGCCTAATTGACCACGATTATTATCTCCCCATGCCCATAAAGTTCCATCTGATTTTAATGCCATAGAATGAAATACCGAAGAACTACCACCAGGTCCTCCAATAAGTTTTGAATTAGAAATTTGTTTCCATTCTATTGATGGCAATTCTATCTGAGTTAAAGAAGGTCTAACATAACTACTACTCGCATATTTTCTAGCTCCTTGCCAAAATAAACCAGATTCTACTAAATATGGTGATAAATGAGGATAAACCGATAGAATATAATCTTTTGTAATAAATTTGTCGCCAAGGTCTATACCATCACTAGATTTAAAATTAGTAATAAATCTAATTGGCGTTTCCATTTCTTAAATTTAAACAGATACTTTTGCCGTATTAATAATATTTTTAGGATCAAAAAAATCAATTGATTCAATATCAAATATAGAAGAGCAAGAATCAATTTGTTTTATTATAGAGTGTTCCCAATCAAAATCAATTTGAACTTTTTCATCTATTTTTGAAATAATATTTTTAATATCTTGTGATGTTATTTCTACCCAATTAGATCCAAATTTAAAATTATATGGTCCTTCACCAGATGTTAACTTTGTTACTAAAGAAATTCTAGTTTCCCTATCTGTTGATACATTTAAATTAATTTCATTTATTGTTATTTCTATTTTACCAAGATTTTCTCTTTTCCATCTCTCAGAAGATATTATATTCTTATAATAATTTTTAACTACTTCAAAATCTTTATTTCTTTTTTCATATTCAAATATAACTTTATCATCTACTATTATATAATTTGATAAAAATATTTCTTCGGCATTATTATTAAAAGAAGGAATTTGTTTTTCTGCTTTCAATAACTTAATATCTTGTGTAATTAATATTGGGACATTTAAATAATCTGATGGTGCAATTCTATAATCTAATTCTAAATCTTCTTCTAATGCAGAATTAATTAATCTATAATTAAATTCTATTGGTCCTAAAATTAATTGATTTCCGTTTACAAGAGCGAACATATCTACAAAAACAAAGATTTTAAGAAATATACAGTAATGGATTAGATCCAGAAGTAACTGCTGAAGAATGATAAAATCCAGAAGAAACTTGTTTCCAGTTATTTTTAAAATTATTTATGCTTGATGGTAAAATGATTGGTTGTGTGCCATCATGAGGAGTTATTGCCGATTGATAATATTCTCTATCTCCCCAAAACCACAGTGTTCCATCTAATTTTAATCCCATCGTGTGTAATCCACCACAACCAATTTGTTTCCATTCATACAGATTAGAACCGTATACTTCTGTAGGAGAATTTCTATAAATTGGAGTCGTTTCATTTGTTCCTAATTGCCCTTTATCATTTCTGCCCCACATCCATAACGATCCATTATTTTTTATTGCTCCACTATGATATGCACCACAATCTACATATTTCCAATTATACTCTAATCCAATTCTAGATGGGGTTGAAATAATATCACTAACATCTGAACCAAGACCTAATAATCCATTATTAGGAAAAACGTCTGGATCATTATTTAATCCCCAAGACCACAAGGATCCATCATTTTTTATTGCTACTGTATGGTATGATCCACAACTTACTTTTTTCCAATCTGTATCAGATCCTATTTGAGTGGGAGATAATCTATTATTTGTATCCCCAAGTCCCAATTGTCCTTTATTATTTTTTCCCCAAGACCACAAAGTACCATCATCTTTAATTGCAACTGTATGAAATCCTCCACAATAAACAAATCTCCAATTTTTATTACTTCCAACTAATTGAGGTTCTGTTCTATAATTAGTATCATTTAATGCTAATTGACCATCATCATTTAATCCCCAAGTATATAATTCACCTAAAGAATTTATGGATGCGCTGTGTAAAATACCACAAGAAATAATTTTCCAATTTTTTTGATTACCAATTTGAATTGGATATCCTCTTGAGTCAGTATCATTTAATCCTAATTGTCCGTTTGAATTATATCCCCAAGACCATAATGTAGAATCAGATTTTAGTGCTATACTGTGAAATCCTCCACAACTAACTTGCTTCCAATTATTTCCACCATATAAAGTTTCTATGGGAGTTAATCTACCTAAAGTAGTATCATTAACACCTAATTGGTAATATTGATTATCTCCCCAGGAAAATAATTTATCTCCCACATATTGATCAATTAACCAATATTCACTAATAAAATATTTTTCTAAATCACCCTCTCTAGACAAAAATTCATTTGGCATATTATAAGGACTCTAAATTTACAATTCTTTTCTCATGATCTTTTATTGATTCAATTAAAATAGGAATTAAAGCATCATAATTTACAGTTTTAAATCCATTTATATCTGTTTCAATTACTTCAGGTATGACTTTTTCTACTTCTTGAGCAATCAATCCAATTGACGGTTTATTTGTATCTTTCCAATCAAATCTTACACCGATTAGTTGTTGTGTTATTCCTATTGGATCTTTTATTTCTTGTATGTTTATTTTCTTTGTTATATCGGATAAAGAAGCAAATGCTGTTGAAGATAATGTTCCTGTGCTTTGATTAAATGTTAGTTTGGATGATGATACATAAGTTTCAGTAGTAAATCCTGTTGTTACTGTAACTAAACCAACATATCTTGTTACAGAAGAACTGGAATTATCATTTACAACTATTGTTCCAGGGTTAGATATTAGTTCACCAATTACCGTAGATATTGCCCAAGTATCATCATTATCAACATCAAGTTGCAAAAATCTTAAATAAACTCCAGAAAAATTCTTTATTTCGTTTGGAACACCAACAGACACTTTAGTCCAAACATTAGAACTAGAAATATAAGTAGTATTTGTAGTATTAGTTCCCGATGACCTATCTATAGTATGAAAAGTTGTCCATGTAGTTTTGTCAAAAGAATATTGTAATACTAAATTTTCTCCACCATCTGGTGATTCTCCCCATCCATTACCACCTTTATTTACATTAAAAATTAATTTGTTTATATTTGAAAAATATATTTTAGAATTTATTTCACATGTTCTCCTATCATCAATATCTAAATCATAGTTATCAAATACGCATATTGAAGAAGATACTGGCACATCACTAGATGATGCCATAGATTTATTAAATAAATCATTATAAGAACTTATAGTGTATACTCTCGTTCCTTTGTGTGAAGTAGATGCTTGATTAGAAGAAAAGTCAAAAATTGCATATGATGTGTTATTATTTGAATTAAATGATTTAACAATTATGGAAGTGGTTGCCCAATTATCTCCTACTGTTGTATTACCTTGATATAATCTTAAATAAACTCCATCATATGTTTTTGCTTCTTCTGGAAGTTTAACAACATTTTGAATCCATGTAGAATAATCATTTGCTCCAGGATCCATGGTATGAATACCAACCCAAGATGTTCCATCTTTAGAATATTGTAAAGATAATGCTTCAACAAGAAGATCTGGTTCCTCTCCCCAATTACCACCTTCCGAAGTATAAAATTCTATAGTATCAACAGTAGCAAGATAAACTTTTTTAATAGTTGCAATAGATCTATCCCCACCACCAGAATTTGCATCTGGACCAAAAATAGCTATTGGAGTTTTTCCAGTTACGATTGGTTCTCTAACGGGAATATTAGGATTAAAATCATCTCTTTTGGTTAAAAGTACTTTATCTAAAACAACCGAAAATTCATTAGATGTATCTAATAAAACTACACTTGAACCAGAAGATCCCCCACCACCTCCAGATGAACCACCAGTTGCGATTAAAAGTGGTGAAATTGCCCATCCATCACTATCTCCCCCACTATTTGTAGATTGTATAAATCTTATAAAAACTCCTCCATAAGATTTAGCATCTTCTGGAACAGTTACAGTTCTTAAAATCCAATTATTAGAACCAGCTATATCATCTGGATCAATATTTTGTCCAGTAAATGTAGTCCAAGAAGTTCCATTTTTAGAATATTGTAATTCTAATGCTTCTCCAACTTCTGGTGCGTCTCCCCATCCAGGGTCATTTGGATCTGGAGGATCTCCTGCTTTGTTTAAATAAAAATATAGAGTTGATACTGTAGTTAACCAAATTCTTCTGGATGTTTGAATGTATCTAGTTCCATTACCACCACCACTAAAAACACATATAGGAGATCCGGCAGGTAAATTATCTGTTGTTGCCATTTTGGAAAGATTGATAGTACCCGCATAACCTCCAATTGTAGTTAAAATTGTATTAACAGCATTTAAATCACCACCACTTTCAAAACTCATTACGGTGTACGGTGTAGTAGAAGTTCTTCCCGAAACTCCTTGAGATCCTTGAGATCCTTGTACTGAATTTCCAGAGGCTCCAGTGTTTCCTTGAAGACCTTGTAATCCTTGAACTCCTTGCATTCCTTGATTGCCCTGAGTTCCTTGAAGACCTTGAAAACCACTACCTTGTACTCCTTGTCTTCCTTGAGTACCTTGTGCTCCTTGTGTTCCTTGAGATCCTTGAATTGATGCACCAGTAAATCCAGTGGCACCTTGATTGCCTTGCAATCCTTGAAATCCAGCTCCTTGCAATCCCTGCAAACCCTGAACGCCTTGCCTACCTTGAGTGCCTTGCACTCCCTGCGTTCCTTGCCATCCATTTCCTTGAACACCTTGAAGTCCTTGCCCACCACCACCTTGAACTCCTTGCAATCCTTGAACTCCTTGAGTTCCTTGCAATCCTTGAACTCCTTGAGTTCCTTGAGTTCCTTGAAAATTTCCTGGAGGTCCTTGAAGACCTTGAAGACCTTGGAGACCTTGAGTTCCTTGAGTTCCTTGGAAATTACTTAAAGAACTTTGAACTCCCTGAAGTCCTTGTGTTCCTTGAATACCTTGATCACCTTGAAGTCCTTGAACCCCTTGAACTCCTTGATCACCTTGTAAACCTTGAATACCTTGATCACCCTGAAGTCCTTGAACCCCTTGAACTCCTTGATCACCTTGTAAACCTTGAATACCTTGGTCACCTTGAAGTCCTTGAACTCCTTGCATTCCTTGAACGCCTTGCCTACCTTGAGTACCTTGCACTCCTTGTCTTCCTTGAGTGCCTTGTGCCCCCTGCGCTCCTTGAGTTCCTTGGAAATTGCTTAAAGAACTTTGAATTCCCTGCAAACCTTGAGTTCCTTGAACTCCTTGGGATCCTTGGGATCCTTGTCTTCCTTGAAGACCTTGAGTTCCTTGCCTACCTTGAGTACCTTGAGACCCTTGATTTCCTTGAGTTCCTTGAGTTCCTTGAAAATTTCCTGGAGGTCCTTGAAGACCTTGAAGACCTTGAGTTCCTTGAACTCCTTGGGATCCTTGTCTTCCTTGAAGACCTTGAGTACCTTGAAAATTACTTAATGATCCTTGTAATCCTTGAGTTCCTTGTATTCCTGCACCAGCTTGATCTGTTGATTTAACCCAATATCTTTTTCCCTCATGCCCTTCAACAGAAATCAAAACATATTGATCTCCAGAAGGAACAGGATTAACTCCTATGGAAGAAACGCCAACTTTAGGATCTCCTAAATCTGGTTCTGCTTGCTCTAAACCTAAAAATTCATACCTATCAGAGGTAATGCCTAATCTTCCAAATTTTCTAACTCTATTTGAATTATATTTCATGATTTATATTATTGCTTTGCCGTTTCTAAAACACTGAGAATAAGATTTAATACTCCGTTTTCATTTGCTTTTATTTTAATAACATCATTCGTTTCAAGTGCCATTCTCCCATCAGAAACTAAATTAACTCCATCATTTGGTGGTACATAAACAGCATTTGCAAAAACATAGTCTGTTTGAACTTCACTAATTCTGGAATGAGTTGCCGTAACTGTATATGTGCTTTTTGCGGCACCTTCAGATACATTTGCTACTTGTGATAAAATTACAATAGATGATACTCCAATTGGGCAAGTATATATCCCAACATTATTAGTTGTAATACCAACTCTAATTGTTCGGAATTTATTAAGTGCAATTGCTGCCATATTTTTAACTTAGTGCAATAATTAGAGGGGTTACTGTATTTAACAAACTTTGACTGAACGCTCTTCCGGAAATTGTTCCAGTTAACTGATTAATAACAACTCCATCACCAATTTGGAAGTTTCCTGCTTGGTTTGTACTTGTATAAACAACTTGTCCACCATTTCGTTTATCAACTTCATTTGCTTGAATTGTTATTCCACCCAAGGCAGGTTTTGCCGTATTAATATTTGTTCCAGATCCAACCCATTCCAATGAAATTGAAGTAGCAATTTGTAAACTTAATCTTGAAAAATAAACTGTTGTTCCAGCACCTATAGTATTATTTAGATTTTGAGTCAAAACAACTGTAGAAATTCCACTTACTGGTAAAGTTGCAGTAGTAATGGTATAATATAATGGATATAAAACTGCTTCTGCAGTTGCATTTGTTCCACTACCAAAAGTATCAGTAATTGTAATTGACGGTGGAGTTAAATATTGACTTCCATTGGCAATTACATCAATTGAAGTTATGGCACCACTTTGATCAACATTTGCAGAACCTTCTGCACGAATTCCACTTGGTCCTTCTGGGAATTCAATAGTAATTGTTGGTGGATTTGCTGGATTATAACCACTTCCACCATTTGTAACATTTATAGAATTAACTTGATAATACAATTCCCCAAAATAAATTGCCTGCCCATCATAAGGTCTTTGTGTTCCTAATCCAGAAATAGTTACTGTATCAGTTTCAATTTCTGCAGTTCCAACAGTTTCTCCAGTATATCTGTAGATTGATTTTGAAGTATAATCTCCCACACCATCAGAAACTAGACCATAGTTACCAAATGAGCAGTTGGAGTTTGTAATATCACACTGACCACCAGATTTTGTAAATATTCCAATATCATCACAAATTGTAAAGATGGAAACCAATTGAGTATAAGCTCCATTTGTAATTGAAACACCAATACCACCTTGATTATATTGAGTATATGAGTCAACGCTCATGGTTCCAGTTACACCAATATCATCTTTATCACCTGGTTCTGCAGAAAATCCATCAACTTTCATTCCTATACTATCTGCAATAAAATTAGTACAGTTTCTTACATAAGGTCCTTGAGTAATTGGACCAACACCTTTAGAGTATGGTGGAATAACAATACCACCAGAAACATAAGTATGAGCAATACCTGTTGATCCTACATTTACAGTAAATGTATTTTTTTCATTTGATGTTGAAAGAACTTCAAAATTATATCCTTTATTTCCAGTTGGGAATATAGTTGTAGTTGCTGCTCCACTTGAACATGCAAATTCAAAATCACGTAATGTTACAATATCACCAGTTTTTACAGAAATTCCAGGAGCAGTTATTGTAACTATTCCAGTTGTATTGTCATATTTTGCTTCAGAAGCACTTATAGAACGATTAACTACATATCCACCAGAAACATAGGTATGCGGAATTGTTGAAACTCCAGTATAAACATCAAATGATTGATCAGAATTAATTTTACTAACATAAAATTCATATCCATAATATCCAGATGGGAATAATTGAGTTGATACTGGACCTCCAGATGAGCAAGAGAATTTAAGATTTCTAATTTCAATAAAATCTCCAACTTTTACAGGTAAACCAGGTGCTTTAATTGTAGTTTTTCCAGATGTTTCTTCATATAAAGCACTTGTAACACCAACCAGAGTCTCAAATCCTTTACCACGATTTCCAGGATATGAAGTATTAAATCCAACTGTTGAGAATGCTGTTGATCCTAATCCAACAATTGAAGTCACAATTCCAACACAAACCTTCATAGCAGAAGTAACATCAGCACAAGAACTAATTACGTTGTTAAATCCTGTTTCTGGATCAACTTGCATAGCAAGATCTTTAATTTGTGTAAATTGATTTTGGAAATTGGTGTATTTTTGAATAGTTCCTCCAGAAACATAGGTATGAGGAAGAACTGTTTTACCACCAACAAACTCAAATGTATTTGGTCCGACCACAGATTTAACTGGGAAAATATAATTAAACGTTCCATCTGGGAATGTTGTAGTGGTATAATTTGAAGTTAATGTTCCACCCGTAACGTAAACGTGATCCAAAGTAGACGTTCCAACATTAATTTTAACTTTATCAGAAACATATAATGCGGGATATGCACTCATGTTTCCGTTTGTAATTGTTGCTGTAAGAATAGAAATCAAATTATCAATGTTGGTTCTTACATCTGCACAAGAATCTGGATCTTGATTATCTCCAGTTAAAGGATCTGCAGTAATAGTTAAATCTTTAACATTTAACTGATTTGTAATTGCTTTCTTTGCATAATCACGAACCGCATTAAATGCCGTTACGCTTTCCGCAGTTTCTCCGACTAATCCATTTGAAATTGGAGATCCATTCTTATCAAAATATGCTCTGGTTGCCTCACGAATAAACTTATTAGTTCCGTATCTAATATCTTTAATTAAAGCATCTACAATATATCCAAGATCTCTACGGCACTTGAGTTCACCAGAAACAAATATACCAGGGTTATTATAAATTGTATTTAAGGAAGTTAATGATCCCACACTAATTACTGTGGTTACAATTGAAGTTAAAGTATCAAGTGCGTTTTGAACATTTGCACAAGAATTTGAATCTTGATTGTCATTAGTTAAAGGATCTGCGGTTAATGATAAGTCTTGAATAGTAAGTTGATTTGTAATTGCAGATTTCATCAAGTTTCTTGCTTGATTGAATGCATATACAGATTCTGTTTCTTCTCCAACTAAACCGTTTGAAATAGGAGATCCATTATTAAAATATTGTTTTACAAATGTAATTGCATATGAATTACCACCAGTAAAAATGTCTGTAGAAATTGCATCTACAAAATAACCAAGATCACGCTTGCACTTTGTTTCTGTTCCAGAAATTCCTGGATACTGTGAAACTGTTGCACTCCAAGCACTATTAACAATTTCGGTTCTATTTTGTTGTATTAAACGATAAGAATCTCTGAATCTTGAGAATCTTGTGGTTTGAACGTCATTGGGGAAGTAGAAATCTGGATGTGAAATTGCAATCGCGGCAAGAGATTTGTCTACAATTTCTGTTTTATTTTTTTCTATTAAATTAGAAGCATCAATATAACGATTATCTGCTGTTGCAATTACAGTAAAATCATATCCAAGATTACCTGATGGATAATATGCAGTAGAAGGACCACCACCACTGTTACATTCCCAAACAAGATTTTCAATTTTAACTTTCTTACCTGGTTCAATAAAAAGATGTGCTCCTGCGGTAGTTCCTAGTCCAACAGCAGTAATGGTTGCAATTCCTGTGGTACGATCATAAGATGCTGTAGAAATTCCAAAAATAGGAGTGTAAAGTTTAGTAATTTCTCCACCATATTGATACTTATGATCTAAAGTTGATTTTCCAACATTAACAACAAAAGTTTTAGAATCTAAAATATCCTGAACAGTAAAATCATATCCAAAGTTTCCAGATGGGTAAGCTGCCGTAGAAGGACCACCACCACTATTACATTCAAATACAAGATTTTGTAGTTTTACTCGGTCACCAGATTTGATAGGTAAAGCAGATGTTGTTTCAATTGTTGATATTCCAGTTAATCTATCATAAGATGCGGTTACAACTCCTACAGGGAATCCAGCAGAACCTGGAGTACATGAATAAGTAAGACCCTGAACTTTAACTGGATCTTTAGTTGATAAACCATGATTAATTGCGGTTACTGTTGTAATTCCAGTTTGTGCATCATAAACAGCATTTACAACTGTGGTTCCCAATCCAACAGGATAACCACCCCAAGAACAATTATTAATAACCGCACGAGCAATATTGAATGAATAGTCAATTGTAGATATAGTTTGTTTAATTTCATTTGGATTTTTAAGAATACCAGTCTTCAAACTCCAATCTTCATTATAATATGCCTTTCCAGCATCAATAGATCTTGAATTTCCACCTCTTGTTATGTCATGAATAATACATTTCCAAACATCTTCAACGTCATCGGCACAATCACTACTTTCTAAGGTAACTCCATATCTAACTGCTGGTGCAGTTGAAGTTGATCCCGCACCAATCATATTAGTTACAATTCCAACTAATTGTTTGATGGTTGTCCCTACACCTACACATCCACCAGAAACTTGAATAACAGAGAGATTCTTAACTTGAGATATGCTATTTCCAACTCCTTGATAAGAAATTAATGGTGTTTGGTTGTTAATTACATGAGTTGCAATTCCTGCTGCATAATCAAGAGCAGCAATAGTTGCTTGCGAAACACCAACACCAGTAATATGAATTAGACTATTAGAACTATTAAAGTATGAATAACCTGCACCAATTGATTTACGATTACTGTTTGCTTTAAGATCATAAGAAACTGCCTGCATAATGCTAACAATATCTTCCTTGCAATTTGTATAATCACTATTGTTTAAACTAAAATTATATCCAGATGGAGAAGTTAAGAAACCAACCGTTTCATTTGCAATATAATTTAAGTTTGAATCAATAAGTTTTGCTGCATCTTGTTCTCTATGACCACCAGCAAATCCACTAAAACCACTGGTTAAAAATCCAACTGCTTCTTTTGAAATATATTTAAGATTAAATCTTATCATTCTAGCAGCATCAAAGAATCTGTCAGTTGCAACACCAAGTAAAGGTTGCAAAGAAACAACTGCTGCACCATTTGTCATAGATGGACCAATGAAACTTGCATCCGTTATGTGACACCCATTATTAACATGGAACATATCCAGATTTCTATTTCCTGGAGTAATTACAACATTACGAAGTTCTGTTCCTTCTACAGAAACTGTCTTTGCCAAAACAATTGGATTGTCTTCAACATATGTTCCTGGGAATACTTTAATAGTGTCTCCAAATACTGCTACAGATGCCGCAGATTTTATAGTTCTCTTTGGATAATTTTCCGCCAATCCAGTATTATTATCATTACCAGTCATAGAAACATAAATTGTTCTACCAACTGGTTTGTAAGACTGAATTTCAACCTTACCTTTACCTGGAACTTGAGTTTCAAATATATCAATACCAATTCCAGGAACAATTTGAGTTACGATTCCAACTAAAGTTTCTCCATTACCATAATACTTTGTTGCCGTTGCAGTTCCAACAACTGTTAAAGTATTGGTAATTGCACTTGTTCCAATACCAATACTTCCTGTGGAAGGATTATAAACTAATTTATTTGGTGAGGATGTTACTGTAGTGATAGCACCACTCTTAACGTTGCTTAAAGTTGGATAGAATAATTTGTTACTTATATTATCTTCAAATAAGTCAATACTAGATCTTCCTTGAGCCCCTTGTAAACCTTGTACACCTTGCCTTCCTTGAATACCTTGCAATCCCTGCAATCCTTGAACACCTTGTCTTCCTTGTAATCCTTGAAGACCTTGTAATCCTTGAACGCCTTGTAGTCCCTGAATACCTTGTAATCCTTGAATTCCTTGGACTCCTTGCATTCCTTGAACGCCTTGTAGTCCCTGTACACCTTGTCTTCCTTGGACTCCTTGCATTCCTTGAACGCCTTGTAGTCCCTGAATACCTTGTAATCCTTGAATTCCTTGAGTTCCTTGAGTTCCTTGGAAATTGCCAAGAACACCCTGTAATCCTTGTAATCCTTGAACTCCTTGAAATCCTTGAGTTCCTTGAAGACCCTGAGTACCTTGAGTACCTTGGAAACCTTGTAAACCTTGTACACCTTGTCTCCCTTGAGTTCCTTGAGTACCTTGAAAATTACTTAACGATCCTTGTACTCCTTGACTTCCTTGAAAACCTTGAAGACCCTGTACACCCTGTCTTCCTTGTAATCCCTGTACTCCTTGTAATCCCTGTACTCCTTGCACTCCTTGTAATCCTTGAATACCTTGAAGACCTTGAACTCCTTGAAGACCTTGAACTCCTTGAACGCCCTGTAGTCCCTGTACACCTTGTCTTCCCTGAAGACCTTGAGTTCCTTGATTACCTTGAGTTCCTTGGAAATTACTTAAAGAACTTTGAACCCCTTGCAATCCTTGAACACCTTGTCTTCCTTGTAGTCCCTGTACTCCCTGTACTCCTTGTAGTCCCTGTACTCCTTGTAAACCTTGGTTTCCTTGAACTCCTTGAAAATTGCTCAAAGATCCTTGAAGTCCTTGATTACCTTGAGTTCCTTGAGCTCCTTGTAAACCTTGTACACCCTGTCTTCCCTGAAGACCTTGAGTTCCTTGATTGCCTTGAGTTCCTTGAAAGTTACTTATTGGTCCTTGAACTCCTTGCATTCCTTGGAAACCTTGCATCCCCTGAACGCCTTGAGTTCCCTGAAAACCTTGCAATCCTTGAATTCCTTGAACTCCTTGCATTCCTTGAACACCTTGAGTTCCTTGGAAATTACTAAGAACTCCTTGAATTCCTTGCCTTCCTTGAACTCCTTGCCTTCCTTGAGTTCCTTGAATTCCTTGAATACCTTGCAATCCTTGAGTTCCTTGGAAATTCCCAAGAACTCCTTGACTCCCTTGTCTTCCTTGATTACCTTGAGTTCCTTGATTACCTTGAGTACCTTGAGTACCTTGTAGTCCTTGAGTTCCTTGTGTTCCTTGGAAATTACTAATTACTCCTTGAATTCCTTGCCTTCCTTGCAATCCTTGAGTTCCTTGCCTACCTTGAAGACCTTGGGTTCCTTGAAGACCTTGGGTTCCTTGGGTTCCTTGAGTTCCCTGACCAGCAAATAATCCATCAATACCTTGAGAACCTTGTGCTCCTTGAGTTCCAGCTCCTTGTAGACCTTGAGTTCCTTGGAAATTACTCATTGGACCTTGAGTTCCTTGGAAATTTCCTGGTGGTCCTTGAAGTCCTTGTAAACCTTGAGTTCCTTGATTACCAGTTCCTTGATTTCCTTGTAAACCTTGTGTTCCTTGAGTACCTTGAGCTCCTTGGAATCCTTGAAGACCTTGTGCTCCTTGAGTTCCTTGTCTTCCTTGAGTTCCTTGAGTTCCTTGGAATCCAGATGGAACAAAAATTACAGATAGTTTTTCAGTATCTGAAAATAATGCAGATCCAGAAACATAATTTACTACAACTTTACCATAACTGTAAGATTCTGCACCAGCAGTTACTGTCACTATTGATGTAGAAGTTATATTAAAAACATGATAATCATTATCTAAAATATTTGATGACCCAATCAACAACAAACCTCTAGAAGTTGGTGTTCCAGTGGTGTTCCAATTATTATAAAAATCTAATCTATTTGTTCCAAGTTTATCAAATGGTGAAAAATATATTTCAGTTATATTTGTTATTGTAGTATTATTATATCTAATTTCACCATTAACTAATTTATTTCCAACATTAACTCCAGATATTACTGGAATACTAGTGACATCATCAAAATCATATAATAAACCTGCCCTATCTCCTATTGTTCCCTGAGTTCCTTGAAAATTTCCTGGTGGTCCTTGAAGTCCTTGTAAACCTTGAGTTCCTTGATTACCAATTCCTTGATTTCCTTGAAGACCCTGAGTACCTTGAGTACCTTGGAAATTTCCTGGTGGTCCTTGCAGTCCTTGAAGTCCTTGAACTCCTTGAGTTCCTTGTCTTCCTTGAAGACCCTGAGTACCTTGAGTACCTTGGAAATTTCCTGGAGGCCCTTGAAGACCTTGAAGACCTTGAATACCTTGTCTTCCTTGGAGACCTTGAATACCTTGAAAGTTACTAAGAACCCCTTGAGTTCCTTGAGTTCCTTGAGATCCTGCACCAACAAAAATAACAGACAATGTAGTATTATCTGTTGGTATTGATCCAGAAACATAATTAACGCCTAATACATAATATCCAGATTGTGCGGTAATACTTGTAATTTTAAAGATATTAACAGTTGTTCCATCTATAAATGTAGATTGTAAGTGAAGATATCCTATGAAAGCAAATCCAGTAACAGATCCCCAAGAGTTATACCAAGAAGTTTGATTATTTAAATCCGCATCCTGATTATCAATATAAATTTGTGTTACGCTTGAAATTGTAGAACTATTATACTTAACACGACCTAAACCACCACCAGGAACTGTGGTGCTAGGATCACTATTTGTAGTATCACTAATCCATACATAAGGAACTCCACCTGTTGATCCAACAGATCCTTTTTCACCTATAGTTCCTTGATTTCCTTGTAAACCTTGAGTTCCTTGAGTACCTTGATTTCCTTTATCACCTTTATCACCTTTTGCGGCAAAAGAACCAGGAATACCTTGGGTTCCTTGAAGACCTTGATCACCTTGAAGTCCTTGAGAACCTTGAGAACCTTGAACACTTTCACCTTGTGTTCCTTGAGTTCCTTGGAAATTACTAATTACTCCTTGAATTCCTTGCCTTCCTTGTAAACCTTGAACACCTTGTAAACCTTGAACACCTTGTCTTCCTTGAACACCTTGTCTTCCTTGAGTTCCTTGAGTTCCTTGAAAATTGCTTATAACACCCTGAACACCTTGAGCCCCAGGAGTTCCAGTAATTGTTATTCTTTTATCATTTTCAATATTTTGAGTTGTAATTGCGATTCCAGGTCCAGCAACAAATCTTACTCTATCAAGACCTTCTGCAATAAGAGTTGGTTGTCCATCAATATCCCAATATTTAAATGTACTGTTTAGTGCGATTTGTACGGCACCATTACCTAAATCTGTTACATCAAATCCAGAATCAGTATCAAAACGTATAGCTTTTACGTTTGTAACTGCTCCTAATATTTGATTACCATTTAAAGTGTCAATTTCACTTACTTCTATACCAACATTAGATAAATTAGATCCATCACCATAAAATGCTATTGCACTAACAATACCAACATTTCCGTATATGGTAACTCCAGTACCAACATGAAGATTATCAACCTCTAAATCTGTTAGATCCTCGGGTGGTTTGTCGGTATGATAGATTCTAATTTTGGTCATGAGTTTCTTCTATCGTATGTCCAACCTGCGATTGAATATGATGAATTATCACCCGGATAATCATCTGGAGTTTCACCTTGATATTCGACAATTAATTTTTCACCAAGACGATCCGCCCACACATGATAATAACAATTTATAGATGTTCCATTTCCAGACTTAATAATAATTCTTTTACCCCATTCTATTTTTTCAACAATTAAATCCTGACTATGACCAATTTGAGTAAGATTTACAGTAATTGTTTCTGGATCAATAAGACCATTCCAATAATCTGGAAGTTCAATAATATTATTATTATTTAACACACCACGAAAATAAACTGCTGCTTCTGGACCTTCAACACAAGCATGTCTTAATCTATACCCTTGTTTATTTGGATGTTTAATATCAAAATTTTTCTTATTAATTTCCAATCTCAAAATTGATTGTGCAAGATCACCAACCCCATCAACAGTTGTTCTTCCACCTAATCTTATTGAAGGTGAATTTATATCAACTTTTGGACCATCAATAGAAATTTTAGTTTCTGAATTAATACTAACACCACTTGCACAATTTATAGATAATTTAGCAGAATTTATTTCATATTTAACTGCGCTAACTACAAGATTTTGTCCAGCTATTTCAGTAGCTCCTGGCAATTTTCCAATTCCACTTCCAGTTGGACCACCATCTGGAGCACCAGTTACTATAAGATCACCAAGTATTGTGGTTCTTCCTAAAAATTTACTTTCTCCAGTTACATTAAGTGCTTGTGGGTTTGTGGCATTTGCACCAACAGTTAATGAAGCATTTACAACTTTATTAAATGCAGATCCAATAAAGCATTGAAAAATATTTGCCGATCCTGGAGGAATAAAAGACATTGGAACATTCAAAGCTGCTCCAAGAATTGGATGCGATACTTCTATATAAGAAGTTGAAAAATTGTCAATATTATGAGAACTCATATTTTATCTCCTTATTCCATTATTTCTACTTTACCACAAGTTTTAGAAAGTCCTTCAACAAGTTTAGACCAATTTCCAGAAAGTAATTCTTTAATTGTACTTAATGAACTAACTGGACTATTTTCATTAACTTTTCCATAAAGGTTTATAAAATTTGAACTTACAACATTAACTCCACTTGTTCCAGTTAAACATAATCTTGATCCAGCTAAACGAACTTCTTGAGTTGATGCAAGAATAATAAAACCGTTTGAATTTACTAAAAAATTACCTTGTTTTTCTTCTCCTGTTGTTTCTATGTGTATATTTTTTGCCTTAAGATATATTGTTCCCCTTTCAGCATTTAAAACAAGATCTCCATTTTGTGCTATGATAGATCTTCCAATTCCACCGTGTTGAGTTGGATCTAAACTATGACCAGAAACTTCATGACAAGGTCCTTGAATATGCTCAATTTTTGATCCATTTTTATGCCAAACACAATGATTGTTTGCAGAAGTTACAATTGTAAAATCTCTTTTATCATCAAGTGTACTTGGACCTACAGGACCGCAATGAACAAATGCATGTGGATTATTTACTATTGTAAAATCTGGAGCTTGTTGTTCGGCCATTTATTTTAACACACAATCTACTACTTTTAGAAGTTTATCTGTTCCTATTTTTTGTAATTCTCTTTTACTAAATTTTGATGCTGGAATAAATCTTAAAATTGGTCTAAATTTTGCACCAACTCCATCTACGGTATTTATCTTAATTTCAGGAAGAGTAGTAAATCCATATCCACCAGATATAATTCTGATATCAACTATTTGTCCAATTGGAGTTGTTACTAATTCAAATTCGGCATTATTATTTCCTCCAATTATTTGAACAGTATCACTTGATATATAACCACTTCCAGTATCAATAATTTCAATTTCTGAAATTTCAGATATTACATCATTTGAAGTAACAGTACCCTCATCAGTGGGAGTTTGGATGGGTGTTGATAAAGGAGTTGTTGTAGAAATAATAGGAACAATATTACTAATAATACCACTTAGATTAGATCCTGATGATGTTGGATCAATATTAGCTCCTCCACCACTCGCATCACCAGGACCTGATGGAATTGGAAATTGAATAGATGATGGACCACCACCCCCCCCTCCACTTGGACCACTTGGGCCACCTGGACCACTTGGGCCACCTGGACCACTTGGGCCACCTGGACCACTTGGGCCATTTGGTCCACCTGGACTAGATCCTCCTCCACTTGGACCGTATGGATCACTCGGAACATCTAAAAATGATCCAGAAAGATTTGGAATAACTCCATAATCAGCTCCTCCAGGTAATTCTTTATCATCTTCTGCAAGACCAGTTATATCTCCTACCAAAGATAATGATCCTGAAGGTGACGTTGATGGTGAAAAATTCCAATCTGGTAGAGAAGTTGTTGGTGAAATTATAGTTATTGATGCATTTTTAGTGTCTTTATCTTTTCCCGAAGGAGCTTTAGAATTAACTGCGGTTAAAACATAAGTATTAATTAAATTTTTTCCATCACTAGGAAATACTAAATTAATCGGTAAAACTAAAGATGCGGAACCACTGGCAATTAAATTATCATAAATTGGCACCACTGTTCCAGAAGAATCTAAAATTCCCAATGAAGTGGAAGTTGCATTAGAAGTTGACCATGTAAATTTAATAACTTGACCGAGTTCGGCTATTTCTGGTTCGGCACCAAATCCAACTATTTTGGGAGATTCTGATGATACTGGGTCAGTAATATCAGTGGATCCATAACCTTCTGGAGATGTAACATCAACATCTAAGTAGGAAATAGTTTCTAATGCATCCCACGGAGGAACACTATTTGTTGCAGTAAGAGTAAAAGTTTTAGTAGTAATAAATTTACCTGTAGGAAAATCAACATCAGAAGAAGAAATCTTTACTTTTACGCTTCCAACAATCGGAAGATCTGTATAACCAACAATTCCCAAAGAAACTTTAGTAGCATTTGTTACTTCCCAATCCAAAGTTATTTCATTTTCTACTTGAATTGGGTTTGGTGTACCAAAAAATTTAGTTATAACTGGTTTTGGTGGAGATTGATCATTAAATCCAATTCCAGGAGTGTCTATAACAACATCTGTTACTTCTCCAGTATCTGGATCTATTTTAGTATGACCACTTGCATTTTTACCACATCCACCAGGATCAACAAAACTTACAAAAGGAGGTGATGTATATCCAGAACCTCCATAAACTAAATTAACTCCAACAACTTGCCCTATAGTATTAACAACTGCGGCACCCACAGCACCAGATCCGCCACCACCAAAAAATTGAACATCAACTCCACATGCAAAATCTCCAGAATAACAACCCCCAGGAGAAACATATGTTCCGTTTTCATTAGAACCAAAAAAATCATTCATCCATCCATTAGCAGTTTTACCTACATTAGAACTAAAAGAAAAATTAGACCAATTGTCAGTTTTAGTATTTTGTGGTTTTCCCCAAGGTCCAGCTGCAAATTCTTTTAATTCGTTGTCACATTCTGGTTTTTCGCACAAAAATCCTTCAAATCCAATTATATAATCTAAGACTTGGAATACCGATCCCATTACTTGTGAAATTGGTGCTAATACTTTATTAATTTGATCAAAAATTGGTCCCAAAGCATTGTCAATATCATTAAGAAGTTTATTAAGCAAAGCATTAACAAAATCTTCAACAGCACAAAAAGGTACATTAATGACTTGACCAATTAAAGCATACAAAAAATCTCCAACTAAATTAAATAATGCTTTGATAATATCATCAAACTTACAAAATATTTCATCTATAATTCTAGAAAGTAATGCTTTTTTTGGATTTTTTGATTGTGGTGTTTCGGAAGTATATAAAAGATCTTCTAACCCTTTTTTAACTTTTTTAAGAACCCATTCTCTAGCTCTATGAACTAATGTTTTTAATACGGCAACTATTTCATTAATTGTTGCTGTTATTTCTGCCTGAAGATTTGTAATTGCATTTATTGTTTGATTTACATACTTATCAAGATATTTCTTAAGTCCTTTTAATACTATAAAAAATTTTTTTAAAGATTTATATATTTGACTAACTTTATCATTTCCACAAGCATCTGCTTTTGATTGAGGAGTTTCACAAAGAGCTCGGTAAGACTCTGCAGAAAGAGTATTACAATATGCTTCCGTCACTTTAAAAGAAGGATTATTTACATCATATTCCCCTTTAAAATGTGGTAAATCAGCATTAAATACAGGTCCTGTTGTCATACTTTCTTATTGATTAAAAAAACTTGAAGGTGGTTTTGGAAAAGATTGTGAAGGTTTTTCACCTGGAGCTTTGCTTCCTAATTTATGATATAATTGAGGTTGAATAGCGTTATACCAATTTAAAGTTCTTTTAAATTCAGAGCTTTTTTTCTGTTCTGCTTGGGATTGTGTAATTTCATATTTTGGATCACTTCTACCAAACACACCTAAAATTAACGGTATTGGTTTTACGTGAGAATTATTCATAAAAATTCCAACAACCCATTCTCCACCAGTAATACCTATGCTCATTCTATTTAGAGCACCATGACTTGTTGATCTTAATATAATTGCCCAGGGCAAATCTTCGTCTTTAATTTTATTTCCTTCAGATGGGTGAAGACCAAGAATTCTAATTTTTACTCTATCCCCCCACCCGTTTGGATCTTGCATATTAATAGTTTGTCCTAAAGGAACTTGTCCTATAAACCAATTTGGAGGTGATTTTCCAAAAAAACTAGGATCAAACATTTTTTTTATTTAACTACTTTTATATATTCCAAATGTATCACGAACTATTCTTAATGATGTATAAGAATATCTTGAAGTAAAATTATGACACAGATGAGTAATAAGATATTTTCCACTCTGCAATTGTCCTATTGATCCAGAACTTAAATTTTCGGAAGATATTTTTGCAAATTGACACTCTATAGTATCACCTGCCTTTAATTTTAAATTACAAGGAATTGTAATATCCAAAACTTGAGACATCAATAAATTATACCTCATTAAAGATTGTGGAAGATAAAATCTTTGATTGTTAGTAACAACTGTGCTTATACCAGGATCATTAAGACCTGAATCTAATATGAAAAAATTAGTTCTTGTAAAATTTTCATTTTCATTAAAAACTTCAGAATAATCAGTATAATTATTCAAAGTTTCAAATCCAAGACTTGATAAATTAATAAATTCTTGTTTATATTCAAAACTACTGAGATCAAAAGATATATTTTTAGTTCTGAAAAGACCAGATCTCAAATCATTAGTAAGGTTTGAATTGTTTTTATAACTTGGTGAATTTAAAATTCTATAATTAACTTCAGTACCTTCAATATGACTTTGTGAAATTTGATGATACTTATAAGTTTCTACGGGACTTGATTTTACCAAAGTATCTAATGCTTTGAAATGAAGTCCTTCTTTAGTTTCCCAAAAAAAGAATCCTGGACCACCAGATGTAGAAACAGATCTAGATGCCATTTCTATACAAATATCAAATGCTCTTTGACCCAAACCATTAATAGAATCACTATTTGATGTGGAATCAATATCTAATTTATCTTCCGAAACTTTTAATTCATCCACTAAAAGTTTTTTTATGGAACTTGAAATGGTATTATAATATTTTGAATAAATGTTAGAATTTTCATTATCAATTGAATATTTGGAAACTAATCTAAGAACAACAGATTCTCTCTGATTGTTTTCTTGAAATATAGGAATTGGATTAGAAACATATAATGGATTTGAAGTAAAATCAAGTTGACCAGAAGCATTTTCTATTTTAAAAGAAATTTTTTCTCTTCCTCTACCTTGAATGGGAAGTGCCTCTAATAAAGTTCCCGTTCTCTCCTGAACATCTACAGATTTATTTGATTTAGCAAGATCACCAGTATCAACATAAGTTAAAGACCCAGTAATTACTGGTGAAAAAATACTTTCATAATATGAGAAATTCACAGTTTTCCAATCTATAAAAATACTAGTATCATCTCTAGTAATTTTAATTTCTTTATATTGAGAAGGTCTTGAAAAACTTGACATGTTTTTATGAAAGTGTAGATCTTAAACTTCTTGAAGCAGAAGAATTTTGTGAAATATAAATTGGAACTATTTGGGTTGGACCAGGAACAGGTTGTGGAACAACTTTTTCTATTACTGCCACAGTTGGTCTATCTATGACAGTCACAGAAGCATTTCCACCATCAAAATCATTTTGATGAAGACGCATTTGCTCTAAAGCTCGTTCTTCAGGACTTTTTCTCTTTTTATTAAGTTCATATTGCAAATAATTTTGTATATCTTTAAGTAATTTTAAATTAGAACCTTTAGTATCATAAGCAGATTGAAATAATCCTGTTCCAAAAATACCTCTAGTATCTTTAATTTCCAGTTTACCATCTATAATTTCTAAAGATAAATTTTGTTGTCCAAATATTTTTTTATCTACTCCCAGATCTCTCATTAAATTTGTTATATTAGTTCTTAAAGATTGGGCATTCATTTGTGCCTGTGGAGATCCTGGCTTCAAATTTGGTTGAGGTTGAGTTGAAGGTTTTAGAATTTCTATTTTTGCATTATCAACAACACCACCACGATCTGGATCTTTTTTAAGAGTTCCTGGTGGAAATCCTTTTAACTTTTCCATAGCGGTTGGACTCAAATCCAAAACTCTATCTCCAACATACGGTCCTCTATCAGTAATTGTCACAATTACACTTCTACTACCAGAAGTAATTTTAACTTTTGTTCCAAATGGAAGTGATTTATGAGCAGCCGTTAATTCATTACCAGTATATACTGATCCACTAGCGGTTCTTTTTCCATAAAATCCTGGACCATACCAACTAATTTGTCCACTTAATGTTTGACCAGATGGGACTAAATTTGGTTTTTGTTGAGGAACAGCTCTTGTTCCTCCAGAAGCTCTTAATGAATTGGCAAATTGTACTAACTCTTGATTGGAAGCTCTAAATCCAACACCATTTAAATGGAGTGAAATGTGTGGATATACACCATTACTTGAACTAATACTTCTACCAGAAGCACCTTGATATCCTAATAAAGTTCCTTTTGGGATGACTTCCCCATCATTAGTTCCCTTATAAGGCATATCTCTAAAATGCCCCATAAGAACTTCATATTCTTTATCCTTTTCTTTAAAGAAATAGGCACCATAAAATCCAAATCCATGCCCAGATGGTCCTAAAGCATCTGGAGTTCCTTGAAGACCAACAGATGGTCCACCTTTTGTTCCCTTTTTCTTATAAATTAAATCTCTTGGAGCATAAATTGGTGTTCCTATACCTCCTGGTAAATTCATGTTTAAACCAGTTTGTTCTCCGTCAGTATCTCCAGGAGGTCCAATCCAGGCACCCGATGCAAATCCGCCAACTGCTCCAGGATCATAATCATCTGGCGACTCTGTTTGATCATTTGGAGTTCTTCTTGATCCAGAATCTGTATCTTTATATTTCTTTCTTATATCAAGAAGATTATTATAACTCTTCATAAAATCATTCAATAGTTTGAGATTTTTTTCTTCTCCAATTAACGTTCTTTCTTCCTTATTAACATTATTCTCAAACATCTTAAAATAATTTACAGTTTCTCTTGCCTTTCTTCCTTTTGCAGTTCCTGCTGGTGATGCGTAAGGACTTGCATAAGACTGCCCACCACTTTTAGTTGTTAAGTTAACATCAGAAGGACTACCTCTTCCAGTTCCTTCTGACGGTGGTATATTTCCAATTCCTCTTCCAAAACCAAACATGTTACCAAAGAAGTTTCTAATTGTTCCACCAACAGAAAGTTTTTGAACTTTTTGTGCTTGATTTACTGCCTGGTATCTTTCTCGTTCTTGCTTGGTAAAACTCGCACTTTGCCAAGAGTTTGGTAATTTATTTGCAGTTCCAGATTTATCATTAGGATCCATAACACCCATAATTTTTGTTCCATTACGAGTAATAGGTGCCATAATTAATGGTTTAGCTCCTTTTACTGGTGTATTAGTTCCTGATTGTAATAATAAACTAGTTCCTGTATTGGGATTATATCCAGGTGCTGGTGCTGCTTGTGCTTTTTGTGCTCTTTGTTGTATTGATTGATTATATTGTTGAGCACCTTTTTTTACTGCAGGGTTTTGTAGTGCAGTTTTATAATTTGCATAAGTTTTTCCAGTTGTACTTGAATAATATTTCCCTTTACTTCTGGCATATGCTTGTGCCGCTTTTGCTGGTGGTTTATAACCCAAAAATGTCATTAATGCTTTAATTCCATCATCTAATTGATTGAATAAAGTTATTGCCTTTCCAATTTCTTTTTCTGCAGTTTTTATAGTATCAAGTGCAAATTTAAATGAACCACCAATCACGGGCATTAGGGTTTTGGTTAATTCTAAAATACCCATCATACCTTTGGCAATAATATCAAAAGCAAATTTTAAAACTTTACCTATCCATGGATTATCTTCAAAAAACTTTTTTATTTTTCCTAGTACATCTTGAAGTTTTTTAACTATCATCGGTAAATTGTTTACCAGAATTCCTAATAAAATTATTCCAAAAAGTTCTTTTAATTTATCAATAATACTTAATGGTTTTGCCAACAACATTCCACCAATATTTTTTAATGTAGATCCAATAGTGCGTGGAGACTCAATTTTTTTCTCTTTCTCTTCAACTTTCTTTTTCTTCATTTGAAATAAAGAAAACTTTTTCTTTTCTTTTTTAATTTTATCTAATTTCTTTCTATTAAAAACTAAAAGACTTTTAATGTTAAAAATGTTTAACTTTAGTTTCTTTGTATTTTTTTCTGCTGGTTTTCTTTCTGTTAGTTTCATGGTTTATTACACTACTACGATGCCGTACATGGAAGGAGTCATAAACACGTAATCATTACTTTCATCAATAGGAGAAATAGAAGGTACTGATGTTCCAGAAGGTGATGATGGTGACAAAGGTTTAGATCCAGTAGATCCCAAATTCATGGTCTTTGTTGGTAATGTTATATAATTAATAGATGGTTTTTGTTTAGAAACTTGATATTTTGATGTGCCACTAATGGTTTCTTTTACTGGAATAACATATAATTTAGTATTATCAACAAAAGGTTTTTCTGAAAAACCTTTTGTTGGACGTTGAATTATTTTTTGAGTTATATCAATTGGATTATTTACAATTACTTTTGGTTCAATAGTTGATATTTGTGGAGGAGTAATTTTTTGCTGTGGTTGAGGAGCAATTTTTGAACTATCCGCAGGCATATCAACCTTTGGCATCTTCATCGGTTGAGCATTTTGCGGTAAAGACTGTGTATTAGAAAGAACTGGTGTGTTTGATGATTTTCCTCCGCTTCCAAGTGTAGGTCTAATTCCACCACCCCCAGGAGGTCTTCTTGCTGATCTATTTTTTCTTTTTATTTCATTAGACTCTTTATCAAGTAAATTTTTAAATTCTTCTAAAACCTTATTGAACTCAAAAATTATATCAGATTTCATCGCATTAACAGTATCTTGTCTTTTAACTGCATTTGCAAAACTCTGCCACAATCTACCAGCATTTTCACTAATATCTTTTAATAATGGTCTAAAAAGCATCGATGGGCGAGTAGGAATAACCTCTTCACCAGGAGCAAGTAATGCTTTTCCATAATTACCAAGTTGTTTTGCTCCAGATGCAATCATCGCAGGAACACTATCAATTCCTAAAGATCCTGGTCCACCAACAGTTCCACCACCAGCAAATAATGCAGGAATTGTTCCACCTTTATTGAAAGATAATCCAGAAGTAATAGTATCCCTAATATCTGTAGGAAGATTTACTCCTCTTTTTAAAAGTTGTTCTGCTGCAACATTTCTAGTTATTTTATTTCTAGATTTTAATAATGTGAGTAATTCATCATCGGATGCATTTGCGTAAAAAGATCTCTCGGCCTTTACAATATCCTGGTCTTGTGATTTATTCAAATTATTTTCTATTTTACGTCTAATTAAAGTTTTATTTACAACTTCTGGATTAAGTTTTTTTTGCGGTCTTATAGTTTTTGTAGTAGGTTCAGAAACAGTTTGTTCTGGAATAACATTAACTGTTCTCTGTGGTTTTACTGTAGGTTCAGTTGGTTCTGGTGTTAATTTTGGTTTTGGGAAGGATCTACTAGATTGTGGCAGTCCAGTTCTTCCTCTCAATCTTCCTCCAGGTAAGGCATTTACAAGTGCAAATAATCCTAAAAGTCCTTCAAATCCTTGGGTAGCATTTTGTTGTTGAGTTGCTCGACCTGGTTGAAAAACAACTTTAGGATTATAATCTCTCTTTGAAAAAACACCAGTTGAATTGGTAGCTTCAACTATTATTATATCACCTTGTTTTGTTGTTGTTCTTTGTTGTTTATATCCAGACTGATAATACTGTGTTACAAGATTTTGAACAACTGTTTGAAGATTTTTAGGAATATTTTGTTGTTTTACTGCAGTAGATGCTGCTAATTGAGGACTAGGAGTAGCTTGATTTTGTTGAACTGCTTGTGTTGCTGTTACGGGAGTTGCCGCTTGTGGTGGTGGAGGAGCAGCTGCTGGTGCTGGAACTGGTGGTATGGGTAATCCTTTCTGATTTAATAATTTTCTAACGGGTTCAAACGCATTTGTTGCAATAATCAGGCTAGCAAGAGCCTCAAGCATCGGACCACTTCTTCTAGGATTTCTGACTAAACTATCAATACAATCCTTAAGAGGTAAACAATCATCTACATTTTGTGCAGGAGACTTTGGACAATTACAAGGAAGTTTTGGTTTTGATCTGAAGAAATCTATAAGACCTTTAAGTGCATTCGCAACCTTTAATATCTTTCTAACTAATCCTAATAATTTAATAGCACCAAAAACTATTAAAAGTTCTTTCCAATAATCTTTTAGGAACTGGAAGAACTGCTTAAGTTTCTCTTGGTTTTCTGGTTTCTGTAACCATCTGAATGCATTATTGATTAAAATACCAGTAAATATTATTGAAAAAAAATCAATTAATTTTTGAAAAATACTTTTTGCTGGTGCAAGAATAGTGTTAAAAGTTTTTCCTAAAAATCCTTTAAAACCACTTTCTAATTTGTTCTCTTTATCTTTAACTTTTTCTGCGGCAATTTTCTTTTTTGCTTCTTCTAGATCTTTTTTCTCTTCTTTAATTCTAGAAAGAAAATCTAAAGATAATTGCTCTTTAATTTGAGATAATAATTTATTAGACTGCTCTAATACTTTCTGTATTCCAAAATTAGACTGTATATACTTTACTAAACCTTCTTTTTTATTTTCGTCAGTCTTATCTGGAATTAAAGACTCTGGAATTAGTTTTGCTAATGGTTTAATAAAACTAAATTTTGTTCTCTTTAATTCAACTCCAGGTTTAATGGCACCACTAATTAACGTAGACTTAATATTTCTACGATTTATTTTTGGAATAGATGGTGCCTTATAAACCTGATCGATTTCCACTTTGCTGCTGTGCCTTTAAGTTTTCTTCTTCAACGTGTTGTTGTAAAAGAGAAACGTAGATTTCTCTTTCCCAAGGCATCATATTCTCTAACTCTGTCAAAGAATATTTATGGTGTTGCATCATGGCAAAATTAATTTTGAAATATGACTCAAGACTAGTATGAGCCATACTCAAGTGAAAAAACTGGCAAGACCCTCCAATACGACTTCACTTTCAACTTTAGTTTTTGGATTTTTAACTTGAATTTTATGCGATAATTTTGGCATGGTGGTAAAGAAGGTTTCAATCTCCTTCAACTGCTTGGTATTCATCTGATCAACAAATTCTTTCACTTCTTTTTTAGTACAATCTGCTGCAGACCACGACTCCTCTTGATTGTAAATCATATCAATACAAGAAACAATCATATCTAAAGATTTATCAACATCATTATTATCACTATTATATTCAAAGTTATTTTCAACAAATTGTTCTAGTGATGGATATTTCATCTTCATGGAAAGTTCATCATCTAATCTAACAATTTGAACATGCTCTGGATCTTTTTGAACTTTAATTTCATCAATACCAATTTCCATCTTAACTTGAGTTTCCCCATCATCTGGGCAAATCACATTAACCTCAACAGTTTCTCCAACTGATTTTGCTCTAACATTTAGGAAAATATATTCAATATCAAAAGTTGCAAGATCTGCAATCTTAACACCTTTTGTAAGAATACATTCTGTTAAGATTTGAACAATAGCACTAGTTATCTGCTTCATATCTTCAGATTCTAGTGCCATAATAAGAATTTTTTCTTCCCTCACCAAAAAAGGTCTGTATCTTATTTTCTTTCCAGTCGAAGGAATTTCCAACTCATGAGTTGGAGTATTAATTTTAGGTAAAGGCATAATCCTTTAATACAATTCAGGTATGATTATTTAGGGAACTAGGTTTCCATATGGATCCAACTGATATGTTGGACCATATGGACCATATGGTTTATATTGTTGGGTATATTGTTCAACTCCCGAAAGCAAGTTTGCGATAGGATCATTAGCAGCGTTTTCTTCAACAACAAGAGGAGCAAATTCTCTTCTCATAATATAACGATCATAATTCATAGTAACAGTAACTTTCATAATTTCTGCTTCTCCGTAAGCAACTGGTATTGATGTAACGGACTTAGGAAAAGCATTAACTAATTGGAAAGATATATTTGTGGCTTGAGAAGATGCAAAATCTCTCTCAAATTTCTTTATAAAAAAACCATCAGTTTTATAATATTTTGGATAATTATATCTTCTATAATATCCAGGAGTTGGAGAATTATCTCCTTGTATTTGGGGAACAATTCCACCAGCAGCCCCAGAAATAAAATCCATCCAAGCCTCAAAAAATCCTAAAACTTTATATTGCCTATCAATATAAAAAGTAAAATCAATATCAGTATTAATTCTTGTATGTGCAAATTCTTGAGCAACTCCCATATAATTATCCTTTACTTCGGCAGTTGCATATGAAGAAGTTGGAAGAGATGCTTCAGAACATAACAGACCTAATTTATTACCAAAATCTAAAGTAAAATCAATAGATCCATATTGCGTTCCATTTTTTAAAAATTGTAAAAAAGAAGTTGTATTACTGGGTGATAACCAAGATGGAGTAATTGAAACTTCAAATAAATTTGTTCTTGCCAATCCACCGTCTAGGAGAATAGGCAAAGTACTCATATTAACTGTGCCAATCTCTGGTACTTTCATTTCTAAATATCTATAAGATACTATGTTATGAATTATTTAGATGTCATATAAGGGAAAATATAAACCATCATATCCACAAAAATACAAAGGAGATCCTACAAATATTATATACAGATCTTTGTGGGAAAGAAAGTTCATGGTTTATTGTGATACCAGAGAAAATATTTTAGAATGGGGATCTGAAGAAATTTGTCTCCCATACCGTTCTCCTGTGGATAATCGCATTCACAGATATTTTCCAGATTTCTATATTAAAGTAAATGAAAATGGGACGATTAAAAAATATTTAATTGAAGTAAAACCAAAGAAGCAAACGATAGAACCAAAAGTTCAAAAAAGAAAAACAAAAGGATACATCTACGAAGTTGTAGAGTATGCAAAAAATCAGGCAAAATGGAGAGCAGCAAGAGAATTCTGCGAAGATCGTCAGTGGCAATTTAAAATTATCACAGAAGATGAACTAGGTATTTAAAATGCCAAGAAAAACAATTAAACAAAGAAAAAAAACTAATACTGATACTGATGATAATATTAATAGGATTCGTAATGTAACTAATAATTTAATTGGGAACGAAGATCCAGATGATTTAATGCTTGAGATAATTGATGCATTAACAGAGAGTGAAAAAGTTCCAAAGACTGGAAAGTATTATGTGTTTGTATATAATCCAAAAACTCCAAATATTCAATATGATCAAAACCCATTAGTTGCGGTTACTGATGTTTTTTCATGGGGATTTAGGGGAATTAATTTTCACTGGAGAGAAGTTCGTCAATATACATGGGATGAAATTGCTGGAGGAATTTATGAAGTATATCCTTCAGAATTAAAAGACTTACAAACCATTCCATTTGGAAAATTTCGTCTAAATAATTAAAAAATAGCCAAAATGGCAGAAGAAACAGACCAATTAAGATATCCTGCAGATTTTACAATTGAAAAACAGACTGATTATTTTGAAATTCAAGTTAAATCATATTCCAGAAAAGAAGGTGAGTTTATTAATAGTGCTTTAATTGGAGAGATAAAAAAAACAATTTATTTACCTATGCCATCCAACATTCAAGATGCGAATGCTGTTGGTTGGGGTGAAGAAAAAATGAATAACATAACCGCAGGAGCATTAAAAGCTATTGAAGGTGCAATGGGAATTAATGTATTTGATTTACCAACCAGTGTTGAACAAGCAAAAGATAAAATAAACAAAGCAATAACAGATTCTGGAATAACTGGACAAGATGCATCAAAATTATTTAATAGGTCTCTTGCTGCAGAAGCAGTTAATATTTTTGGTGCAAATGTGAGTGTTGATCAAATATTAGCACGTCAATCTGGAAAAATATTTAATCCAAATTTGGAATTATTATTTAGCGGAGTAACTCTTCGTGATTTTAGATTTTCATTTAAAATGACTCCTAGAGATGAACAAGAATCTAAGAATATAAAAGAAATTATAAGAACTCTTAAAAAATATATGTCTGCAAATAGAGCAGGTAAAGAAAATCTTTATTTAAGCACTCCATATGTTTTTCAACCAGTTTATAAAACTGGTAGTGAAAACCATAAATTTTTACACAGATTTAAACCATGTGCATTAAAAGGAGTGTCTGTTAATTATACTGGAGAAAATGTTTATGCAACATACTATGATGGAACTCCAATATCACTAATAATGGATTTAAATTTCCAAGAACTACAACCGTTCTATAGTGATGAATATGATAGTGGAGAAGGAGCATTAGGAGTAGGATACTAAGATGGGATACTTTAGAGAACTACCAAATTTAGAATACCCTTCACCACTAGTTGATAGAAATTCTTCTTTAGATTACGTTGAAGCTAAAAATCTTTTTAGAAGAGTTAGAGTAAGACCTGATTTTGAAAATGTTTATACTGCATTTGATAATTATACAATATTAGAAGACACAAGGCCAGATCAAGTTGCAAACGAATTGTATGGTTCTCCAAATTTAGACTGGGTAGTTTTAATATCAGCAGATATTAAAAATATAAGGAATGAATGGCCATTATCAAATAGGAATTTATATGATTATGCATATTCCATATATGGAGATAATATAAATTCTGTGAAATATTACGAAACAAAAGAAATAAAAGATTCTAAGGGAAGAATAATAGTACCTGCTGGACAAATAGTAAATCAAAACTACAAATTACCAACTCCAAAAATAGATACTCTTCCTACACAATCATATGTAACATATTATGACGAAGAAACAAATTCATACAAAACCATTTACAATATAGTTAATTCTGTTACAAATCTTGACTACGAAGTGCAAAAAAATGATGAGAAAAGAAAAATTTTAGTTCTTAGAAAAACATATTTGGAAATGTTCTTAAATGATATGAGAAGAGAAATGAAATACAAAAAGTCTTCTCAGTATATAAATGAATATCTAATAAGAGGAGAAAATTTAAGAATTACATCACCATAAGAGTTCTAAGTTTTTATCAAACATCATCACATATCGGTGTTTGCGGGAGCGTTCTTTCCATTCTCCTGCAGCACCTTTAATTTTGCCTCTAGAGTGTTTAGTTCCGTCTGCATAGTAGAAATCTTTCTTTGGGTCTGTGAGTCCGCAATATTTAAAATTACAAGCACGATAGATTGTACCATTATGAAAATCACTATCAGCGTAAGAGATGATTGCTTTAACTTCAGTATCCTTCCGTAACTGTCTAATCGATCTTGAAACAAACCAAGAAGTGATATTATGCTCGCCAGATTGGGTGTCTGGGTGAATGCAGAGCCGCGAAAGTTCAAATAATCCTTGCTGTTCATTTCTTTCTAAACCAAAGGCACCCTTTGCGATTTCGGGGACTGGCAGTCCAGTAAAAATACAAACTCCCAGAAGACCACCAACATTCAAAGGACTGAAATCATTCTTCTTAAAAAGACCGTAATTATAACCAGATTTAAATCCTTTTGAAAAATCTTTGAGATAGTGGTATTCTAGGAGTAGTTCTTCTGCCTGTTTTTTGGAAATCCTTTCAATATAATAATCAGATTTCATTAAAAAAGGGGGATTTCTCCCCCCATTATAGCACCTAATCAGTCTTCTGCCAAGCGGGCGAAGTAGGAAAGGGCATCATCGTCTTCATCCTCTTCCGCAGGTGCAGCAGCACGGCGGGTAGGTTGAAGGTTGTTGATTTCTGAACGAAGATCTTCAGTCAGTTCGCGGGTAGAACCACGAGTGTTATCTTCTTCTTCAAACTCTTCAGGATCTTGATAACGAGGAGTACCTTTAGTACCAAGAACATATTCAAGACGCTTCTTCAGTTCATCATAAGATTTGAACTGGTCGGCAGCAGTCAGTTCGGCAAGAGAATACTGCTTTTTCCACACTTCTTCCATTGCATCATCATCATCTAGAAGAGCACCCTGTTTACCAAACTCGCTGGAGTCATAGTTGCGATATCCAGCAACATTCTTTGCCTTCAGTTTAAAGTTAGCACCTTGCCAGAAGTCAAACGGATCAATTGCTTCCTCATCTTCAAATTCAGGTTGCATTGCTTCGGTAATTTTATCAAAGATTTTCTTACCGTATTTGAAGAGGAAAACTTTACCTTCGTTTTCAGGATTAGCAGGATCCTTGACAACGTAGATGTTAGAAATATAAGTCAGTTTACGCTTTTGCTTACGTGCCTGTTCTTTTCCAGCATCAGTGCCGTTGTTCCACAGCAAAGTATTGTGCTCGGAAACAGGATCTTTTTGCCCCAGAGTGGTGAGAGAATTTTCAATATACCAACCACCAGTGCCTTGGAATGCGTGACTGTAGAGTTTTACGAACGGAAGGTCTTCACCGTTAGGTGCAGGAAGGAAACGGATCACGGCATAACCATTGCCGCTTTTATCTACATCCAGTTTCCACACACGGTCATCACTAGAACCGCTACTAGTATTCATTTTTTCAACTTCTTTCACCAGTTTAGCGGTGAGAGAACCCAGTTTGGATTGTTTCTTAAGATCTGCGAAAGACATTAGATTACCTCGGATTAATTGGATTTGGAGGATTACTTTGATAGTATAACAGGGTTTCCTTCAGGCGTCAAGGTATTGCTTGAGGGATTCAATTGTTTTGTTCATACTACTGAACAATAAATTCATATCAGTTTCTGGTGGAAATCCCATCAGAGCAACTGATTTTCTCAAATTCTCTTTCATTTCAACTGCTTGTGGATCATCGGAAAGAGACAAACGTGTATACATTACACGTTGCTTTTCAAGAAGTTCCGTAAGCTTTTCAATATGTTCCAGTTTATCTTCACGAGTCATCATTCCGAAAGTAAGAATACTTCCGTAAATTTTTTCTTGTAATTTGTTGATTTCTCTCAATTCTTCCTGAATAATATCAGAATCAAAAAAACTACTCATCAACAATTCTCCTCAAAATTTTCTTAAACTGGAATACATCAATATTTAGGAATGGATTATATTTTTTAACTTTCAAACTTACGGTTTCCCACACTGGATCAAGCAGTTTCTTATCAAAATCTTTTGAAAAAGAAAAGATTTTGTCGTAGATTACGAATGTTTCTAGTGATAATTTCCCGCTTAGAAATTTTTTGAGAACTAGTGGATGTCCTTTGGAACAACTCAATACATCCTCTAATTTTGTTTCCGAGAACAATTCTTCCGATTGTTCTTTGAACAAGTAAGTCAAACTCTGCTGTCTCCGCATCCAATCTGCGTAAGTTCTTTCTCCAGAATTGATAATTTCGCCAATCCATAAGTTTGAAGGGTTATCTGCGGAAACAAAATTTGAAAGTAAAAAATCTATTACTTCTTTATCTGAATATTTACGACTGGTTTTCTCAAACCAATATTTATCTTTTCTTTTGTTAAATGATGTAATTGTTGCTCTTGACTTACCACCATACTTAAAAAAGTCATATTTACTGTTAGTAAAATGACTTTTCATAGAAAGATAAGTTTGATATGTCTCAAAAGGACTCATAGAGGAAGTTTAGCACGGGAAGTTTTTTTCATAAAATTAAGACGAGTTGCGTCCCATTTTAACTTTTCTTTCAAAGGTTTTGAAATTATTTTAGTAATTGATTCTATTTCAATCTCATTAACTTCACAATAATGTACAATAGCATCAATATAATTGATTTTTTCTATCGTCACTATTTTTTCAATTTCTAACGCAAATTTAGATGGTGTTAGAAATTTATTTTCTATTACCTTTTCTATTTCTTTATTTTGTTCCATACAGTTCCAGTTTATCTCTAACAAACTCTCTAATGTATTCGGTGAGTAGTTTGATGTACTTTGATTTGTCTCTTTCTTCATAAACAATGCATTCTCCATTTTCGCAAGCCATGATAATTACAAGTTTTTTTACGGGAATACCTGTGAGTTCATAGAACATACAAGCATAAGCAGCACACTGAACAAAATAGTGCTCAATCCACTCCCGTGGTTTTGGTTTTTTAGATGTTTTAAAGTCGATTATTGCTAATTCGCCATCAAACTCTGCAATACAATCTACAGTTCCCGCTACTCCAAGAATTTTGCTGTATAAGGAACTTTCAAGAGCATGAATATTATTTATACGATTTAAATCTGGTTTGGCAATTTTAAATAAAAATTGTGACAAAGGTTGAACATCTGGAAGATCTTCATTCTTTAGAAGATGTTCAACTAAGGTATGCATATCAGTACCGCGACTGGTTGCCTGCCTAGTAATTTTATCTGCTTCTTCTTCTCCAATTTTTTTACGCCAGTTTGCAAAGAACTGGCGATTTTTATGACTGGTGACAGAAGTAATAGAAACTAAACGAAGCAATTCTTCTAAATCTGGAACCTTATAATATCTAACACCATCTATGGTCTCCCGTTCAAGTTTAGGGAGATCAACATCAATATGTTTAAAAGTAATCATTTTTCAATAGCAAAAAAAACTTGGGTCAATCTATCTTCAAAATCGTTAACAAATGCTTCTGTAGCAGTGTGAAAATAAGTAGAATCGTAAATTACTAATCTGTTATAAACGTTTTCAAAATTTTTAACTGGTTCAAATTCAGAATCAAAAATATTTTTATAATAAAGATATTTCTTAAGATGTTTTTCTTTTTTAAGAAATGTATTATACATTTCTTGATATTCCCAAAATATATTATTTGATGATAAAAAAACATCCTCATTATATTTTTTAAATTTTAGATTAAAAAATAAAGAATAATTAACTGGATTAAAAAATTTTATATCCTGTTCTGATGATTGTTTTAATTTAAAAATAGTTGTTCCAGAATTTGGGTTATGAACTTCTTTATTTAAATAAAGAACTCCAGCATAACATTTCCTATTTAAATTTTTAGACTTATACTGATAATTGTCAGTATGAATAAATCCAGTATTTAATTTAGAATATTTGCTTTTAGAAAATAATGGTGTTTTATGAAATGATAACTCTCTAAAAATATAATTATCTGGATTAAATAAACTACACTTTTTTTTTAATACATTTAAAAAATTTATATAATATTTTTTATACATCACATATTCTTTTATATGTGGGCAACTTTTAAAAGTACGTTTATAATTAAATCCTTGAGTTCTTAAACCAGGATATCCTTCAGTTTTTGATCTAAGATAAAAACAATTTTCAGACAAAGCAAAATTTCTAACATCATCGGGATCATCATAAAAATTATCTATGCAAACTGTATCATTGAACCTATACTTCATTATTAATTAAAATCCAGAATCAATTTTTGCAATAATATATTCTTTAACTAATCCAGAACGAACAATATCGTCAACACCAAATTCTATGAGTTCAATAGATGGCATAGATCTCAAAATTTTCATAAAATCAATAATTCCATTACGATCATTTGTTTTTTGAAGATCCGATTGTGTCGCATCTCCACAAAACATAATCTTGGAATTTTCACCAATACGTGTAATTATACTATCCAATTCATGAAAGGTCAAATTCTGAAACTCATCAACAATAACAATAGCATTATCCAAAGTTGTTCCGCGAAGAAAAGAAGTACTCCAGAATTTAATTGTTTCTTGTGATTTTAAATTACCATAAAGCATTTCAAAATCAGCATCTGTTGGCATTTGGAACATATATTTGACCATATTCTTATAAGGAATTTGGTAAATATCTGCCTTATCATCATGAGTTCCTGGAAGAAATCCAATTTCACGAGTTGCAACAAGAGAACGAACTAGATAAATTTTTTCATAAGGACTACTTTCATCTAGAACATCACATAAAGCATTATAGAGAGTAATGAAAGTTTTGCCAGTTCCTGCACACCCATAAGCAACTACATGTTTATTTTGGGCATAAGCATCAAAAAACTTCTTTTGATTATCGGTAACTGGTTCAATATCTAAAAGATATTCTGAACTTAAAGGCTTTCTCCGTTTCATCTGCTTTGCCGTGAGTCCAACCCCAATAGGTTGCTCTGCAGATCCTCTTTTTCTTCTTGCCATACTAGATTTTCTTTACGTTTGATCCAGGCATTTTTGCAGCACGTCCTAAAACGTCGTTCCATCCTGGGTTTTTACTGATAAGTTTATTCTGCCAATCACCAACCTCCCCTGGTTGAGGGCAAGTTGATGGATCAGACCAATCACGAATCCAATCTGGATTATCTTTTCTCCACTGGTCCCAAACGTGGATACTCATTTCCACTTCTTTTTGTTCACCAGTTTTTGTATTCACTACAGGATATGTTGGCATAAAGTTACGAATTCAAGATAATTTATTTAGACCCATTCAAGTGCTTCCGCAACTGTTGGAAATTGTTCGGAAAACACCTTCTTACATTCCAGAGCAATGTCCATATGCTCTTTCTGTGTTCCATTTTTTTCACGAAGGTTGATATAATGAATCCAACTGCGGCAGGATCCAGTCATATAAATGCGTGTGGGCGTTGCTAGGGGCAATACAAACCTTGCACATTCCTTTGCTACCCCCTTATCAAGAAGTTCCTTGTAGAGTTCCATAGATGCCTGAAAATGATCATTAATCTTCAACCAAAGATCCTGTTTCACATCTTTGGAAAAATCATCAATAGAATTCTGACGATTTTTGGTATCCTGACGGCGGAGATCGGGCACAGGAATCTCACCCAATAGAGAAGAATCTGCATAACGTTGAGAAAACTCTTGGAACGTAAACGAACGGTGCCTCAAAATCTGTGCTGCAATCCCACGAGTCGTCTCAATCTCCAGAGTCATAGAACTTTGTTCAAACACAGACCAATGATTATGCTTAATACAATAAGCAAGCAACTTGGCATAGTTTTCGTTGTCTTGATTCGCAGGATTGCTAACTCGTGCAATAAACGCCATTGTTTTTTCTGCATCGGGGGTTACACTGATAAGTTTTACAGTCATTTCTTTCCAAATCCTTTTGATGTTTGTGCTTCCAATTTTGCAAGTTCTTCTTTTAATACTCGCAATTCCTCTTTCATTTCTTTACGTCTTTCTTCAGAAAACAAATATCCTTCTTGTTTTAAAAGTCTTTCTAAAAGTTTTACTAGTTCTTTTGCTCTATTACTCATCTAAATCAGAATCCTCAAATATTTCATCATAATCCAAAATTGGTTTTTTTCCAATCGGTTTCGTGGGAGTATAGGCAGAAACATCAGAATAAACTTCTGCCTTTAAAGAATCGACCAATAATTCAAGATTACGAACAATAAGTTTTAATTTTTCTTTATCCATAAAATATCAAATAGTTTCTGGAATTTTATATGACCAAACAGTTTGGTCATAGTCAACAATTGGATTTGGAATTAATTCATTTACTGCTTCCGTAACACCATAGAAATTAGCATAATCATGTCCAGCAATAATTCCACCTGGTTTTACTTTAGGCATCCATGCTTGAATGTCTTTAATGACATCCCAATATTCATGTGAAGCATCAATATAAACAAAATCTATAGATCTATCTTTAAATTTAGAAGCTGCAGAAAGAGAAGAAACTTTTAAAGGAAAATAATATTTTTCCAACGGTTTCATGTTTTCCAAAAAAGTATCATATAAAGTTGTCAAACAATCCATTCCCTGATGATCTGGTCCACCTTGCCAAGTATCAACACAATAAAAATCAATATCTTTTCCAGAATTAATGATTTCAACAATCATAAAAGAAGAAGATTTTCCTTTCCAAGAACCAACTTCAACAAATTTACTACCACTAGGAAAAGTTTCAACTATACTTTTGTAAAAAGTGGAATAATTAAACCAATTTTCACCAAATTGTGGTTCAGTATAAATATGTTCCATAAAAAGTTATATACATAACACCATTTTACATAAAAAAAGGGGGGAAGTCAATCCCCCGATGTTATCATGTAACTTGTGGTTGCTTTGCCATATTAATCTGGGCAAGATGAAGGAGTTTTTCTCTCCTTGCTTTTTGCTTCAGATAACGAACGAAGTAAGTATTCATTTTACACCTCCCTTGGATTTCTCCATGTGAAGTTTGTTACCACTTTCATCAACATAAAACATTGTACCACGATATATTTCTACATGTGGTTCAATCTTAAATGTTTGATTTGGGCGATCTGTGGTGTCATATTCAACACCACGATATACGACTTTAGACATTAGGTTTCTCCTTAATGGTTTAGGTTAAAGAGCGTTCCTTCAGTCGGCGTTTGCGTTCGCTATTTGAGAATAGCGAATGAACGATCCGTTCCGCGTCGGCTTACTTCCGTCCTATTCAGTTTTAGCACTTAAGTTTTACAACATCCTTTCGGAGTTCTAATAGCAATCGGTCTTCTCTTCTTTGGTCTACTACATCGTCGTTTTTAACGATGTCCATTAGTTACCACGCTGCGTCGCAACTTATTGTCACATAATTTGATTTGGCAAGTTGAGGCGTAGAAATAGAAAGAAGCGGAACCCATGCCAAAAGCAAAAGTGCTTTAGTCATAGGATGAACGGTAGAGGATTATTATACCTCTAGTTACATTATATATGCAACTAATTTTGTAACATTTGTTACAATTTTATAAAATCTTAAGGGCAAAAAAATACCTGGAATTTTTTTTCCAGGTCTAGGTAAATTACTTTCGCTTTTTCTTTTCTGGAGATTTGTATCCCCAAAGTTTTGGATTGGTTCTTCCATATCCAAAGTCAATTTTTTGAATTACATCTGGTCCAAATTTATCATAATAAAGATCAAAAATTCTAGAGCGTGTTCCCCTACAAAGATCCATGTGAACATCATCCCCAACCTTATACCAAATTAGATATGCATCATTAGGCCAAGAAGAATCTTTGACTTGTTCATGTGTTCCATTTTCAACCAAAATTTGGCATCCATACCTAGGAGGAAGAGATTCCTTTTCTTCTTTAGTCCATTCAGTCATTTCTTCCTCCTTTCCTTGAGATCTTTCAATTACATCACGAAGTTTACTACTCATACGCGATTGCCCCATTTAATATCAGGATATGCTTCGGATACTACTTCTTTTGAAATTTTATATTTTGTCTCTAATTTTTTGTCTTTAACTAGAATAAGAATCTCTGCCTCAAGAGGATGAAGACCTTGAAGCATGTTGATAAACATGGTTTCTCTACGAAGAGAACTTAATCCATCATTTCCACCACGAATGAAGTTATAAAAACGAGTATATTCTTTACGAATTGTGGTTTGTCCTTGGTCATTCATTCCCAGTGAATTAGATCCAAGTTCTTCCATTTTACCCACTGCATCACGAACTTTATCGCTTACAGTTCCACTAAATGAATTTTGTTCCCCAGTGCTTGCATAAGGAACATCTCCTTCTGGAAGTGAAGAAATCAAACTTTCATCAAAATTCCAAATAAAAAGTGCCTTTAGTGAAAGGTCTTCATATCTTTTGAGTAATTCTACTTTTTTAGCATTAGTTTTTTGACTAGAAACTAGTTCCAAAACTTCAAATGCAAAAGGATTTGTGGGAAGATCCTCTGATAATTTTTTAGTAGGAGTAGATGCTGTTTTTGGTTTAGTCGTTCTACTCGTCTTCTTCTGTGCTGTCGTCGTTGTCATAATAGTTTTCAAAATTAAATGCAATTACCTCATCGGGTATAAGATTACCCTGCGAATCAAACATTTCAGGGTGAGGTCTTGGAATTTCCCTGTAGTTCATCATGTATTCTCTAGCGACCCATCCAGATAGCAGTCCAACAATAAAAAACAAAATAGTCATGAATGAACCAAAAACTAAACTTGTTGCTAACATTTTTTTCTTCCTCGGGAACTACTGGATTTCTTTATAGACAAAGAAAATTCAAAATAGATGGTTACTTCCCGTTTGAGAAAGCAAACCAACTTTTCAAAAATAATGTGAAAATCTTTGGGTTGCCTCCTCTTACCTCCGCTTAAGATAAGTTCTAGTCCACGATTAACATGAATCTTGGAATTATTTATGTTCGTATCAGACAATTTGCTTTTCTTTCAAAAATTTAACAGTATCTGTACATCCACCAAGTTTTTCAGAGTTGCATAAAACTTGTGGAAAAGTAGATCCCTCACCAAATTCAGCATAAAACTGATCTTTAGTGAAGTCCTTATCTAAAGTATACTCCACAAACTTGTTTCCTGTCAACTCCAGTACTTGTTTAACTTTATAGCAATGTGGACAATCAGACTTTGTATAAACAGTAAAATTCATATTTTTATTAAATGCAGCTTTTAGTATATATTAAAAATCAATATCTAGAGAAATAGTAATTCTATCCATATCAGTTTCATTACTTTCAACATAATGAAAAGTAGATGCTGGAAATATAATTAATTTTCCATCAAATGGTTCAACTTTATGAAAAGTTTTTAAGTTAAGATCTTTTTTAATTTTTTCATTATAGATTTCATGATGCCCTAAATTAGTATATAAATTGTTAAACACTAAATCACCAGAAAACCTATACGGACTACTTACAAAAAGAACAGCAGATAATATACCTTTTGAATGATGATTACAAATATTACAATTTCCTTTCCTATTAATATTTGCCCAAGAATTTATTATATTTTCATGAGTTAATTCAATAGATCTATCTAAAACTTTTGATAGACAATATCTTATTTCTTGATATAAAATATCAAAATATTTTTCAAATTTTTTAGTATGAAGTAAGGAATGTTCTTCTAATGATTGCCATCCTCCACAGTTGTTATAAGATTGTTTTTTAGGAAATTTACTTTCATATTCGTATATGTCATCGACTAAAGAATCTTTTATTTGATAAAAATTTTCAATTTGTTTTTCAATTACTGGAACTGGAAACAGAGTATAAATGTTTAAATTATTTTTCATAAAACTTACGCTCCATCTTCATGCCAACATTCATTATATCCATTTTTTTGATCATCATATGGGTAAGAATTTAGTTCTTTCTTTGGCCAAACTAAATCAATACCAGTTCTTGGAAAAGATTTAAATATTTTTTTACTTAAACTTTGACTAAGTTCATATGCCTCTTGCCATTTGGGAGCATAATCATAAAGATATTCGTTAGGATAAAGTAAAAATAATTTAATCCTGTCATCATAGTTAGAACAATAGTGTGCTCCAATATAAGTTTCTGTTCTCGTATAATGACCATAATACTTCCACAAATCATACTTGCTTATTCTCACTTTGTCAATAAGTCCATTTAATTCTAATGGAATATCAAACATTTTTAATAAGTGTTCTGTTTTTCCCCAGAAAACATGATCTCTGGGATGAAATAAAAGATGTGGATACATTCCAGGAACAAAAATTCTATCTTCATTCCTATTTTCAATAAAGAACTGATACATATTCAACATACTTTGATAAGTATATTTCTGATCGGTTCTCATTTTAATTGCATATTCAGTTGTAACTTTCTGCAATCCAGAAAAAGAAGTTACGATCTGAAGATTTCTATTATCTGTTCCAGGAGTAATTGGAAATTTATTTGAAACAACAAAAAATCTTGAAGTGGGATGATAATTGACAATATCATCATCCCAACAAGAAAGAATAATGTTGTTTACGAAAGGTAGTTCAAAGTATGAATCTATAACCTCATTAGTAAATTCATCATATCTTCCTTGCAGAACAATATCAATTTTTTCAAAGTTATTATTCTGCATCAGATCTTTTTTTCAAGATGAATGTCATAGTGCTTTAAATTTTCAACAATAATATCATAATAATCTTCACCAACATTATCATCTTCAGATAAAGATACAAAAATATTTTTGGATTCTTCTACTTTACCCCAATACCATCCAGACAAAGCCTTTTCAAATAAAAGACCATACTTACCTGGATACTCAACATCAGAAGTTGTTGATGGGTCAAACAATTCACAAATACTTAGTCCTAATGAAGCATACTTGTAGCAGTCATTCCATTGATGTCTTCTTTCATGAAATCTAGCAAGTAAGAAATATGCCTCAGGTCTATTTGGAAGAGTGCAGAGAGCTTGTTGAAGTAAAGATATTGCAGTTCCATCTCTAGTTCCTTGCTTATCATAACAATGGTGGCATTTGATTAAAGATTCATAGATCATATTCTCATCTTCGTATCTTTCAGATGCTCTCAAAAAATAAGATAATGCAGGAGCCGTGTGTCCCTCTTTTTCATACCAAAGACCCAAATCATAATTTCTTTGGGGATTTTCTGGATCTAACGAATATTCAGTTAGTAACACTTCAAGATCAGTTTTATTCCTAGAAATAGAAATTTCATCATTAGATTCAACTAAATCTAAAATTTTTGATTGATAATTTTTTTTCCACCACCCAATAACATGTTCATATGTTTCTACATGATAATCTTTATTTTCTTTTTCAAGTTCAGAATGACCATAAAAAGTAGATTTAAGATTTTGGTCTTCAACAAAAAGATTTACAGAATAAACTTTCCCCAAGTTATAAAATAAAAGATTTTCAGGCATTGGATAAAAATCTGTTCCTGGAATTTCTAATTTATAACAATCTCCTTCGATATAAGTTTCAATTATTTTTCTTGCATAATCTCTAGTTAAAATATATGCAGTAACAGACCAATCCATCATTGATCTATTTCTTATTTTTACTTCTTGTTGATTTTCATTTATACAACAAAGTTGAACACACTCAGCATCTTCTGGTAAATTTTCTATAAAATCATTCCAAGTAAAGTTCCAATATTCAACTGTTTCAAGGCTCAAATCATCTTCGCAGAAAAATGCATAATCATCTTCAGTTTCTTCATACCATTTTTTAATTGCCTTTAAATGAGATATGCAACACCCAGTTGTTCCAGAGTCAAGAATATGAAGTTGTTTACCATAAACTACATCGTCACATTCATGAAATCTTTTAGAAATAATCCCATGAAGGTTTGTAACTCCAAGATCTAAAAATTGTTTGTGTAATTTTTCCCTTCTATCTACACTTTCCTCTAGACTAATGTAATAAACACTAGGAAAATCTACAAATTTAATTTTATTTGGAATAATTTTATCAGAAGTTAATTTAAAGCCCATTTCTTTCCACCAATTAAGAATTGTATTGTGAGAATTATAATGATGATCATTCAAATCATTAGTAACATTTTCTATTTCATAAGAAGATTTAAATGAAACATCTTCAACAAAAAGAGGATAAACATATACTCTATTAGTTAAACCTAAAATAATAGTTTCTACTACTGGAATAACTGCCCAATCTGGACGAGTATCTACATCATAACACTTACAGTCTAAATGAAAATAATCATCGTAATAGTATGTATCTATCAATTTTTGTGCATATTCTCTAGTAATTAAATATGCACAACAAGACCAATCACATGGCCATCTTTTTCTAAACTCAAAAGGATTTAAGTAGTCGGTATAATATTCTCTTAGTAAACAAAGTTGAATACAATCCCACTTAGGAGGAAGAATATCCATAAATTCTTCCCAGGTAAAATTCCAGTATTCAACTGTTTGAAGACTTAAATCATCTTCACAGAAGAATGCATATTCATCATTTGTACTGTTTAACCATTGTTTAATTGCTTTAAGGTGTGAAGTAACTGGTCCTCTACTACCTTGGCTTAATTTCCATTGACCAACTGCATTTAAATAATCACTAAGAATTACGTGCTCATCATCATTATATCTTTTGAATATGTGTGAGGTTATATTAGTTACTCCATACTTTTTAAATTTTTCATATAATTTTTTTCTTCTAAAAGTAGAATTTTCTATGCTAACGTAATGAACTGGTGGAAAATTTTTTAATTTGTTAAAATCATTATCAGTCTCTTCTTTTATACTGGCAATATAAAACCTATCTTTTTGTTCATCAATTACCCATTCTGTATTTGATTTATTATAATAATCAACTATGTTTTCCAATTTTTGAGAGTTAATTCTATTATGTTCCATTGTAAGAACATAATCAGTTTGCCACTCCAATTCATCTCCAAAATATACATTGCTTAAATTAATACGAATAGTCTCTCTAAGATCTTTATCAGTTTCGGAAGATTTAAAATTTTCAACTCGTTTTGTATCTGGATGAGGTATATGGAACACATGATAATCAAAATCCATTTTCTTGTGCTCCAACCCCACCATTTCTAATCTTTTATAGATTTCATCATCTTCAAAAGAATAATATTCACAAAAATCTTCATTATATCCACCAACTTTTAAAAAATTTTCTTTTGATACAAATAAAAGACCAGTTAAAAATCTATAATAAGAACTATAAGAATTATAGTAATCAGTTAATTGATCTAAAGACATCTTATTGCGGTCTACAATATAATTACCAGTTCTTTCATCATAAAATTCATTATTTACAATAGAACTTTTTCCGCTTACAAATGATTGACTATCTATTTTGTACTTATCAAAAAAAGAATAATAACAATTAAATACATAATCACAATCAACTTTTAGAATATAATCTCCTTTTGCCACAGAAACCGCAAGATTAAGCGGTTGTGGTTGATTAAAATATTTTTGATTCTGAACTCTAATAATTTTAATTCTTTCATCTAAAGAAATTAAATGCTCTAAACTTTCATCGGAACTCCAATCAACGATTATTATTTCAGTAATTTCTTTATGATTTAACCAAGAATTTAAAGAAACATTTAAAGCTGAATTGCGATTTTTGCAAGCACAAATTAAAGAAATAGACATATAAATCAGTTACTTGATATAAACTTTTTATAAAAAATTGCTTTGTCGGTGCATACACCGAATCCTTTTTTTAAATTTTCTAGATGATCATAATAATTTATTGATTCTGGAAGAACAATGATTCCTTTTGAGTATGGAAATTGCCCTATCAAAATCCAACCAAATCCTTTACTGGTGATAGTATACCTATCAGTTTCATGCCAAAAATAGTTAAATTCTACCATAGATGTAGATAATTTTTCCAGTGCTTCTCTATTTTTACAGTGAATCCATAAAACATCTTTGTGTTTTACCAACCAATTAATAGGAACATGATATTGTGGTTTATCATGTCCAAGATAACACTCATTATTTTCAACTCTTAAATCAATCTCAACATCAAATCCTTCAGCAATTGCTTCTTCAATATAATCAACACTATTTTCCTTGATTGGATTTGGACCAGTCAAATTTCCACGATGAGAAATAATTTTCATATCAAAAATCCAACACCCACTCAGGAAGAGAACCTCCACCAGTTTCATATCCCCACTTATCAATAGCAGCACGAAACTCTGGTCCAGGAGTTTTATCAATTGCCTGACGCATTGCCAGAGCACCTGCCAGAGTACCCCCAGGATGCCCGTGAACAGCGCCGCCACAGTTAGCAAGGAAGTCTGTTCCAAACTTCTCTGCAGTGGTGTTAACGATCCCTGGATGCATACCACAACTCAATGCTGGAAGAACATTTCTATTGTAAAGTGTCGTTAAAGTCTTACGAAGTTCTGTCTCATCATCACTGAGATATCCACCCCACATTCCAGCATGAATGGTATCCACTCCACAAAGACCAGCAAGATCACAGAGAACATCCCAATCAATACCAAATGCATGTCTCTTATCAGTAAGGATTTTATCTCCACTCTTTTGGTAATGAATAAACATTGGAAGGTCCATTCTTCTAATTGAATTATAAACACCAAGACCAGACCAGAAATTAATGTGGATACCATTACCACCATTATTTGCAACAAAATTTGCACGTTCAAGAATGGTGTGATGATCTCCATTAATACAGAAGCAGTAAATTACTCCTCTTCCACATTCATTTACAATGTTTGAAATAAGTTCTACACGATCTTCAAGACGGCAGAATGCAGGATTGGAAAGAATTTCATCTTCCTTAATAAAATCAACACCACCATCAAGAAGTTCTTTAACCATATCGGCAAGAGTTTGTGGTGTAATGCCTGTTTTAGGTTTTACGATTGCACCAGAAAGTGGTTTATCAAACCTGTTAACGAACCTACGAATACCTTCAATTCCATATTTTGGTCCAAGAAATTGTGCTTCTACATCAGCAGGAAACTCCAGTTTCTGAAGGCGACAAACTTTAAATACATCAATATCAAGTTGTCCACCCATTACCTGACAGAGAAGATGTGAGATACCATCACCTTCCCAATCAGTATTGACTTTGGGGAATCCAATCTTCACTTGCCCAGAGTGAACCCCAGTAAGGTTTTCTTCCGTATCATAGATGACACAAGATGCTAACTCAAAAAGTTCATCACTCTCCCAGCGATTACGAACCTTTGGATTTCCCACACTCTGCCCAATGGCAAGATTCCAAGCAGCATCTCTCAAATCACCAACTTGATGATTTGCTTCAATATAATACGTTGCTACTACACAACGATCTCTTTCTTGTTCTGTTAGTTCTCTAAAAAATTTCATGCTTCAACCTCATTTCTTACTAAGACTAATATCTCATCACCATCAAATCCATATTGTTGATTAGAATTACAAGTTTTTACTTGAGTTATATTACTATAATACTTATCATGCCCATAAAGTTTAATTTCATCAGCATAACTGTAAATTCTATAAACAATATCTTCAATTATAAGACATCCTCCAGGATTTAAATACTTATAAGCATTTCTAATTACTTTAATTTGATCCCAAAACTTATGGCTAGAATCATCTATAATAACATCAAATTTAGTATTAGATTTTTCAAAAGAATTATTAATTGACTCTTCGGATTTGACATTCATATAATCATAAAACACATTATGTAAATTTTCAGTTTTGGCATTTTGTATAAAATCCTCTTGATATCTATCTTCAGAAGATTCTCCTACTTTACAATCCCACCCATAAAGAGTTGCATTTGAAAAGTATTCTCTCCACATTCTCATAGATGCGTTTTTATATATTCCAATCTCACCAAAAACAATATTCTTATGTCTAATATTAGAAAATAAAAAATTATAAAACGGAGTGTATGCGTGATGCCCCATAGAACGCGCCAGAGGAGATTTATCAGTTCCATACTTTTCACCAATAAAACACAAATCTGTAGGAGATGAAAAACTATTATACAATATTTGATTAAACTTCACTTTTAAACCTCAAACTTATCTGATGGAATAGAAGGAACTTTAACGACAACTAATGTACAATCTTCAAGAAAAACTGGATCTGCAACTTCTCCTTTTTCAAAAATAAATACATCTCCACTATTTAATTCTTTTCCTTGAATGGTCATTTTTCCAGAAACAAGAACATTATATTCTACACTTTCTTTATGGTAGTGCGGTGCCCAATACTCTCCCTTTTTATGCGTAAGTAACCCAACTTCAAATTGGTCTGTTTTCAATACTGAAGGTTTAAAGTTTCCTATAAACCAACCTCTCACATAATCAGTAATTTTTGATGTGTTCATACTTTTCTAAAAAAGAATTCAAATCTTCTGGAACTCCAACTGGATTATGTTGATAATTTGGAATATGATGTATTCCAACTTTAAGTCCTTTCTTAATCATATGATTATAAGATGGGCCAACATAAAACTCACCATTAGGTGCTCTATCATTACATTGTATCATATCTTCTGCACTTTGTACAAAATATTTCCCCTTTCTCCAATAATGAATTCCATTTAAGGATATATCACTTATAACTTCTTTTTCTTTTATTTCCTGAACAAATCCTTTACGATCAATTCTAGCGTAACTATTTTTTGGTGTAGATGTGGTATAAGTCACAATCAACCCATCATACTTATAATATCTTGCAGATGTTAAAAATAAATCAGAATCCCACCACATAATCTGATCACAGTTAGCAATTATTAATTCATCCTCATTATTAATAAAATCTTTAAACAAAAGACAACTGGAAGCAGGTCCTTCTGTAGTTTCTTCTACGCTAATAATTTTTGAAGTTGGAAGTATGGAATGTAATAATGTACATACTTGATCATAATAACTATCTTTTCTTATGATAAAATGATAGGTTCCCGTTAATCCAAGAGAATGAACTGCTCTTTGAATCATTGCAATTCCATCAATTTCAATTAATGGTTTTGGAATTTTATAGGTATCTCTAGGAAATCTAGTCCCTTCACCTGCCATTGGAATTATTATATTCATTACTTTTTATTCAAACATTACCTTAACTATTTTTTTAGTTGTTAAATTATTTTTAGTATAATCAAAAAGATATTCATTTAATTCATCATAACAAGGATGAATTTCGTATCTTCTGGCATATTTATTGGTTTCTTTAATAATATCTTTTGGAAAATTTACCATTGTTAAAGGAGGACAATCTTCAATATCTGGAAAATAAGGAATGCATTTGTTTGCCAATATTTCATAATGCCTCATACAATTCCATTGAGATTTTTTCCAAGTCATACCATAATAAGAACTTGCATAATCATTATAGTAATCATTTTCATTATCGTAAATATAAGTTTCAAATTTTCCTGGAATAATGTAAGCAAATATTTTTTCTTTAGTTGGAGTATAATTAATTAATTGTGATTCTGGAATTCCAAAAGTAATTGGATTTGCAGCTCCAGGATCTATCAAATGAGTTTTCCAAATAGTTCCATAGGAATTTAGACCATGAGCATGTGCAAAATTCCAAGTATTATCTGAACCATCAATTAAATGAATTTTATCTTTTGAATAATATTGTTTTACATATTCAAAATAATCTAAACATTGTCTTTTATTAAATCCTTCATGAGTATAGATGCATCCATAAATTATAGCATCATAAAATCTTGATTTAATTTTTTCAATTATTGTTTCTGGAGAATCTAGTTTTGGAGTATGTTCTAACTTACCAAATATTGTAAAACCTTTTCCATAAATGTGAGATCTTTCTGTAAAAGATTTTAACATATAAGAAGGATAATGAGTTTCATATACTTCTATACCATTATCAATCAAACCATGATAAATTGTATCTGATTGATAATCTGGATACTCAAAATTATAGACAAATAAAACCTTCATATACGCTTTCTTGCAAAAGCAATTCCCCAATCTTTAGGGCAACAATTTTGCGTGATTTCCCATTTAGTTTTATCTAAAGCATTAACAAATTCTTTAGGTCCAGGATGACATGATACATCATGAAATCCAACAACACCACTATCAGATAATAAATTTGTATATTCCCAATCTCTTAAAACTTGATTAATACTATGCCACCCATCAATAAAAATAAAATCAAATTTTACATCATCAGTTCCTAATACCATTTTAAAAATATCAAGATTTTCATCATAAAATGAACTATCATTTTGAATAGTGTGAATATTATTTTCAGCGTTTCTTAAGAATGATCTATCAGCAATATCTAGACCAACATAAACAGTATCCTTTTTTTTATTTTTTGTTAAAACATGAACAAAAGAATCTTCTGCATTCCTACCTACACCTATTTCCAAAATTGCTTTTGCAGTATCACGAACTTTTAAGAAATTTTCAAGTAAATAATACCTATTACAAATAGTAACTTCTTCAGGATAAATCATGTTACCTTCAAAATCACATTTATGCCCATATCTATATGGATGAGAATCTGCTACACCATCAACATCATCATATGCAGTGAATGTTCTAATATCTTTTGTTAAATCGTTTTCCCATTTCATAAGTAATTAATCCGAATAAAAAAAATTATTTATTGTTTTAATATAGGTTGGGATACCAAATCCTACGAAAATCAATATTATTATTAATCCTAACTCTAAAATCACACCTGTTTATATTGATTTTTTTCAAATTAAAATATTTTAAAAGCATTGTTTCTGGATGATATGGAACACCTTCAATTTCAATTATATTATTATAAAAATTGGAATATTCATCCATTACATTTGATGGTCCAAATGCAAATTGATCATTAATTCCACCACACCAATCTTCACCCTTTGGTATGTTTAGACTTTTTGGATATTCTTCAAGATTGAGTGTTTTGTTTTCAAAATCACTATCAAACCTCATTCTAATCACAGTATCAAAAGTCATATTATTTTCTTTTTCATATATAACTTTTAGATTATTTGACATGTTAATTGAATGATGCATACTAATTGGTCCCACATCATACCGAGGTTTGATGCACCCTTCGGGGTTTTCAAATGGAAGTAGATTTAATGAGTTATAAATTTCTTGAAACTTATGTTTTTTAGTTTCATAATCTTCAATTAAAAGTTTTTCATAATTATATTTTTCTAAAAAACTAAATTGAGTTTCAACAATATTATTATACTCTTTAAATTCTAATCCAGAAACAGTTTTTAAAAATTCTTCTCTATTAGAAATTTTCCAAGTATGAATAAAAATTTTTACATGGTCATTTGGAAAAATATTTTTTATACTTTTCAATCCAATATGAGGATATCTAATAGCCCCAGATAAACAAACTGCTATTTTCATGCTTTAAAAATATAATCTTGTGTAAATGATTTAGAAACTCTCAGCAAGTATGCCGCATTATCCTGGAATCCAAATGTGATTAAGTAATCATCACCATACTCACACATACCAACCGCAAATTCTATTTCTGCATTTAAGAAAGAAAATCTTTCAGAAACTTTAACAATATTCCAATCATTGTCCCAAACTACAAATCTATGACGATAAGTTCCATCTTTTCTACCTGCTGGACTTTGGAAAAGAAAAGTTTCATGATTCAAGCAAAATCTATACTCGCCAAGTTTAAGAACTTGTGATCCACCACGAAGATCTATACAACCTAAATCTTGCCAATCTTTAACTGCAACTCTTTCAGTAGTGTTAGATTTAATATCATATTTAACAACTTCAGTTCCATTTGTCCACTTAACAAAATGAAATGGAAGATCTAAAATAGGCATCCAATTTTTTTCGCAATACGAAGTTTCATCACCTTTATCAACTCCAGGAACAGGAATACGATATTGATTTACTTCCTTCACACCACTATCAGTTATCTCAATTTCAGATAACTCCATTCTACCCTGTCCATTATATGTGGTGTCTCTTCTTACTCCACAAGTATAGAGTTTACCGTCCCATCTCATAATACGACAATCTTCCAATCCAACAAATTCCCATAGTTCTTGATCTGGAAATTTTGAAGTATCAATGTGATGATACCATTTCATATTCATAGTATCATCCATTTCGCACATTATATTTTTTGTGCGAAGGCGAAGATCATTTTCTGGATGAATATAAACTAGAGGACCCCAGTGATGTTCAAACTTTTTCTTTTCAGAATGATATAAAGTATAATTAATATTTCTCAAATTAACTAAAATTCTACCATTATCATTATAAATGGATGGATTTGTAACAGCTGGTCCTTTTAAATCTGAAGAAGGAATAATAAGAGGATGAATACTTCCACCATTTTCCAACGCAAGTTTTACAAAATTTGACATAATTATTTCGTTCTTAATTTTATTATACAATAGATTTTAATTATTTTCAAATTTATTCAATAGTCGTCATAGTTTCTGAAATTAATGGTTGATTTTCTACGATAGATTCTGGTCTTCTATAAATTTTTACAGTTGCTTCAACTGGATAATCCCAACCATATTCATCTTTAAGATCAACAATTTCTTGAATAGACAAACTTACTTCTGCATATTGTTCATGTGCTAATTGATATAGATGAGCAAGAGGCATACTTGAAGTAACTTCATGATCAAACATACTAGGATCTCTTGGGTCCATAATCTACCTTATTGTAATTATTTTTTATATATAGCAAATCCTATTCCCCAATCTTCTGGGCAAAGATTTTCTTGAACATCCCATTTATTCTTATCTAGTGCATTAACAAATCTGTTAGGGCCGAAATGGCATGTCGTATCATGAAATCCAACTACACCTCCAGGATTTAGAAGTTTTGTATATTCCCAATCTTTAAGAACTTGATTGATGCTGTGATACCCATCAATAAAAATAAAGTCAAATTTATCAACACCTAAAGATTTAAATAATTGAACATTATACTCATAATTAGAACTATCTGTTTTAAACGTATATACTTTATTTTGAGAATCATTTAAGAAACTTCTGTCTTCAATATCAATCCCAATATAAATTGAATCTGGATTTTTATTTTTTGAGAAGATGTGTGCAAAAGACCTATCATCATTTCTGCCAATTCCTATTTCTAGAATTGCTTTACAATTTTCTTTAACAGTCAAAAACTTTTCTTCAAGATTCTTGAGGTTGCAGTCACTAATTTCAGGAGGAGCAGAAAAAGTATTGTCTGGATTCAAATCATATCGTAAAGGATGTGCTCCTACTCCAGGAAAATCTTGGTCATCCCTTGGGTCATGATACCGAATATCTTGAATTAAATCATCTTCCCATTTAAATTTTTTTTTTAAATTATTTGGAATTTCACCATCTTTAATCCAAAGTTCTTTTGAAAATTCAATCCATTCTTTTACTCTTGTGTCCCAACTATAATAATCATTACAAACTTCTACTTGACGAGTGTTGTCAAATTTACCTTCATGATATTCTACAATCGTCTTCTTAAGTTCAGAAGCAAACTTAACAATGTGCTTGTTACGATCTGGAATGTATCCATAATGACGGGCAAATCCAAGACCAGTTTCTGGAAGAGCGGCAAGATTGCTAGAAAGAACAGAACACCCAGCAGCAAGTGCTTCAATCATACAAATACAAGAAGTCTCCTGGAAGTATGATGGATAAGCAAAGATATGAGTCTTCATTAATTGTTCACGAATCTTGGAGTTATTTGTTCTTGTATGGCGAACAACTCTACTGTCAGCATTAGCAAGTGCTAAACAATACCGAAGAAACTTTTCTTCATCCTCACAAACATGTGCATATTCGTATGTTTGGAATCCATCTAGATACTGCTTTTTCCTTTCATCGGGATCAAGTTCGTGGAAAATATGCAATTCAAAATCCTCATCTGGGATAAGACGAATTGCTTCCAAAAGAAGATCTAATCCACGAATAGGATTAGGATGAAAAATTAATTGTAACTTTCCTTCAGGTTTTTTATGTGGTTCAAATGGTTGAATAGCATTCTTAAGAACGTAGCACTTTTCCATAGGAAGATTAAACTTCTCACCAAACCGTTCATATTGCCAGTTAGAAACAAAAACATATGCTTTAAAATGTTTTTGAAACTGCTTATCCATTAACTGTTCAAGATTTTGCTCATTATGATGAGGATGCAACCAAACAATATTAGAATTATCTGGAGCAATTATATTATCACCAGGAATAACACACCAATGCCAATCTGCCAAATCTGGAGCTTTAGGGAGAACAAGATCTTGCCAGGCACGACCCATAATTTCCGTTCCTCCAGTTCCATCTGGATTTAATGATGCTTCCAAAAGTGGAGGCATATTATTGTGCAAATATTCTGGTTTTGTGTTTACCAAATCTTTTTCGGATTTGTATAAATCTGAGATTGAGTCAATAGTCATATCTGGAAAATTGATTTTAATATCGTTTATTAATGTTTTGTTTTTACTAATTACACCTAACCCATGAGAATTTATAAAATTAATCTTATAATAACCAGTTATTTCATCAAAAAATTTCCCAACAAGTTCTTTAAAACTAACTGTATCATGAAATAATATTATACCATCTTCTTTAACAAATTTATTCCAATTTTCAAAATCATTTTTGGCAGCATCGTAAGAATGATGCCCATCAATATGTAAAATATCAATACTCTTATTCCATTGTTTTGATATTTCAGAAAAGTCTCCAAATATAAAATTAAAATTATCAAGATTTAATTTTTTTGAAATATCCAAAACAAACTTATCAATTTCTTCATTCTCTCTTCCAGAATAAGAATCTATTCCATAAACTTTTCCATTTGAATATAAACTCATCAAAAATGATGAGTATCCGTAATCAACACCTAATTCAACAATAGTTTCTGGATTTTTATATTCAATTAACCATTTAATAAACTTTCTATGCCCTACTGGTTTTTGATTCCACGCAGATGGAATATTAGATATAATATCTTCAATATCATTGTCTGGAAGATTCTTTACATAGTTTTTAAAATCTGTATTAGTTTCCCAAGAAAAATTTTCAATAACTTCTTTATTTTTAAACTCTTCAATTGCATTCATATTATACATTTCTTTTGGAAAAATTTTTATAATTATGTCTTGAAGATCTTTTGGAAAATTATTAAAACTAAAAAATTTAAGAGGATCGGATCTATGAAATAAATCTTTTCTAGTTTTTATACATTCTAGTATATTTTTTTCATTTTTATATTTTTCTTTATTAAATTCTTGATGAGAAAAAGATTCTATTTTGTGTTGAATTGTTTTAACATCACCAAAATATGAGAAGTGCCATCCACTATTATTGTAGCAATTAAACTCACCTCTTTGCCATCTCAATTGTGTAAATTTTATTTTAGAAGCATTTTGAACTTTAACAAAAATTGTCCCTGGCCAAACGTTAGTGTTTACTGTAGTAAAATTAAAATATAAACCAAAAAAGTTTGCGGTAGAACAAAAATTTTGTGGAAGATTTTCTACCCTTAACTGAGATATTAATCTTTTATCAGGTATTTCATCAACATCACTTAACATTAAAAGGTCATCAGGAGAAAACTGTTGTAGATTTTCTCCCATGTAATCTCTCTGACCGAATTCTATTTTCCAAAAATCAGATTCAAAATCACATTTATCAGTCTCTCCAAACTTACAATCACTGATATCTGGTTCATAATAAAGACGGATAATTTTTTTCTTTATTTCATCATCCAATTCATTAATATACTCATCAAGATAATAAGGTTTTTCTTTTCCAGAAAAAGTATATTTAGATTCACAGACTAAAAAGCAATCAACAACATCTTTAAGGTATTCAGTTCTTAATTTTAACATATTCTTTTCATTAAAGAATATAAAACTATCAATTACTTTCATTGTTTAAGACTTTGTAATGGTTTTGTTATATCTATGGTCTTGTGATATTCATTTCTAGTTCCTAATTGATCTTTGTGAATTGCTTTATATTGAGTAATCAAATTATTGAATGAACAATTACCAAACAAAGAATAAAGTTGTTTAAAAATTTCCGCGTCAAGGCAAAACGTTTGGAAAGATGGAAATCTTATATCAACATCTTTTCTATGAAAAACATTAGTTCTCCAAGAAACTTGACTAGCATCTAGTTGTAAATGTGGATTTAAATCATCAATTCTATTTAAATGATAATTATTATTGAATTTTATATCATTTAAAGAACGCACTTCAAATGGATCAAAAATAACAGAGTGTCCATATGAATAATTTTTTTGAGGACTTCTTTCATACCATTTACATAAACCTTCAAGATATCCAGGATATAGAGCATCATCGTCGCATAAAATTATGCAAATATCAGAATCACTTTCTAAAACTGCCCTATTCCAATAATGACCATGAGTGCTAAATCTTTTTTGTTTTCCTTCAAAAGTATCATGAGTATGATAAAATTTTACTTTTTCAGTTTCACTACCTAGTATATCTTCAACAATTGGTTTTCCTGGATAATCACTAGAGTCATCAACGAAAATCCATTCCCAGTCTTTATGAGATTGATACTTTATAGACTCCGCAGTATATCTAATCATATTAGGACGATTAAAATAAGAAGACAATATGGTTATTTTCATTTAAGTGCTTCTCTAATAAAATTTTCCATAGGGGTCTTCTTAAAGATATCAAGACCTTTTTCTGCCTGCAAATCAAGTTCTTGAGGATTTTTTAGAAGTTCATATGCCTTTTCAACAAAGTTTTCATACGTTGTCGTAAAAACAGTACCCTCCATGTAATCTGGAAAATCAGTTTCTGAACTTCTTTCACAAAGAACAGGAACTTTATTTTGAATCAAATGACTTACACGAACCATTTCAAAAATTTTATTCTCATGATTATGTAAATTAATCACCAATTTTGCTCTCTTAATATATGCATCACGATCATCACCATAAACACTATGGAAATGAACAAAGTTAATGTTTTTATTTTCGGCAAACTGATTTAAAATTTTAATTCTCCTATCAGAAGTATACATGTAAGCAAGAATATCAATGTCTCTTTCCTCTGGTTTATTTCTTTCAAAGTAAGAAATCTCAGGAACATATCCAATCTGAACATGTTTAATATTATCTACACCAGCTTTACGAAGAATATTACTGTTTCTCATTGAATAATCCCACACCTCAAGACCGCGATACTTACGACACCAACGAAGACATTCTGGACTATCTCTCATTTGTTCCAAAGAATAAATGATTGTATTTTTTGGGACATCATGTCTTACCATATCTACTGGACAGTGATGCATTCCAAATACGATATTTCGGGCATCCTGTCTAAATTCATTTACACTGTTCGTAACCTCATACCCCATTCGTTGTAGAGTGAAGAATACCGCAGCTTCAATCTCATGGAATACATTAGAGTGAATATTAAAATGATTATCAGGAACGATGCGACACATGTTAAATTTATTTGTTGCAGGTGTAGCATATGAAATTGAAGAATTTAAAAATTGAGAATTTTGATTATGGTAATCATTATCCTTTAATAAAACTTCTTTTAATACAGCATTATCAACTACGGGATTAGCAGATAAGGGTGCTTTTTCCTGCCTAACATGTATGTAATGAAGTTTTCCATTACCAGATCCAATCCATTTTTTATAAGCTTCTTTATTATCCTGTTTTGAATAATACTTATTAATATTTAAAGGATCAGAAAGAGTTTTGATATAATCAGTTTTTGCCCACCAAAAATTTCCAGCAAATGGATAATAATCTTTATAAAAATTAGATCCAATTACATCATACCCATCATTTAGTTTTTGAATACATTCTTCCCAGTTTTCAATACAATGCTTTTGCATGTATTGTCTCCATTTTTTATCTTCATCAATAAGTCCATGTTGTATGTAAGAACTATTTGTTATTCCTTTATTATGGAAGTATAAAACATATCCTTCATTTTTAAGGGAATAATCATACAATTCTTTTAGAGTTTGCCCCTCGTAAATATTTTCTTGGGCATTAATGTCACGATACGAAATAATATCTACAAATGGATACTTTCTAATGATATATTCAGAAACTAATTGATCGTAATTTTTTATTATACGTTCTTCACCTACTTTTAATTCTCCACTCAATGCCAATGGCATAGTAATGCATACGTTAACTTTTGCTTTTTTACTAAGACCAGTTTTTTTGAGAAGTCCTAATTGTTCATTAATCCACCAAACCCACATTCCAGAAGTATTGGGAATAAAAAGATGATAAAAAATACTTAACATGTCTTTCTTTTGATTATTTTTAATGCCGTAAAAATACAAATCTTTTGAATGTGAATTTACTTCAAATCCATATTCAGAAAAATATTGCTCTAAATTTAAATCTTCAAAATGAGATTGATTTAAATTTTTATAATAATTCCATCCTTTTTGGATTGTAAATGGAGAATCTTCTGGTTTATGATTAGAAGTTCCATGTTCTTCTCTTCCATCAGTTGCACAAGTAAAAAAAACTAAACCATCTTTTTTACACATGCGTATCATGTTTAAAAAAGTTTCTTTCCAATAAGGATTATGCTCAAAACATTCTGCGGAAAATACTGTATCAAAAGTTTCATCTGGGGCATCATAGTTTTGCCCCTCACAGACAACATCGACACAGTATCCAGGTTCTAAATCTACTCCAGTATAATCACACTTATCAAAAAATCCTTTGATAGTTCCATTGATATTTAAACTTCCAATTTCAAGAACTTTTTTTTCCTTGAAAAATTCTGGAAATCTTTGCCTTAAATTTTCTGTGTAATCAAATTGTTCTTGATGTGCCATATCAATTAATATATTGATTCTTATTAATGTATTTTATTTCTATAATATCCTCAAATGTTTTATTAATTTCTTCAATTAATTTTTCATTTTTTGATACAACACCAAGTCCATTTGAAACTATAAAATTAGTTTTTGGAAGATCAATTTCGTTGAAAAATTTCCTTACTCCAAAACTTGGATTTTCAACACAAGTATCATGCATTAATATTATTCCATCTTCCTTAACAAATTTATTCCACTTTTCAAAATCATTTTTAATTGCTTCGTATGTGTGGAGACCATCAATATGTAAAATATCAATTTTTTTATCCCACGTTTTTTCTATTTCATCAAAGTATCCTTTAATAAAAGTAATATTCTCAAGGTTTAATTGGGTTTGTTTTTCAACAACATAATCATAAGTATTTCTAAACCCCGCATGTTTATCACCTTCAAAACTATCTACACCGTACACATGACCGATTTTAGGTAATGCAAATGAAAAAGTTGAATATCCATGATCAACTCCCAAATCAACAATTACTTCAGGTTGTTTTTTTCTAACAATCCATTCGGCAAACTTTTTATGATCCTTCCAAGTAAATCCACTAGAACATGCTATTTCAAGCATAAAATTATCTTGTGTTAAAATATTTTTTTCTTCATTTGGATCATATTCGCTACGATCATAAAGTTGGAAATAATGATGAGTATCACTTAAATGAAAACAATATTCTTTTGTTTTTTCTGTACCAATCCACGATTCAAATGCATACCGATAAGTCTTTAGTTTTGACATGAGATATTCATAATTTGCATACTTATCAATTTCTAATGGATTTGGAAGTGTACGAATATACTTATTGTTTGCCCACCAAAAATTACCAGCAAAATGATAACATAAAAATCTTTGTTCTTCAGTAAAAGCTTTATTAGTTAAATTCTTTTCTACTAACCAATTAACACCACAACAATCGTATCCTTCATCTAATTTTGCAACACAATCTTCCCACTTTTCAATATTAAAATAGTGCATGTATTCTCTCCAATCATGCAAACCACCAGGAACATGAGTTCCATATGAAGTCATTCCTTTGTTATGGAAATACAATACATATCCATCAGTTTTTTGGCAGTGGTCATACAATCTAGCAAGTGTTTGCCCCTCAAACAAATTAGGTTGATCTGTTACATTTCTCACATCAAGAATATTAACAAAAGAATAATTTTCTTTGATGTAATTAATGACCAATTGATCATATGTGTAATTATTTTTTTGGTTAACTAAACCCAAAGGAATAGTAATGCACATATTAACCGTTGATGCATCTGCAAGTCCAGTAGATCTCAACAGTTCCATTTGTTCATCAATCCACCAAACCCAATCTACCGATGTATCTGGCACATAAAAATGATAAAAAACACTAATATTTTTAATTTGCATAACGTTCTCTTGGATAAAGTGCAAAATAATGATCTACAGCACTGTAATGTATTGATCTTACTTTTGGTTTATTGGAGCACAACCAAACTTCATAACAAAATCTATGACCTTCAAACCTTTCCGTAAACTTTTCATCATAATATAAAGTACGATCTAAAACATTTGGTAATGTTTTAATATAATCTGTTGTTGCCCACCAGAAATTTCCAGCAAAATGGGGGTATGGTTCTCTTGACCAGTTTGTTCCAACAGCATCTACTTGATCGTCTTCAATTTTTTGAATACAATCTTTCCATCTTTCCACACACCAATAGTTCATATAGTGTCTCCAGTCAGTTGTTGGAGCAGTTTGATATGAATTTACAGCATGAAGCATTCCTTTTGAATGGAAATAAAGAACATATCCATCATTTGTTTTTGAATATGTTTGAATTTCTTTAAGTGTTTGACCTTCAAAAATATTTTCTTGTTCTCCTTGACCCTCCAAAACTCTAGATGAAAGAATATTTACAAATGGATATTTTTGCCGAACATAAATTCTAATTTCATTAATAGCATGATCTGGAGCAGCATAGCACATATACACATTTGCAACATCGGAAAGACCAGAAGATTTGAGTAGTCCGAATTGCTCATCAAGAAATTTATTCCAAAGGCTATTAACTGCTCCTAAATGATAAAAAACAGCAATTTTTTTCATACAACAATGTTTGATTTTACATGTCCAACAACAACTGTAGGATCTAGATGAACAATATCTCCGTTTTCAGTAACTCTTTCACACCAATAAAGATCTTCACCAAGAGGAATCTCATATTCAATTCCATCAACTTCTTGTTTAACTTTACCTAATCCATACCAAGGGCGTTTAAGTTTTTCAAAAACTCCTTGACGAATACACATAAATCCAAGACCAACACCATATACTGGAATTGGATCTCCTATTTTTTGATAGACTTCTAATTCAGAGCGAGTCATAAATCTAAAACTATCTTTTGTTTGGTGAACTACTGCATCCCTTCCTTCTGCTTCAAAATAAACACCAGAAATTACATCATAACCTGATGTATAAAGTTTAATAAAGTGTTCAGGATTCCAAACAATATCACTATCAATACAAAAAATTTTATCGTATGTATAAATTCCTTTTCCTGGTGATGTATTAAAAATTTCTAAATTTCTACTCCCAGTAATTGTTGCCTCTCTAGCATTAGTAACTAAAGATGCATATTCATTTTGGTAGTGCCAGGTAATTCCGTTCGCATTTAATATTTGAATTGTTGCCAATAAAGATTTAACATATTCGGCATTTAAAATTCTACCTGGTGTTGCAATCACCACATTTACATGTGGTTTTTGATTCTCTTGCTGCTGCTCTTTAATTTCTTCTTGAACAGTTTCTACGTCTATTACTTGATCTTGATTTTCCATTATAGAATTACCATTTTTTGATGACCGACTTTTACTTTTGGATTACACCAAATTTCAAATCCATGTTCACGAATATCTTCACACATAGCAACATCTTCAGAACACATATCTTCAAGAATTATACCATCTTCTCTAATTAATTGCACCTTTTTAGGAGCAAACCAAGGATAAGGAATTTTTTCAAAAACTCCTTTCTTCATAAGAACCCAACCAAATCCACAATATTCAATCTTAAATGGTCCTGGGCGTTTTGCCATGTCTTCAACCGTTTCAAAATAATAAGAACCTTGCTCAAGAAGTCTTTTTTTATCCATATTAACAACAACAGTTGTTTGATTTGAAACTGGTGTTCCATTTGATTGAACATACCATCCAGTTGCAATATCCTTATCCATTTGAAGAAGTTCTAAAAGATCTTCTGTTTTAAAAATAATATCACTATCAATCCACATAATATAATCATACGCAATTTGCCCACGCCAAGGCGTGAGCATTGTTCCCGCAAAGTTATCTGCCTGCAAACAATCAGTTCTGGCAAAATTTACCATGGAACTGTATTTTTGCGAAATATAAAAATTAATTCCTTGCTGATTTAAATCAAACAATAACCTAACAAATTGTGTAAGAAAAGTTCCAGAATAAGAAAATCCAGGTAAACAAAATGCAATTGTTTTTCCTCTAAAATCATTTTTCGGTTGATTTGAATAATTTAACATAAATCAAAATAGTATATGTTTATATATGTAATTTACCACCAGGTAATTCTAACATATCCATCTCCACCATTTCCACCAGTTCCAGACAAATTATTTTCTACAGAATAACCTCCTCCGCCTCCGCCGCCGCCGCGAGTTCCATCTCCACCATTTCCAGCTGCAGAAACTGGTTCACCACCATTAAAAGATGACATAGTTGCTTGAGGTCCACCAACAAGATATAATGAATTACCATATACTATTGCGGAAATTGCAGTTGATCCAAAACCACCATAAGTAGAAGTTCTTAAACGCCATGTAATTGCATCTGTAGAATAAACAATTGTTGAACCTCCTATGGCAGCATAATATAATCCATCATGGGCAAATCCATTGATTGCGGTAGATCCAAATCCAGAAGTTCTTAATTGCCAAGAAATACTATCAGTTGAATAAATCAATATAGGTTGATTTGAATTATCGGTTCCACCAATTAAATACCGAGTTCCAGAAGAATTTATTGAATAAACAGAATTAAAAGTTTGAAGATTATTTTTAACTGTTCTAGATTGCCAAGAAATAGTATCAGTTGAAACTACCATTCTACCATTTCCTTCTGTTAATCCAATATAACTGGCAGAAGACATTGTCGCATTTATTCCACCAATTACAAAAATATCATTTAAATATGTCATAGTATTAATTGTACTAGAACCAAATCCAGAAGTTCTAAATCTCCAAATAATTGCATCTGTTGAAATGGAAACTGTTCCATTAGCACCACCTATAACATATAAATTATTATTATAAGAAATAGAATTTATATCAGAAGTTCCAAATCCAGTTGTTCTTAATGTCCATGCAATCGCATCTGTAGAAGTTGTCAATGTTCCTTTTATACCAATTGCAACATAAGTTGTTGTTGGAGAAGATGAATACACAAGAGATTGTATATTAGATGTTCCGAATCCAGAAGTTTGAAGGGTCCATCTAATAGTATCAGTAGAAGTCATTAATGTTCCACTATCTCCAGATGCAACATAAGTATCTGTGGGAAGTGAACCATAAGTAAACGCATTAATTGCAGTTGTTCCAAATCCAGAAGTTCTTAGAACCCATATAATATTATTTGTAGATGCAATAATTTGTCTCTGAGAAGCACCGTCTAGCGCAGATGCTAAAACATATGATCCCACTTGTTTAATTGTAGATAGTGAGAATATTTCAATAGGAGAAGTTCTTAAAGACCAAGAAATAGTATCAGTTGAAGCTGCTAGTAATGCCCCAGAAGATCCGTAAGTTAATGTTTTTATTACGGCACTGTTTAACAAACCATTTAATCCACCACCAATCAATGCAAGGGTTCCACCATAAGTCATTGCAGAAATTGAAGAACTTCCAAATCCAGTAGTTGTTCTTATGACCCAAGAAATTGCATCAGTAGAAATTCTATTTGTGCCACTTTGTCCACCAATTACATAGATATTAGTATCATTAATATACATCAATGAATTTATTGATGATGTTCCAAATCCAGTTGTTCTTATTGTCCAAGCAATTCCATCAGTAGAAGTTGCTAATCTACCAGAAGTTCCAGAAGCAACATAAGTTGTAGTAGGAGATGATCCATATGCTAAATTATTAATTGAATTAGTTAAAAATCCAGAAGTTTGAAGAGTCCAAGAAATAGTATCTGTAGAAGTCATTAAAGTTCCACTAGCACCAGCAGCAACATAAGTATCTGTGGGAAGTGAACCATAAGTAAACGCATTAATTGCAGTTGTTCCAAATCCAGAAGTTCTTAGAACCCATATAATATTATCAGTAGAAACCGTAATAATTGTTTGAGAAAGCGAATTAGTACCAGTTGCAATAGAATAAGATCCCTCTTTTTCCATTACGGAAATTGCTTGAACACTTGCCGAAGTGGTTCGTGTAACCCATGCTATAGAATCAGTAGATGCTCTTAGCAATCCTCCTGTTCCTAAATTTCTAATGCTTAAATGATTAGATGTCATTATCGTGGCATTAGTACTAATAACTCCAGCCATTAACCACACATCAGCACCAGAACCATAAGTAAGACAAAGATTTGCAGTAGCTGATCCAGTTGTTCTCATTATCCACACAATTCCATCTGTTGAAGTTAAACTTCTTCCAGTATTGGCAGCAATTACATACGCACCATCATAATATCTAACAGAATTAATAGTAGTTGTACCCAATCCAGAAGGTGTTGTTCTAAATGCCCAAGCAATAGCATCAGTAGAAGTCATTATAGTTGCATTATTTCCAGCAGCAACATAAGTAGATGTTGGTTGATTACCATATGCCAATCCATTAATATTTGTTGCACCAAATCCAGAAGTTTGAAGAGTCCAAGAAATAGTATCTGTAGAAGTCATTAAAGTTCCACTAGCACCAGCAGCAACATAAGTATCTGTGGGAAGTGAACCATAAGTAAAGGCATTAATTGCAGTTAATCCAAATCCAGAAGTTCTTAGAACCCATATAATATTATTTGTAGAGACAATTAAACCTCCAGATTGTCCAAGATAATTTGTCGTATGTGCTAAAACATAAGAACCAGAATATTCAAGATCCGTAGTATTTTGATTACTTAATGGAGTAGTTCTTATTTGCCAAGAAATACTATCTGTTGAAGCACTAATTAAAGATCCAGCACCTAAACCATATAAAATAGGTCCAGTTGAAGATGCCAATGTTCCATTTACTCCACCAATTATATAAGTAGAATTAAATCCAGAACCACCAGAAGCAATACAATTAATTGAACTAGTTCCAAATCCAGATGTTCTCAATATCCATACAAATGAATCTGTTGAGGTTAAAATTCTTCCGCTAGAACCACCAACAACAAAAGCATCTAAGTCAAAATTAATATAAGAGGCAACGTTTGCGGTAGAAGTTCCAAACCCAGCACCAGAAGTTCTAATTGTCCAGGCAATAGCATCAGTTGAAGCCCCTATTGCTCCACCAGCAGAACCAACAACATAATATGGTTGAGATGATGGTCCTACAGTTCCATATGCTAAACTTGCTAAATTACTAGTTCCAAATCCAGAAGTTTGAAGAGTCCAAGAAATAGTATCTGTAGAAGTCATTAAAGTTCCACTAGCACCAGCAGCAACATAAGTATCTGTGGGAAGTGAACCATAAGTAAACGCATTAATTGCAGTTGTTCCAAATCCAGAAGTTCTTAGAACCCATATAATATTATCAGTAGAAACCGTAATAATTGTTTGAGAAAGCGAATTAGTACCAGTTGCAATAGAATAAGATCCCTCTTTTTCCATTACGGAAATTGCTTGAACACTTGCCGAAGTGGTTCGTGTAACCCATGCTATAGAATCAGTAGATGCTCTTAGCAATCCTCCTGTTCCTAAATTTCTAATGCTTAAATGATTAGATGTCATTATAAGATTGCCACTATTTCCACTTGCAATCCAAACATCAGCACCAGAACCATAAGCAATATCAGTAATTGCAGAAGTTCCAAAACCAGAGTTTGTTCTTAGTATCCATACAATCGTATCAGTTGAAGTTAAAGTTCTTCCGTTGCTAGCAGCAATTACATATGTTCCAGAATAAGAATTAACAGCATTAATAGTAGTTGTTCCCAATCCCGTTGTTCTTAGTGTCCAAGCAATACCATCAGTAGAAGATGTTAAAGTTCCACTAGGACCACCAGCAACATAAGTTGCAGAAGGAGATGAACTATATGTAAGTGATGAAATAGATGTAGTTCCAAATCCAGAAGTTTGAAGAGTCCAAGAAATAGTATCTGTAGAAGTCATTAAAGTTCCACTAGCACCAGCAGCAACATAAGTATCTGTGGGAAGTGAACCATAAGTAAAGGCATTAATTGCACTAATTCCAAATCCAGAACTTCTGAATTGCCATATTATATTGTTAGTAGAAGCAATTAAACCTCCAGACCCACCAGTAATATCAGAAGATCCTGCTAAAACATAAGAACCAACAGATTCTATTGCAGATATTCCTATTATTCCTGTCGGAGAAGTTCTTAAAACCCAAATAATACTATCTGTAGATGCTCCTATCACACCACCATATCCATAAGATAAATTAATTGAGGAATTCATTATTCCTGATCCACCAACCATGAGATAATTATTATTTCCATATGTAACTGAATTAATTTGCGATGTTCCAAATCCAGTTGTTGTCCTTATAATCCAGGTAATTCCATCGGTAGAAGTTTGATTTCTTCCTTGAGCACCTGCTATAAGATAAAAAGGACTTCTGTATAAAATACTTGTGATGGTAGATGTTCCAAATCCAGAAGTTCTTATTGACCAAGAAATTGAATCTGTAGAAGATCTTAAAGTTCCATTTACACCAATCGCAACATATTTTTCTACTTTATCAGATCCATAAGAAATACCATTAATTGTAGATGTTCCAAATCCTGCTGTTCGCAAAGTCCAAGAAATAGTATCAGTTGAAGTTGCTAGAGAACCAATCGCACCTGCTGCAACATAATTAGTTCCATCATATAAAATAGAATTAACTCCAGTTCCTAAACCAGTATTTAATAAAGACCACGATATATTATTGGTAGACATTATTAAATCTGCTCCAGTTCCACCATAATAATTACTTAAATTACCAAAAACATATGATCCAGCAGCATTTAAATAAGTTACAGACAAACTATCATAAGTAGTTGTTCTTGTAGTCCATGAAGAAAGATCTGCAGAAGCTCGTAAAATACCTCCAGTACCCAAAGAAATACTTGAACTTGTTGCATATTGAACAGATCCACCCGTTGAACCTATTAAAAATTCACTACCTGTAGAATTAGAAATAATTGCATTGTAAGAAGCTGTTGTGGTGGCATTTGTTCTCAAAACCCACATAATTCCATTAGTTGAAGATGCCACATAATTAGTAGTTCCATTACTGACACACAAATAATCTCCATTACTATAATAAAGTTTAGATACATTAGTAGATAAACCACCAGCAGCATTTCCAGCTTCCCAGGTAATTGAATCGGTTGAAGTTGCTATTTCCCCAGTATTAAGACCAATTACATAAGTTGATGATGGTAAACTACCAAAAGTTAATGACGTAATTGTTGCGGTTTGATATCCCGTTGTTCTCAAAGTCCAAGAAATAGTATCACTTGAAACTATGAAAGATCCTCTAGTTCCTGCAGCAATATAAGGATTTGTTTGACCACTAGCATACCAAAGAGATCTAATTTGATCGCCATCAAGTCCAGTTGTTCTCAATATCCAAATAATATTATCAGTAGAAACGCAAATATTTGTACCATTTCCACTATAATCTGGAGATTGAAATACTACATAAGAACCACCAAATTCTATTGCTCCAGCATTTTGTGTATTATAAGGAGCAGTTCTAGTAACCCATGCTATAGAATCAGTAGATGCTCTTAAAAAAGCTCCAGTTCCATTTGATTTTACTAATGATGCCGTAGCATATTCCATTGCCCCATTATCACCACCAACAACATAACTATCAAGTAAACTATGATATGTTATAGCATTAATATTAGTAAACACCGAAGTTCTTAATTGCCAAGTAATTGTATCAGTTGAAACAAGTAGTGCTGTTGTTAAATTTGCAAGATAAACATTATTAGAATAATTAATATCCCTAACATCAGATCCAGCAAATCCTAATGTTCTTATAAACCATGTTATTGCATCAGTAGAAGAAGCAATAGTGGAATTTGCTCCCGCAATAAGGTATCTTTGTGATTGATCACTTGCATATTGAGCAATATAAATTGCACTAGTTCCAAATCCAGAAGTTCTCAAAGTCCAAAAAATAGAATCTGAAGATATCGCAATTCCACCGAGATCAGATGTTACCAAATAATTGCTACCATCATAAAGAGATCCGTATACTAATTGATTTCCTAAAAGACCAGTAGTTCTTAAAGTCCATATAACGTTATCAGTAGATAATGCAAGAGCAGTATTAGATCCACGATAATCACGCAATCCACAAAAAACATAAGAACCATTTTGTTTTAAAGACCAGTTATTAATACCAACCGTAGAAAGTGGAGTTGTTCTAGTAGTCCAAGCAATACTATCAGTAGAAGCGCGAAGTAAAGCACCAGATCCTAAAAGATCTAAACTTGATCTGGTAGCAGATTGAATAGTTCCACCTTGACCACCAATAATCCAAACATCAGTCAATTCACTTGTAGTAAGTATGAGAGAACTTCCAAATCCAGTTGTTCTTAAAACCCAATTTATAGTGTCAGTTGATGTTATTGTATTTCCAAATGGAGAAGATGCACTGGAAAGAACATATAAACCATTATCATAGTATCCACTAGAATATGTACCCGATGCTATTGCTGTCGCCTGTGTCCTTATAAACCAATTAATTGAATCGGTAGAAACTCTTATACCATTCGTAATATCGTATGTTAAGAATCTTTCACCATAAAGTAACATAGTTGAAGTTGCATTACCAGATGCTGAAGTTCTTGCTATCCAAGATAAAGAGTCATCTGAACTAAAAACTTGACCATTTGCAGATAAAGTTAAAGAATATGTATTATTTCCATACGCAACAGAAAGAATACTAGACGACCCAAATGATCCTATACCTTGCGTTCTTAATTCCCAAGTAATGTTGTCTGTTGAAGATATTAATGCAGATTGACTAATTTGATTAGTTACTCTACTAAACACATAAGATGGTGTTGAAGAAAATTGATCTATGGATTCAATATTATATGGAGAAGTTCTAGTAACCCATGCTATAGTATCAGTTGATGCTCTTAAAACTCCGCCAGTTCCAAGAGAAGATAATAGTAATGGTGTTGATATTGCTATTGCAGCATTTGATCCAGTAAATAGTCCACCTATTAAAAATATACCATTTCCTGGCGATGCTATGTTTTGCCCCGCAATACCTGTAGTTCTCAATATCCATGTAATTGCATCAGTTGAAGATGCTGATGCCGCATTAAGAAGTGCAACACCATTTGAATATACAACAGGAGTATAAGATCCAATTATATTAGCAGTTGTTCGTATAACCCAACGAATTGAATCTGTAGATGTTAAAGTAACTTGATTTCCTGAAACAATATATTTTTGTTCAAATTCTGGAGCATATGTGGCAGAATATAAAAGATATCCAGTAGATGGCGATGTTCTGTATACCCAACTAATAGTATCAGTTGAAGCCATTATTATTCCACTATTACCAACAGCTAAGTAAGTGGTTGATCCGTCATAAGTAAATCCTCTTACAGCAGTATTTCCAAAACCAGAAGTTCTTAATGTCCATATAACATTATCACTAGAAGCACAAATTATTCCATTATTAAATCCAAAATAATCCTGGCATCCAACTAAACTATAAGACCCCACAGATTGTGTAGCTAAAAAAGTTGGGTTTGCAGACCCAAAAGGAGTTGTTCTAGCAACCCAAGAAATTCCATCTGTTGAAGCTTGTAATGTAAATCCTGTTCCTAATTGAGATAATATATCTTGTCGTGAAGCAATAACAGTTGCTCCATTTCCACCTTGCATCCAAATATTATTTCCATATGCAGTTGTATTAATTGTAGATGATCCAAAACCAGAAGTTCTAATTACCCAAACAATGCTATCAGTCGAAGTTAATGAAACAGAAGATCCAGAAATAACAAAAACACCACTATTATATTCAAGTGAAGTAACAGTATTAGTTGATAATCCCGATACAGTTCTAAGAACCCAAGCAATTGCGTCTGTAGATGATCTTACTAATCCATTCACTCCCCCAATTACATATTTGTTTGAAGATTGATCTCCAGCATAAACAACTTGAGTAATTCCAGTCGCTCCAAATCCAGAAGTTCTAAACGTCCATGCAATTCCATCAGTAGATGATCTTAAAGTTGCAGCAGGTCCAACTGCAAGGAAATTAACCGCAGGAAGAGCACCATATGCAAGATTATTAATTGCACTGGTTCCAAATCCAGAAGTTCTAAAGGTCCAGTTAATTGTATCTGTAGAGAATGATAAATCTCCAGTAATTGATGCTGCATAGTAATTACTATTCAAGAACGCAACAGCAGTAATTGCACTTGTTCCAAATCCAATAGTTCTAATAAACCAACTAATATTATCAGTAGAAGACGCTAAAATTCCACCAGCTCCCAAATAATTAGTAAATCCACCAAGTGTATACCCAGAACCACTTGCAATTGGTCGATAAGCAGAAGCAGAAACACCTTGTATATTTGAACATGTTGTTCTTAAAACCCAATAAATGGAATCGGATGAAGTTGCAATTAATGCTCCTGCACCCACACCATTTAATCTACTTGTAGTTGAAGATTGAACAAAACCATTTTGAGATCCAGATACGTGCAATTCATTGGCATAAGCAAGAGTTAAAAATCCATTAGCAGTAGTGCTTGTTCTAAATATCCAACTAATTGTATCTGTTGAAGTTTTAACTGTTCCATTTGGTCCACCAATTACATAACTATTAGAAATAGAATCAAAAGAAATAGTGCTAACACTTGTAGTTCCAAATCCAGTTGTTCTTAATGTCCAGGCAATCGCATCTGTTGAAACACTTAAAGCGCCAGAAGTTCCACCAGTAACATATCCATAAGTTGAATTGCTATAAATTAAGCTTAAAAATCCTGATGGTGCTGTACCAGCAGTTCTAAATGTCCATGCAATTCCATCTGTAGAAGACCTAGTTGTTCCGTTATTACCAACGGCAACAAATTTTTCTGATGTTGCATTACTAAATGTAACAGCTCCAATTGAAGTTGATCCAAATCCAGAAGTTCTAAATGTCCATGCAATAGTATCTGTTGAAGTTTTAATTGATGCCCCACCACATATAATATAAGTATGGGTACTATTAACAAATCCATATGCTAAAGAATAAACTTGACTAGTTCCAAATCCAGCAGTTCTTAAAGACCAACGAATACCATCACTAGAAGATGAAATTTGCCCAGTAGATCCACCATAAACATATGGAAATGGTGAACCAGAAGCATATAATAAAGCAGTTATAGAAGTTGATGCTGTTGATGATGTCCTTAAAACCCAATTAATAGTATTTGTAGAAACTGAAATCGTTCCAGATGCACCACCTAAAATAAAATTACTGCCGTCGTAAGTTGAGCAGTTAACATTTTCTGTAGCTCCAAATACTGCAGTTCTTAAGTTCCATGATGTATTATTGGATAATCCAACAGCAACAAATTCATTTGTAGAAGAATAATAAGAACTGCCGAATATACCAGTAGATCCAAATCCACTTGTAGTTCTAAAAGTCCACATTGTAGAACCATAAGATGTAATCAAATATTCGGATGATAAAGAAGACCAAGCAGATCCTTGAGGAGTAAAAGATCCAAATGCAACTGCGGTTGTTCTAATAATCCATATGATTGAATCTGACGAAGAAGCAACTTGATATGGGGAAATATTTCCAGTAGCAGCAACATATTTGTCACTTGCAGACGGTGCAGTTGAACCATAACTTAATGTATAAACTTGAGCATTTGCTACATTAAATGGAGTTGTTCTTAAACTCCAAACTCTACTTACTGTTGATCCTCCGATTAAAAATTCTCCACCATTTAATGAAGACCATACTAAAGTACTAATTGCACTAGTTCCAAATCCAGAAGTTCTTTGAATCCAAACTACACCATCAGTTGATCCTGCAACAGAACCTTGAGATCCAAAAGCAGCTAAGTTACTTATCGTAGATGATGTTCTAAAATTGTAAACTATAGAAGAAATCGCACTAGTTCCAAATCCAGAAGTTCTAAATGTCCAAGTTGTTGTTGGTGTAAATCCTCCAATTAAATATTCACCTTGATTAGATTCTCCACCAAAAGAAGACCAAGTAGCAGAATCAATTCTTGTTGTTCCAAAACCACAAGTTCTTAAAACCCAACGAATACCATCAGTTGATCCACCAACAAATCCATTAGTTCCAGCAGATATAAAATTACTAATAGTTGAAGATGTTTTATTATTATTTGCTAAGTCCCATATGTGAGTTGTTCCAAATCCTGCGGTTCTTAAAGTCCAAAGAGTTGAAATTGTAGTAGCAGCAGCAGCTAAAAATTCTCCATTATTAAAAGAAGAATATGTTATAGTTGCAATAGAACTTGTCCCAAAACCAGAAGTTCTTAAAGACCATGCAATTGTATCTGTAGAAGATCTTAATGATCCCCCACTATAAGCATTAACAAAAAGATTAGGTGGAGAAAGAGTAGCTTTATTAGTATATGCAATTTGATTAACTTGTTGTGTTGTAACCGCAGTTCTTAAGATCCAAGTTGTTACGTTTCCAGAAAATCCACCAATTAAATATTCACCATTAAAATATGTTAGAGATGATATGGTGGTAGAACCAAATCCAGTTGCAGCAGGAGAAACCCATGCTATTGAGTCTGTAGATCCATATATAGAAGCACCAGTAACATAAGCAAAATTAGGAATTGTTGAAGAAGATTGATTATTAAATGTTACTAAATTAATCGCTGTTGCAACTCCAGATGTTCTTGCAGTCCAAGTTGTTGATGCTGTTGCATTACCACACAACAAATATTCATTGCTGAGTGTAGAATAAGTTAATCCTCCACTAGATCCAGATCCACCAACAGTGGTTCTTGCAAACCAAACAATTGCGTCAGTTGAAGATCCTAACCCATTTATTGTTGGACTAAGATAGACAAAATTACCATCAGTACTTGAATTTAAATTATTAGAAGTTACATAATTAATTACTGTGCTGCCTAAAGTTTGAACAGAAGTTCTTAAAGTCCAAACAGTAAGTGGTTGTAAAGTGCCACCTATTAAAAATTCATTAGAATTATAAGTAGCACCAGAAATAGAAGTAGAACCAAACCCAGAAGTTCTTAATTGCCAAATAACAGTATCAGTAGATGAAGCTAAAGTAGCACCAGCACCTCCAGCAATATAAGTTGTAATTCCACTTGATGGACTACCATTAGATGCTACTGCAATAATACTATTTGTAGAGAATATGGTTGTAGTTCTTACATACCATGTTACATCTGTAGCATAACCACCTATTAAATATTCACCAACTTCTCCATTAAATGTTGAATATGTTAAACTAGTTACTGATGTTGATCCAAAACCAGAAGTTCTTAAAATCCAATTTACCCCATCAGTAGATCCACCAACAGTTCCAGAAAGTCCAGAAAATACAAAATTACTATTAGTACTTGAATTTAAATTGTTAGACGCAACATTTAAAATATTGTTTGCATAATTAGCAGCAGTTCTTAAAGTCCAAACGGTAAGTGGTTGTAAAGTTCCACCTATTAAATATTCACCATAATTGTAAGTAAGACCAGTAATAGCAGTTGATCCAAACCCAGAAGTTCTTAATTCCCAAATAGTTCCATCAGTTGATGAAGTTAGAGTGGCACCTGCTCCACCCGCAACATAAGTTGTAATTCCACTTAATGGACTGCCATTGGATGTTAAAAAAGAAATAGAAGTAGAACCAAATCCAGAAGTTCTTAAAGACCATATAAAATAAGTTGCAGTACCACCTATTAAAAATTCTTTATTATTGTATGGCGAATACGCTAATCCAGAAACATTTGTTGATCCAAATCCAGAAGTTCTAAAAGACCAAGCAATAGTATCAGTAGAAGACCTTAGTGGACCGCCTCCAGTACCAGGACCTGCAGCAACATAATAACTTGTATTACTTTCAAATAAATTTCCAGATGATAATAAAGTAATACTAGAAGATCCAAATCCAGAAGTTCTTAAAATCCAATCAAAAGTATTACCATACCCAATCATGTAGTAAGGATTTAAATATCCAATGGCAGAAACTCCATATGTTTCAAGTCCAGAAGTTCTTAATTCCCACTGAATACCATCAGAAGAATTAGAAACGACTCCAGAAGAACTTACAGCAAGATATTTGTATGTTGATCCAAAAATAAGACCAGTGATTGCAGAAGAACCAAAACCACTTGCTGTTCTAAAAGTCCAAGCGATACCATCACTAGATGATTTTAATGTTCCACCAGTTCCAGCAATCAAATAACCTTCAGTTAATCCAGATCCATAAACCATGGATTGAATAAGACTGCTTCCAAATCCAGATGTTCTGAAAGTCCAAGATACAGAATCTGTAGATGATCTTAATGTCCCACCGCTAGTTCCAGGACCAGATGCAAGATATAATGAATTTCCATATAAAAGATTATTAATTGCGCTACTTCCAAAACCAGAAGTTCTAAAAGACCATCCATTAAATCCTGAAGATATTGCCCCACCACCAGAACCACCAGATCCGTGTTTTCCACCATAATATAATGGATCAATTCCAGAACTACCATTTCCTCCAGATGAACTTCCCCCAGATATTAAATAAGTATTATTAAATGCATAAGCAGTTACACTTCCACCAGAAACACCAGATTGTGTGCCATAAGATCCTCCACCACCACCAGAAGGGACTACCGTTTGACTTACATTTTCACCACTTCCAATCGCAGATCCAGATCCACCATCACCTCCAGTATAACCAACAGTATAATTATAAGTTACAGAAGCTCCCCCAGGACCTTTGGTTGATCCAGAAGCTGCAGATCCACCAGCAGCATTAACAGAATAAGTAGTAGTTCCACTAGTTGAGTTTCCAGTCCAAGAAACTGTAGATGCATATCCAGCGGTTGGAGTTGTTCCCCCAGTTCCTCCTTTACCAACATCAACTGTAAATGTAGTTTCAGAAGATGCTATTTCAGAACGTCTAATTTCAAATTTAGCATATATACCACCACCACCACCTCCACCAGATGCACCACCAGTTGCAGTTTGCCCACCACCACCAGCACCAACTAATTCAATTGTAAAAAACGATGCTGCAGGGGGAATGTAAAAAGTACTACTACCAATAGAAGTAAATTCTTGGTATCCTTTATATGTATTAGAACTTGAAGAAGAAAATCTAGAATCAACTGATTCCCAACTAGCAGTAACTATACCAACACTTGCAGAATCAATAACTAAGAAAGAATCCTGCACTGGATATGGTCTTGCAATTAAATCAACATAACGTCGGTTAACTGCATCATCTGAATTTAATATTGAAGAACTTACACCCGTAACTTTATTGCTATCTAATGAAGCCATTTAATTACTTTTACCGTAAAAATATTTATCAGAACCAAGTGACCCTAACAAAACCATTTCCACCATTTCCACCTGTTCCAAACCCAGATACAACACTTCCACCTCCTCCACCACCACTTCCGCGACTACCTTGTCCTCCTGCTCCAGCACCACTAGTATTAACAGCACCTCCTCCCCCACCACCATATCCATAATTAATTCCATCTATTGCGGTGGAAGAAGTTCCATTAGCATTTCCAGAACCACCAGATGCCGCTAGTGTATTTCCATACAAACTTATAGATCCTCCTGATCCACCAGTATAAGAAGTAGAAGTAGTGGATCTTGCACCTGAACCTCCACCAGTTGCTTGATATGAATTACTTTGTGCAGTAGCAGAACTACCAGTTCCATCTGTAGCTCTTCCAGAAGCTCCAGCAAGTCCCACAGTAGTGTAGTGCCTACCAGTTTGAAATCCTTGAGATAATGCAGCAACTCCAGAAGAACCAGCGCCCAATGAAGTTAGAGTTACAACTCCAACTGTATTGTTTGAAGTAAATGAAACTGTAGAAGCAACTCCTGCAGATCCAGATTGTCCATCAGAAATTCCACCTGTTCCACCAGAACCAACTATAATTGTTAAATCGGAATTAATTAAATTAGTTGGTATATACCAACTAGTATAAGATCCAGATCCACCACCATGTCCAGAAGTTCCATTACTAGCACCAGATCCACCTCCGCCACCTCCTCCCATTATTTCAATAAACAAAATATTAGATCCAGAATAAACTGTAAAAGTTTGCTGTCCTACAGAAGTAAATTCTTGACTGTTTGATATATAATTCCATGATTGTGATATTCCATCAGTAGAATATAAATATTTTCCACTATTTCCAGTTACAGATGGTATTGGAACAACTTGATCAACATATTGTTTATTGACAACTTCAGTTAATTCAAAAACATTTGTTGTTATTCCAGATATTTTGTTAGAATGTGCGGTTGTCATGTCTTATCCTCTCCACATTATCATTACATATCCAGCACCGCCATTTCCACCATTTCCAGATGCTTGACTTCCAAAAACAGAATTTCCTTGTCCTCCTCCTCCGCCGCCGCCGCCACCACCACGAGTACCAACTCCTCCAGGAGTTCCACTAGCTTGAGAACCTGGTCCTCCTGAACCACCATATCCATATGATAATCCAGTGATTGCAGTAGAAGCTCTAGACGTAGTTGTTGTTTGATAAGTATTATTGTATACATATATTGCTCCACCAACTCCCTGTACATAATCAGATCCAGCATTTGATCCTCCCCCACCTCCACCAGTACACTGATATCTTGAACTCATATTAGTTCCATTACCAGCAGTTTGTATATTTGGTGCGGAAATTCTTGCGCCTCTACCACCAGCAGTTCCAGCAGTGGCCCAAACATAGTTAGGATCAGTGGTAATTACTCCACCAGGACCACCAGCGCCACCTACAGATGGAGCAGTATTGCCTCCAATTCCAGCACCTCCACCAGATCCACCAGGAGCTGTTAGTGTATAAGTATATCCCCCAGTTCCAGTCCAAGAAACTGTCGTAGATCCTCCTGCAGTTCCTACAGTTCCACTTGAACCTGCTGCTGGTGATCCAGGTCCACCAGGTCCACCCGCACCAACAGTAATATCTATTGTAGATCCTGTTATATTAGATCTGGGAATTATCCACATTGCAGAAGATCCTCCTCCGCCGCCACCTCCACCAGAATCATATCCATAAAATCCACTTGGTCCACTACCTCCACCACCTCCGCCACCTCCACCGCCAGTTAAAATAAAAGTAAATTCTTTAGCTTGAGTAGGTATTGTGAAGGTTGAACTTCCAGAAGTTGTATATTGAATATATGAAGTAATTCCAACCCAAGAGTTTGTAGATCCATCTGTATAAAGAAATTCATAAATTTCAGTGCTAGTTGGAGTTGTTATAGTATTCATACCGTCTACATGTTCTTTGTAGACTGCATCATAAGAATCAACTGTAGTTGTTATACCACTAATATGAGTATTACCTATACTTACTGGCATTTTTTTATTTACTATCTATTTTTAAGTTAAGTTCTTTAATTGCTTCAATCAATAAAGCAACCAAATTAGAATATGCAACTGATTTAACTTCATAATTTTCTGTTTTTTTCTTAGGGTACACTACATCAGGAACAATCTTTTCAATTTCTTGAGCTATAAGTCCTATTTGATGATCTCCACTATCTGTGCGATCAAATTCGACTCCACGTAACATTAGAACTTTATCTAAAGCATTTTCTATAGTTTTAACATTTATTTTTAATATTTCATCGGAATTTGCCGTTAATGTTCCACCAGCAACAAGATTTCCTGTCGATGGATTAAATGTAAGTTTTGTTGATGATACATAAGCAGTTTGTGCAGCTCCAGCAGTAACAGAAAGAATACCGACATACCAATTTGAATTTGTAGTTGTATCATCATATATTGTTACAGATCCGCTAGCATTTATGTTTGATAATTTAGATCCATCACCATAATAAGAAGTTGCACTAACAATTCCCAAAGAACCATAGAATGTAATTGCAGAACCAACTTGCATTACTTGAGTTGTTTTATCAAATGTTAAATTTGCAGATGCTCCAGCAGAATTATTATCATTAAATATAATTTGCTTATCAGATCCAGCAACAGGTCCTATTGTTCCCTGCAAACCTTGAAGTCCTTGTGTTCCCTGAACACCTTGAAGTCCTTGGGTTCCCTGAATTCCTTGAAGTCCTTGAGTTCCTTGAACACCCTGATCACCCTGGAGTCCTTGGGTTCCCTGAACTCCCTGCAATCCTTGTATTCCCTGATCACCCTGGAGTCCTTGTGTTCCTTGAACTCCCTGATCACCCTGGAGTCCTTGGGTTCCCTGAACACCTTGAAGTCCTTGAACTCCCTGTAAACCTTGTGTTCCCTGAACTCCCTGCAATCCTTGTGTTCCTTGAACTCCTTGGACACCTTGAAGTCCTTGAGTGCCTTGAACACCTTGGAGTCCTTGTGTTCCTTGAACTCCCTGATCACCCTGGAGTCCTTGTGTTCCTTGAACTCCCTGTAAACCTTGAGTACCTTGAACACCTTGAAGTCCTTGGGTTCCTTGTGTTCCTTGAACTCCCTGTAAACCTTGAGTACCTTGAACACCTTGAAGTCCTTGGGTTCCTTGTGTTCCTTGAACTCCCTGTAAACCTTGAGTACCTTGAACACCTTGAAGTCCTTGGGTTCCTTGAACACCTTGATCACCTTGAAGTCCTTGGATTCCTTGAACTCCCTGCAATCCTTGAGTTCCTTGAGTTCCTTGAGTTCCTTGTGTTCCTTGTAAACCTTGGGTTCCTTGAACTCCTTGGACACCTTGAAGTCCTTGAGTGCCTTGAACACCTTGGAGTCCTTGTGTTCCTTGAACTCCCTGATCACCCTGGAGTCCTTGAGTGCCTTGAGTCCCCTGCAAACCTTGAGTTCCCTGAACTCCTTGAAGTCCTTGAGTACCTTGAGTACCTTGATCACCTTGAAGTCCTTGAAGTCCTTGAAGTCCTTGAGTACCTTGAACTCCCTGCAATCCTTGAGTTCCTTGAGTTCCTTGAACACCTTGGAGTCCTTGAGTACCTTGAACTCCCTGCAATCCTTGAGTTCCTTGAGTTCCTTGGAGTCCTTGAGTACCTTGAACTCCTTGTAAACCTTGAAGTCCTTGTGTTCCCTGAACACCTTGAAGTCCTTGTGTTCCTTGAACTCCCTGTAAACCTTGAGTACCTTGAAATCCATCAACACCTATAACACCATCTTGCCCACGAAGACCTTGTAATCCTTGTAACCCAGCAGCATAAGGAGTAGTCCAAGAAACTCCAGCGCCAGTAGAAATAAGAACTGATCCAGCAGCGCCTACATTATTATAAATGTCCTTTAATGTAGAATTCAGTTCAATAGGACCTTCAAAAAGGAAGTTTCCAGTACCATCAATTTGTGCTCTTACTGCAGCAGAACTAGCATCAACAAAACGAAGACTTGGTGTTGATGTATTGCCATAAACATCAATATACCAAGAAGTAGCATTATCAGTTGCTCTACCAAAACTTAACTGACCACCTTCACTACCCGTATCAACTCTACCTGCTTTGATTTCTCCACCATTAAAGTTAAGAGATGTATCACTAACTTGCATTCCACCAGCAGCAAGCCTTACACCATTAGGAATTGTTAAAGTTCCAATACCAAGAGCATAGTTAAATGCCCAAGCATCAGTGTTCAATCCAGTGAAAGTACCAGACTTGAACCACATTAATTGCTTATAAGTATCTGGAGTTATTTCTCCACCAGAATTAAAATTAACTAATGGACTACCTTCAGTGGATGCAATCGCAATACCACCAGTGTTTGCAGTGGTATCTGTAGAAACATCATTACCAAATGCATCTGTTATTACACCAACTACAATATCCTTATCTTTGATTCTAAGTTCATTAGATACAATATATGATGATGTACCTCCGATAGTAATATTACCACCAACATAAAGATTAGATCCATCAAAAGTTAAATTACCAGAACCAGTAGGATTGTTGGAGCCATCTTTATAAACAATTTGATTGGCAGATCCTGCTACAGGTCCAGTTTGTCCTTGAACTCCCTGTAAACCTTGTGTTCCTTGAACTCCCTGCAATCCTTGTGTTCCCTGAACACCTTGAACTCCTTGTAAACCTTGAGTACCTTGAACACCTTGAAGTCCTTGAGTACCTTGAGTACCTTGTAAACCTTGGGTTCCTTGAACTCCTTGTAGTCCTTGGATGCCCTGAACACCCTGAACACCTTGAAGTCCTTGTGCTCCTTGTGTTCCTTGTAAACCTTGGGTTCCTTGAACTCCTTGAAGTCCTTGAGTACCTTGAACTCCTTGAAGTCCTTGGGTGCCTTGAACACCCTGAACACCTTGAAGTCCTTGTGCTCCTTGTGTTCCTTGTAAACCTTGGGTTCCTTGTACTCCTTGATCTCCTTGAAGTCCTTGAGTGCCTTGAGTCCCCTGCAAACCTTGAGTTCCCTGAACTCCTTGAAGTCCTTGAGTACCTTGAGTACCTTGATCACCTTGAAG